GAGGCGGTAGCGACCGGCTGCGTCTTCCCACCAGCGGACGACGATCGTGCCGCTGTCGCCCGCGGTGGCCGTGCCGCTGTCGCCCGCGGTGGCCGTGCCGCTGTAGCCCGCGGTGGCCGTGCCGCTGTCGCCCGCGGTGGCCGTGCCGCAGGAGCCCGCGGTGGCCGTGCCGCAGGAGCCCGCGGTGGCCGTGCCGCAGGAGCCCGCGGTGGCCGTGCCGTAGGAGCCCGCGGTGGCCGTGCCGTAGTGCACACTGTGAGTAGGAGCCCGATCCGCCAGCCACTGCGCCGCTTCAGCCAGTGTCCCGGTGAACACGACCTCACACCGCGGAGCCTTGTATTTGCCTCCGCCGTCCTCGGTCACCTCGACCATATCCGCCGCCGCAACCTCGACCACCTGTCCAACGCAGTCCGAGTCGGTGCAGAGCAGTTCAGCGCGGCCCTCACCCCAGAGAAGGAAGTGGAGTCCGCCTCCGCACTTCGGCTTCGGGTTCCAGTCCGCGCACTCGACCGGGCCAAGCGCGGGCCAGATAAAATCGGATGAGACCGAGTGACAGCCGCGGATCGTGCCGTCGGCGTGACGTCGCGACGTGCGGAGTCCGAGGACGTAGCCCGGGCGCGGGTAAGTGCGGGGCGCGTCGACAGGAGCCGTAACCTTGCGGGATGCTGGCTTCTTCTTCGCTGGTTTGCGGGTCGTCTTCCTGGTGGTCTTCTTGGTCTGTTTCACTTCAGTTCTCCCTCAGTTGTTCGCGCGCACTGATCAGCCTCATGCAAGTCTCACAGCACATCAGCCCGCCCACGTTCCTCCGATAGCTCCCGCGCTTCGGCAGATGCCCGCAGACCGCGCAGCGGTTGGCGACGTCGCGAACGGTCCAGACGCGGGCGGCGGGAGGACCGTAAGGATGAGACCACCAGCGTTCGATGTGACCGCGGGGTAGGGTAGGAGGCTGGGTGAACGGGTTGAGGTAGAGCATCAGGCGGCCCTCCAGCTCGGCGGCGGCGCCTCGATCTCTCTCGCCGGCAGAGCTAGCCGCACGCCGGTTGGCTCACCCTCCGTGTCCACGGTCTCGGGATCGATCTCACGCGCGGCCGTGTCGTGGCAGGCGACGCATCGGCGCATCAGCATGTCTGGCTCGCCCGGGATACGCGCCACGCCTACCTCGGGCATTGCCTCCCACCGCTGCACGAGACCACAGCGACGACAGGCGTGCCACTCGTCCGGAACAGTGAGATCCGACTGTGCAGACATCGGGGCGGCGACAGGCGCCAGCACCTCGACGGTCGTTCGCTCAACAACGACCCGGAGTATGGGGGTCCAGCTGGGCTTGGTTGCCATAGACCAAGCTGTAGCAAGGTCGCTACACGTAGTCAACTAGCTACAGTCGTTTTGGTCGCACCTTATCCTACATGACCAGCCGGTCGCCCGTGGCTATGTAGTTCTACGTACTACCGTCTACCCGCTTTTCGGCGCATCGGGACCACGTTGGCTGGTGGGGCCGGGGGCCTAATCTTCCTGCGGCCCTTCGGCTGCGGCTTGAGCGGCCTCGGTTCTACCGGCCACGAGGTGATGGGCGCTTTGCCTTTCGCTTCCATCAGCCAATCAGCGGTGGTATTTAGGGCATTTGCCACCCGTCTGGCCATGGCCCAGGTGGGCTGGCGTTTCTGTTCGTAGATCCATCTTCGCAACGTCGCGTTGGGCAGCTTGTTGTCCGCCTCGACCGAGCGCATAGAAGGAAGGGTTCCATTGGAGTCGCGGGGTAGGCATTGGTAGGCCCACCACACACGTTCGAACAGTGACTCTCTAGTCCAGTCGCGGTTCATGGGCTGATTGTAGCTATCTAGCTACCGTTTTGGGCGGGAACAGGGAGGGTCTGGGTGGAAATGCTGTAGCCGCTTGACTACGTGTAGCCAGTCTGCTACGCCTGGAAAGCGATGGCAGACAGGATTGTCTTGACAGAGTCCAGCATGGCGCTTTCCGCGTTCCTGAAGAGGGACAGCGACGAAGCGAAGGCGCTTAAGAAGAAGGTCCATTGGACACAGCTCTGGCGGTACAAGACCGGGCGTAGGCGACCCGACCACAAGACGGCGCACCTGCTCGCTGAGATAACAGGCGGAGTCGTTTCTGATGCTGGATGGTGGATTGAGGTTGGCGACGACAGCGGAAAGCTGGGCGCCGCCGAGTAGCGACAGGTGCGCCTCGTGCCCGGTATGAGCGGAAGGATCGGTATGGAGAAGGACAGGCAGAAGAGTGAAGCGCGCAGCGACGTGAGCCGCTTCCGCGTCGGCCAGATCGTCCTCGTTCCATGCGAGATCCTAGCGGTCGACGCCGATGATGAAATGTACCCGGTCAAGATCGCGCTACCCGACGGCGTGATCTCGGGACGCGACGCGCGCTGGCTGCACATCCGCGACCTGCCAGCGATCAAGGAGCAGCGCAAGTGACCCCCGACCCCGCCGTCCTCACCAGCGCGATCCGCCGAATCCTTGGTGCCGTCGCTGGTCCCGTCACGGACGAGAAACTCTGCCGCCTGCTGGACGTGGACATGCGGGACGGCGAGCACGTTCGCACGCTGTCGCTGACGCTGGTCGGCCTCGAGTTTGCGGGCGTGCTCCGCCGGACGCGAGCCGGGTATGAGCTGGTGGGCTCCGTGGTGGAAGCCACCTCCGAGGTCGCGCTGTGATGGCTATGCACATGGCGGGCAAGGTGAGCACGACCGTTGGCGCGTCAAGGCCGAACGGGCGATCAAGGACGGGCGTTCAGGAGTAGATCGATGCCTCGACCCAAGAAACTCAGCCTACCCGCGATCGAAGTCCTCGCCTCGATGGCATTCGATGGCAACGCCGCGCGGATTACCGGCGGGCAACTCGACCGCAAGCTGTACGTCGAAGTCAACGCAGCACTCGAAGCGCTGGGCGGCAAATGGAATCGCAAGGCTGGCGCCCACCTGTTCGACGGCGACCCAGCGAACGCGATCGACCAGGTAGTGGTCGACGGAGAATTCTCGGACGCCAAGCGGGACTTCGAGTTGTTCGAGACGCCGCCCGAACTGGCTGCGCGAATCGTGGAAGTTGCCGGGATCGAGCCTTGGGATCTGGTCCTGGAACCTTCGGCTGGACGCGGCGCGTTGGTTGACGCGGTCTACAATTCGGAACCGACAGCGCGCGTCTTCGCGGTCGAGGTACAGCCCGACTTGGCGAAGAAGCTCGCCGAATCCTACGCGAAGCGAGAGCCGCGCTTGATTGCGCACTGTGGAGACTTCCTAGGCCTCGAGCCGGAACCGAAATACAACGCCGTCGTTATGAATCCACCGTTCTCGCGCCAACTTGACATCGACCACGTAACCCGTGCGCTTCAGTGGCTCGCGGCCGACGGGACGCTGGTGGCTATCATGTCGGCCGGCACGCTGTTTCGCCAGAATAGGAAAGCCGTCGAGTTCCGTGAGCTGGTCGAACGACACGACGGAACGATCGAGGCGTTGCCGCCCGGCACGTTCAAGTCCTCTGGCACCATGGTCAACACTGTACTGGTGGAGATGAGAGCATGACCAACATTGTTTTCCTAGTCAAAGACGAACAAGGCAAGACGCACCCGATGATCCTCGAGGAAGCGCGGGCTAACGGCTGGACGCACGAGCGAATCAGCGCCGGACATTGTGAACTCGTCATGGCGCCGAGGAAGGTCGGGTACGGGCAACTGGTTCCGTCAACGTATCCTGGAAGGAAGTGGTGATGCTTGCACCGATCGACTGGACGCCCTTACTAGCCCTCCTAGCCTGCGTCGCCGTCGCCCTCTCGACCGCATGGTGGCCGCGGGCATGGCGACTAGCGAGGCGATGGTGGCTAGTACGGCGAGCCGCGCTGGATCTATGCCGGTTCCAGGATCAGCAAGAGCTCGAGCTAGCGGAAGCACGCAGCCGCGCGGTCTACCGCGTGCGCGAGGCGATCGAACGGTCGCGGGCTAGACAGCGTCAGCAGGCCGCCGCGGACGCGGAGTTGGCGGACCCGTGGTTCGAGGATTGTCCGCCGACGAAGAGGAGCGGAACGAATGGCTGACTACATACCCACCGATCTCGACGACGCGCTGGACGAACTCGACCGGACAACAAGCGACGCCGACAAGGCTTTCGTCCGCATGGCGAAGAGTTCCGACGTGTTCCACCACGGGCCTGGCACTGGCCTCCGCAACAACTGGGGGCTCTGGCACAACTCGCGGTTGGCCAAGTGGTTCGAGTCGCGCGGCATCTTCCACGCGGACGACATGAGCGGGCTCATCCTCACAGCCTGGTTCTGTCGGCTACGTGGTGAGGTCTTCGACTTCGAGAAAGAGAAGCGGGTCTACCTGGATCACTGGAAGCGCATGGGCTGCGACGCCAGCGGGAGATCGATCGATGGCTGACCTATCTATAAGCCGCAACGAATTGGCGCGGCACATATTCGATGTAATCTTCACCCGTGGCCAAGGTAGCCTGTCGTGGTGGAGTTGCGTTGGTCCGGCCGAGGTTCAGGGAGACGTCACCTTGCTTCGGGATCAGGTGGTACAGTTCGCGATCGACTTTTCCGAACTGATCGACGACGCGAGTGAGCCACAGGAGAGAGAGATCGCGGCGTGCCTTGCGCTGAGCCGTATGGCTCACCAGTCCGGTGAACGGCAGATGCTTCTGAACCGCGTCTACCAACTGGAAGCGGAACTGGAGGAAGGATCTGTAGATGGCTGACCTACCCTTCGTCGGCGCATCGGCCGCGTACTCGGCGGGGTTCGATGCGATCGAGTGGAGGCCGAAGGTACGGAGTGCGCACGAGTTACCTCGAGGCACGCTAGTGCGGCATAAGATTCTTGGGCGTCTGATGTTTGTGGACCACTACGCCCGCAACGGGTACGTCATTTGTTCTTGGGAAGAGGATGGTGAGCGAGTCGACGGCCGCTTCAATCCGCGTAACCTAGAACTGGGCTTGCTGTCGGAGGCCTCCCGATGACCGACCGCGCGCCGGCCCGGGCGGGGGGTGGGCTCGCTTGTCAAGCTGAACGTCTGACGACCGTCCAGGCGGCCGAATACTTGGCCGTATCGGTGCCAACCTTGCGCCGCTGGACCAAGGCCGGACTCCCGGCTATCCGGAAGGGCCAGCGCTGGGTTCGCTACTCCCGCGCCGACCTTGACCGATGGCTCGTCGACCACAGGGTTGGAGAATCCGCAAGCCAACCGGAGCCGAGTCGTACTCCGTCGTCTGGTGGGATTCCGCGACGCGCCGAACTATTGAGCGAGGCACAGGCGAGCGAGATCCTGTCCGAGCTGCGGCGCGGGCCGCGCAAGTCTACTCCGAAGAGATCCGTGGGGAGCGCAAGCCGGGCCGGAGGCGCACATGCCTAGCCCCGCTGTCCACCAAGGGCGTCGGGGCCCTGTGGCTCAAGGATTCGCTCGGCCTGCTGGACGACAAGACCCTGGCTGTCTACTCGATGTACGTCGAGACGCATCTGGCCCCGGCCTTCCCGAGCCTGCTCGATGTGTCCCCGGCTACGGTGCGAACGTATCAGGTTGGACGGCTTGCCAAGGTCCAGGCGCAGACCGTCAAGCACGAGCTTTCGTGCCTACGGTGCCTCTGCCGGTGGGCGCACGAGCGGGGGCTCTTGGTGGACGAACCGGTGATCCCGAGCTTGCCCAAGCGAGCACTCGGGACCAAGCACGACAAGCGACGGAGGGTTGCTCCGGTGGCGTTGGACCCCGAGGAGATCGAGGCGTTTCTTGCGAAGCTTCCGGACCAGACGGAGAAACTCGGTCAGGTCAAGGCGCGGTTCGTGCTCCAGTACGAGATGGGACTGCGTCCGGCAACGCTCGATCGGCTCTCGGTGCCAGAGCACTGGAAGCGGGGGAGCGCTTGGCTGATGCTGACGCCGGCCAGCATGAAGGCGCGCAAGTCGCGCCGGAAGCCTCTCACCAAGCGAGCCCTGGAAGTACTCGAGGCGGTCGCTCCGAACTCCGGTCTGATCTTCGGCAAGCACGACTATCGAGACCACGTTGCTGCAGCGGCGACGGTACTGAAGGACAAGGCCAAGGCGTTCACGGCGGCGCACTTGCGATCGGCAGCCATCACCCACTTCATCGACCGGGGGGCTTCGCTGACGGCTGCCAAGGAATTTGCCGACCACGAGCGGGCAACAACGACGGACCGCTACACCAAATCCTCGGAGCAGACCCTGCTGGCAGAGCTGGCCAAACAGGGAAAGCTCTGAGGAAAGTCGGTGCGAGAGGCGGGAATCGAACCCGCACGGGAGTTACCCCACTAGCACCTCAAGCCGGTGGTCTTGACGAATTAGCCGTAGAATCCGACCAGGGAAGCGATCAGAAGCGGGCAGCATTTCCCAGCACTGATCGTCCAAACTCGGAAGGGTTTCCAAGTAGCGAACTCGGCCAGCCTCTCTCCCTCCGCTGCCCATCCTGCCGCCGCCTGCTCGACCTCCTGCACGCGGACGGCGGCTGGCTGGCGAATCTCGGGAGGACCGCGTGACCGAAGGCACTGTTGCTCAGGTCCTCGCTAACGAGGCCTCGTGGTCCGTCGTGACCGGTGACTGCGTCGAACTAGTCCGGCAGCTTCCGAATGGACTCGACTATGTGACCGACCCGCCATGGCCGAACGCTCCGGCTGGGATGTTCGACTGCGACCCGTGGGACGTGTGGTCCAGGCTGTGCGCGACTGAGCAGATCGCAACCGCGCGCCGACTCACGGTCTACATTGGACGCACCAGCGATCCTCGGTTCCTTGCGTGCGTGCCGCAGTCGTTGGGTTTCGTATGCGTCTGTTGGGTGGAATTCTGCCCGTGCTTCTACATGGGGCCAGTGCTCGGGGCTGGCAACATCATCTACGTGTTTGGCGAAAGAACACCGGGCACGGGATACCGGTGCATCCCTGGCAAATGCACGTCGCCCAACATCAAACGAGAACGTGAAGAGCAAGCCGCCGTGTCTCACCCGACGAATCGCGGTCTCACCGAGACGGACTGGATGATCCGATACACAACCAACCTAGGAAACGTCGTGGTCGATCCGTTCGCTGGATCCTCCAGTATCGGAGTGGCCTGCTTGCGGCTCGGTCGCCGTTACATCGGAATTGAGCTGAAGCCCGAGTGGGCCGAGGAATCCAAGCAGAGGCTGCGAGCCGAAGAGTCGATGACCACCATGGCCAAGTTGGCCGATGGACAGGGTTCGCTATGGCATTGATCGGCACCTACCTCGCGAACCTCGGCCTAGCCGATGCGGTCTGCAAGGAACTCGGGATCGCACTCTCAGGCGCGCTGTGTCCCGAGTGCCAACGGAAAGGGATCGAGTGATGGAGCATACGCCTATCCAGCAGGTGAACACGCACGTGGTTACGATCTACATGGCCGGAGATATCGACACGGCCAAACGATGGCTCCGTCGCGAATGCTACGAACGTGGCCTTTGTGTTACCGTGTATTCAACCGACTTCATCTACACGGGCGGAGAAGAGATCGGTTTCTGTGTCGGGTTCGTGAATTATCCAAGGTTCCCGTCGACGACGGAAGACCTATTTGCTCGCGCGAGACAAGTCGCGTGCTCCCTAATCGTGGAGTGCTGTCAAAGGTCTGCCTTGATAGTCGGGACGCATTCCACGGAATGGATATCTGGCACTCCTCCAGGAGCGAGGGCAGCGCCATGAGTGAACGACTGACGGCCGAACGCATATTTGATGTGTTGTGTGAAAGCGAATGGAACGAAGAGATCGTCATGGTCCAATCTGCGGCCAACGAGATCAACCAAGAACTAGATGCTCTCTATGCGCTGAAGGAACACATCGAAGAGTTTCTGGCTGAGACTGAAAAGGGAAACAGCACTGGGCGTATTACCCTCTTGGAGTTGTCCAACTCTCTTCGTTGTGCGCTTGGTCTGGAGTTGGTCAATGCCTGACCTATCCCGCATCGGTTCCAGCCGGGTCGTCGCCTCAGTAAGCGGCGGAAAGGACAGCGCGGCTATGTCGCTCTGGCTCCTAGAACAGGGCATCGAACATGATCGCGTGTTTTTGGATACCGGCTGGGAACATCCGTGCACCTACGACTACTTGCGCGGCCCGCTAGCCGAGGCGATCGGCCAAATCATCGAGCTTCGTGCGCCGCTTGTATTCGCCGATCTCTGCCGCAAGAAGGGCATGTTCCCGTGTAGAACCAAACGCTTCTGTACCCAGTTGCTCAAGGTCTTTCCGATGCAAGCCTATCTGAATGATCTGGTAGAACAGGGCCACGACTTGATCAACGCGGTAGGGATTCGGCACGGCGAGAGTCAGGCGCGGTCCCGGTTGACCGAGTGGGAGTGGAGCAACGGGTTCGACTGTGAAGTTTGGCGCCCGTTGATCGAGTGGTCCGAGCAGGACGTCATCGACTGCCACACCCGTCACGGGTTGGTTCCGAATCCTCTGTACCTTCGCGGGCACTCCAGAGTCGGGTGCTACCCTTGTGTTTTTGCCAGCAAGCGCGAACTGCGGCTGATCGCCGAGCATGACCCGTGGCGCATCGACGAGATTCGGGAGCTAGAAGCGGAGGTCAAGAAATTGTCCAAGTCTGGGCGGCCGTCAATGTTCAGCCTGCGTCGAGACGGTGTGCACCATGAGCAGGCCAGCATAGACGAAGTGCTAGAATGGGCGATAACATCGAGAGGCGGACGGCAGTTGGCGGTGTTCCAAGACCCACCCGACGCTGGCTGTATGCGGTGGGGACTGTGCGAGACGGAAGGGAGCCCAACGTAATGCCATCCCACCCCGCCCCGCGCGAACTTGGCAACGCGAACGCCAGCGAGATCCCGTGGCTATTCTGGTCACTCAGCGACGTCTCGCACCGTCAGGTCGTCGACCATCGCACGTACTTTGGTGCGCGACAGCTTGCCGAACGCGATCTCGGTCCGTGCGACGGCTGCCGACAATCGGAGTGGTCACCGGAACGCGAGGCACAGGCGCTGGCTGACCAACAGGATCGCGCCACCTACGCTCGCCTCTCCACTCTCCCGCGTCCGATCACGCTTGCGCAGGCGATGAAGTCGGTCAGGATGATTCCGGGCATGACAGCCGAGATGATGCAGGCTGTCGCGGTGGAGATCAGGGAGACAGAGCAACAACAGGAGAGAAAAGCATGATCAACATCAAAGGACTGGACAAGGCAGAGGTACTAGCAGCGCTTTACAACGCATCTCAACCGCTGGGCATGGGATTCCTGCACTACGACCCGAAGCCATGGACGGCCGAGGACGCGCGCGAATACATGGAGGAGTACGGAGGTCTGTACTTCGACTACGTCAAGGGACGAGTAATGAAGGTCGACTTGTCCCACAGCGACTTCGACGAGTGGGGATTCGACCGAGACAACGGACAGGGAGCGGCGGCTCGCGCCATCGATGCAATCCGACCAGCGGAGGCACAATCAGCATGAACTCGCCAATCAATCAGACCCACGAACAGTTACTCACCCGTGCCCGTGACCAACTCAGGGCTGCTGAAGCCGTACACCACCGCGAAGCCGCCCGACTTGCTCGCCTGACATCCGCCGTCAAGTCAGCCAACCGCGGATATTACTCGCCGAAGAAGTGGCGGAGCCTGGACGCGGCTACGGCTAGGGTCGCTGACGCGGCCAGCAAGGTGAACACAATCAGGATGCTGGTCGAGGAGCTGGCACAGTGACCCGCATCCTCCTCCTGGCCCTGCTGCTTGGCGGGTGCGACACTTGTCGCGAATCGGCCTTCACCGGTAGCACTTGGGATTCCGCGTGTCATCCGAAAGCCCGCGTTGAGCAAGTCGGCGACAAGCTGATCTGCCGCTGCCCAGCTTCGGGGAGCGCGAAGCCATGACGTTGCTTGTCTGGTTCGCACTCTGGTTCGTTGGCGCAGTGTTGACCTGGTTTGGGCTCGCGCTAGCGGTCAGGTATCGTCCTAATGAGACGCCGATGATCAAGCCCGGGGTAGCGACATTTACGTCCTGTGTATGGCCCGTCTATCTCGTGTACGTCGCATGGTTCTGGGCTTTCGCGGGCCTATTCGCAGCATGGAACCGTATTGCCAAGAGGAAGCCATGATCACCCGCCAATGGACCTTTGACGAACCCGCGATCTACGAAGGACGGCCGGTTCTCGTGACCGCCGGCCAGGACGCAAAGCACCCGCACACTTGTAGGGTCGCGCAAGGCGAGTACCTCTACGACGTGCCGGCGGACGAACTGTTGCCGACTAGCGCCGAGACTTCCGATACAGATCGTTGCCCTCCGCCCGAGCTCGACGAGACCGGAATGTACGTTGAGAACCCGGTGGCGAAGAACGCCGCCGAACGGGAGTCGGGAGATGGGTGATCTTTCAACCGGCAAGTACTGGACCCGTAGTTGGTCACCGTCAACCGGATGCTCGCCTATCGATGACCCTGACCAGCCGTGTGCTCACTGTTGGGCAACCGGACTGGTGAAGCTTCGGCCGCAAGCGACACGCGGAGCCGGGTTCACCCCGACGTTCCACCCGGAGTTGCTGTTGGTACCAGCGAGGTGGCGCACATCGCAAGTCGTGTTCGCAAGCATCATGGGTGACTGGTGCCACGAGGCATTCACGGACGGCCAAATCGGTCAACAACTTTCCGCGATGGCTTGTGCGCCCAAGAGCCAATTTCTGACTTGCACGAAACGACCAGAGCGATTGGTTTCCCTGTGGCGGCGCAAACAAGCATGGGGATTCACGGGTATGACGGCTCCCAACATTTGGTTGGGAACTACAATCTGGAACCAGCCCAGCGCGAATCGCAATATCGCGTACCTGTCAGCCGTCCCGGGCAAGCACTGGCTCAGCGTTGAACCGCTACTAGGACCGATCGACTCACTGAACCTCGACGGGATTGGCTGGGTAGCGGTCGGTTGTGAATCTGGTTCCGGCCACCGTCCATGCTGGCGCGTTTGGATCGAGAAGGTTGTTAGTCAGTGCCAGACTGCGGGCGTACCAGTGTGGGTCAAGGCAATCGAGGTTAGGGGCAAGGTGTCGCACAACATGAGCGAGTGGCCCGAGTGGGCACGGTTGAGGCAACTGCCGGCGGAACTCGAAGCGATTCTGCAACCGAAGGGAACGAGATGATTCACCCAGACGACAAGGTGCTCCTGATTGGCGCCGCGATGGTGATCGGACTGATCGCGATTCTGGCAATCGGCATCTTCACGATCAAAATCGTCCACGAGACCCACCCAGCCACCGCGTGCAGCTGCTCGGGCAAGCCATGACCGCCCGCAAGACGCCGCGATTGACCGCCATGTCGTCCGCGCAGGCTGTTGCCGAGGGTAGGCAGAGGAGGGCGGGATAGTGGACCAGTCGATCGAAGCCGTCCTGGCCGGAGAACGTCGCTGGGTTGTCGTGCATGGGGACTGCTTTGACGTCCTGCCGACGCTCCCGGAGAACAGTATCCCGGCATGTGTGACCGATGCGCCGTATTCGCTGGGTGCCCCGCCCGATCCGGAGAAGCTATTACGCGCTTGGCTCAACGGAGAAGACTACTCGACCGGCAGGGGCTTCATGTCTGCAAAATGGGACCAGTTGCCCGGTCCGAGGATTTGGAAAGCGGTCTTCAGGGTGCTCCGCCCGGGCGCGCATTGTCTCGTGTTTGCAGGGACGCGAACGGTCGGTCTGATGGATATGGCCCTTCGTCTCGCTGGCTTCGAGATCCGCGATCAGCTGGCATGGATCCAGGCGCAAGGGATGCCAAAGTCAGTCAACCTAGCGCGAGTGCTGGACGAAGCCGCGGGAGCCAAACCGAAAGTCATTGGACCCAAGGTCTACGCCGACGGAACGCCTGGCCATTGGAGCGCGTCCGACAAGTACGCCCAGGACGCGCACACGAAGGGACTTGACGGTGCCGTCAAACTGGCCACCGTGCCCACCACCGACCTGGCCAAGCGTTGGGACGGCTGGGGCACTGGCCTTCGTCCGTCAATCGAACCCGTGATCCTTTGCCGGAAGCCACTGGACGGAACGCTGGTAGAAAACGTGACCGCTCACGGAACTGGAGGAATCCATGTTGATGCTTGCCGGATCGCAACCGATTGGTCAGACCGTCCTGACTCATGGAAGCGGTCCGGGCATTCGGCGAAACCTGAGGCTGACAAGATCGCGGCACCACCCGGGATCGGGATCAACTGTCACGAGGCCGGGCGGTGGCCGCCTAACGTGCTGTTCAGCCATTCAGAATGCACAGCGGGCCAGTGCGCCGAGGACTGCCCGGTGGCGGAGTTGGATAGGCAGAGCGGAGAAAGCTGGTCCTTGGGCGGTCATACGATCCGAAAGCCTGGAGCGATCACAATGAACGGCGAGAACCCGATGGGTATGTATGGTGACCTGGAAACCGCCTCCCGCTTCTTCCCTTGCTTCCGCTACGAAGCTAAGGCGGCGAGACAGGATCGAGATCGTGGTCTGGAAGACTGGGACGAGACCACCGCGCTGGAAGCGGTCGGCCGTGATCCCGAGTCGGCTGGTGCGCAGAGTGGTCGTGCCGGCGCCGGTCGCACCGGTGGAGCACGTAACACACATCCGACCGTAAAGAGTACGGAGCTTATGCGCTGGCTGGTCAAGCTGGTGACGCCAGCTGACGGAATCTGCCTTGACCCATTCTGCGGTAGCGGTAGCACTGGTATTGCTGCTCTGCTCGAGGGTTTCCGCTTCATCGGTATCGAGCTGAACGACACCGAGAAGGAACCGTTCGTGCGGATCGCGCGCGCCCGCATGGAGCACGTCCTCGACGATCGACCGGTCGAAGAGAAGCGGCCGACGTTTGGCAAAGCCGCCCAAGGCCGCCTATTCTAACCCACTACCCAGGAGACCCCATGACACCCGAACCCAATCAACGCTGGATCCACGCATCACTACGCGACGACCGCTTCCGTATCGCGATCAACGCCGTGAACGGTAACACCGTCCACTACTCAACCACCGCCGGCATACCGCTGACAATGAAGATCGAGACGCTGCAAGAATTCTACAGACTGTCGGGCGTAACCGATTCAATGTGAAGGAGAAAACACATGCTGTCATACAAGAACGGAATCCAACTGACACCAGGCGAGGTCAACTGCCTCCTCGCCTTCACCGGTAAGGACCCTACGCGCGAACACCTGTGGGGGGCCTGCTTCCGAATCGAGGAATTCGAGATCGTTGCCTCATCTACCAACGGCCATGTTGCCGTCCAGGGAACCGAGTCGGGAAAGCACACACTTGACGCAGACGAATGGTTCATCAAGCGTCCTGATCTCGAGTTGCTCAAGGGAGTCTGCAAAGGCAATCACCTGGTATCAGTCCACCGGCTCGGATTCACCCTCCTGGAGTTCGACAAGGAAACCCTGGAGACCAGGGAACTGGGCGAGTTCACGTTCGACGAACCATCGACCCAACTTGCGCTGTTCCCAAGCAAAGGACTCGACGAGATCCTGAGCCGACAGAACGAGACGGCGCCGGTTATGCGCGGCATGTTCGCTGGATCGTACATGGCGCTGTTCCAGCACTTGGCCAACGCGGCGGGAACTTCTGGCGTGCACTTGAGCTACCCGGACGATCCAGCGGAATCCCTGCGAGCCGAAGCGTCGGAGCCGGGAGATAGCGGGACGACATGGAGGGCCGCGATCATGCCCATGCGTCAGGACGAACCGACCAAGTTCGAACCATCGGAGGATCCGCAGAACCCGGATCCGTTGACGCTGGAGACGACCGCTCCCACCGAAGCCACGGACTTGCGGGCGGTCGCGAAGGCCGAGAAGGCTGGGCGGGCGGGGAAGAAGTCCGGGCGGAAGAAGGCGGAGTAGGAGGAGAAAACATGGGACTCGAATCTGTATTGAGAACAGCACAGGAGAAGGCGGCGAAGCTGGTAGCGAACGCGAACCAGAACGAAGCTTTACTCCAAAATCTACGACACGATCTCGCCGCCGAGCGCGCCGCCCGCGAGAAGGCCGAACGGGAGAGGGATGAGGCGAGGGCGAAACAGACTTACCTCACCGGTGTCTCGCCGTTCATGTTCCCAGAGGCGAAACCGTTTCCGCGACCTAGTGTTGTCGCGGACGCCGCCGCGACTCGTCTCATTGGAGGGATCGAAATGGTTCCGCTATACGCCGCGCACGAGTGGAAGGTGCTCGCCGACCAGCGCGGGACGGACCTCGCCGCCGCCCGCGCCGGCATGACTCGCGCGACCGAGGAGCTGGCGGAGTCGGGTAGGCGGAACCAGGAGGCCAACAAGCGCATCGCCGAGCTCGAGGCGGCCGGGGCGAAGACGGCGCGGTGGCATGAGTTCCGCGAGGTGGCTACGGTAGGACTCGGACAATGGTCGGTCCGTGAGATACCGGCAGTCGACGGACTGGGGAACAACAGGCCAGCTCTTGTGGTTTGCCTGGAAGCCTTCACGCGGGAGCAGCTACGAGCGGCCAAGGCTCAAAACGATCTCGCCTCCGAATCCGCCCGCGCCGACGCCGAGAAGGCGAGGGCCGACAAGGCGGAGGGGGAAACGAAGACTTGGCAAGCTCGCCACGAAAACGCACAGGAAAACTGCGACACCGCGGTTAGGTGCGCACACGAGGCCCAGTCCGAGGTCACCCGCCTGACCGCCGAGGTCGAGCGCATGGGAGGTCTGTACGTGGTAGCCGATCGTGCGCGTGGGGACTTGACGCGCGAGGTCGAGCGGCTGACGGGCGAGCTGGCGGAGGCGAAGGCCGAGACGAAGCGTCTACTAGGACGGGTCGGCGAACTACACGGCGAACGCAACGCAGCCAGACACGAGGTCGACGAAGTGATCGAGCAGGTAAGAGCCGAACAGGCCGACGACGCCCGCCCCCCTGAGCCTGCCGCGCCGGTACCCGGTTACCCACTCGAAGGCTTCGTGCGCCAACCGCTTGGCACGGACCCGGAACGCGACGAGAAGGTGAAAGCGGCATGGCAGGGAAAGTCCCCCGCCCCGGTCGAGCCACCCGCTAGAAGCGAGTTGTTCAATCGTCTGGACCCGGACTGTTCATACGATACCGAAGACGATTTCGTGCACGACCTGCTAGAGCAATGCGACGCATTTCGGACGATCCTGGGCGAGGATCTCCCGGTAGTCGTGAGCCGTTCGTACTTGTTGAACAACCTGCAACGCAAGCCGAAAGCCCAGCCACAGCCGCCCGCCGTCCCGGTCGCGAGGGTCGAGCGGGTCGAGCAGGTCGAGATCGGTAGCGACACGCTGTACCCGACGGCCATCAACCACTACGAGCGCTACTTCAACAGAATCGCCCGCCGCGTCCGCACGCTCGAGTCGACGCTGAACCAAGTCATCGCGCTGGTCTCGGCCGGCGCGCGGAAGGGGGAGTGATGGCTGACGTCAATCCGACCTGGGCCGAGTTGCTTCCGATGTGGCTCACGGACCATGCCAAGAGGACCCGCAAACTCGGCGCCGAAGCCAGAGACGCTTACAAGAGCCTCACCGACAAGTCGACGCCCTATGCCAAGAGCATCAAGGGCCTGATCGAGGCACACGACGAAGCCGAGCAGGTCTATCGGCGACGGCAAGTAGACGCCGCGGCATGGGCCAAACTGTTCAACGAAGCAAGGGCCGCGGATGAAGCTAGAGCAGCGCGATCACAGCCCCCCACCGCGGGCGGCGAGGAGAGGGAAGATGGCTGAACGACGATACGTTCGCGTCCCGATCAACACGGTGAGCCACCGGCACTGCTCGGCGTTGTGCGTCTATGCCGCTCACGAAGACGGCCGCACCCGTTGCGAGCTGTTCGCTCTCTACCTGACGGCAGATGAATCGTTTCCGACGACACGCGCAGTGCGGTGCCGACCGTGCATGTTGCGCGAGGTTAGGGCGCCTAAGGTACCACCGCAAGTCGCGGCAGGACCGAAGCTCCGCGCCCCCAGCGCCGCGGCGAAGGGAGGCGGGAATGGCTGATCTAACCGGCATTGAGCTCCTAGAGCATCAGTTCAACGAGGCTGTCATCGAAGCTCACGAAGCCTACGAGGCATACCTGGGGGACGACGACGTTGCTCACGGCCTAGGCACAATGGCGTGGCACCAGTATCAGCAGGCTCGTAAACGGCTACTCGATGCAAAAGAGCGACTAGCCGCCTCCCGCGCGGCAAGGGACGGTGCGAGGTGAGCACCGAAACCTACGTGATCGAGCAACTCCGCGCGCGACTGGCCGAGGTCGAGGGGGAGCTCACCGCGGCGCGCGCTAGGCTCGAGGCGCTGAAGGAAACATGCTGGCGCGTCTTTGGGCAACTAGCCACCACGCGCGCCGACATAGAGAATGCCATCGCCGCCGCGACCTCGGGCGGGGAGAGGGAGGGGGAGCGTGGGTGACCTGCGCATCGTAGCCGCTCTGTACGTCGACCCGCGTGGGCCGTACCCCAAGATGCAGGGCGTCGAGTGCTGGGACGAGACGCGAGATGCGAGGCTCTACGCCGGGCCGTGGCCTGTCGTGGCGCATCCGCCGTGCGGACCGTGGGGGAGACTGAGGCACTTGTATCGGGGTACCCAGCACGATTGCGCACCCTTGGCGCTTGAGCAGGTCAGACGATGGGGAGGTGTCCTAGAGCACCCGGCTGGGTCGCTGCTATGGGACGAGATGAATCTACCGCGTCCGGGTGAACTCCCGGACCAATGGGGCGGACGAACCATCGAGGTATGTCAAGTCGATTGGGGACACCCGGCGAGAAAACGGACTTGGCTGTACCTGGTTCGTATCCCAACGCCGACTGAGTTTCCGGCATCGAGAGAGCCAACACACTGGATCAGCGGAGGCAGAGGCCGGGAAGGGAAGAAAGCGAAGACCACGCCAGTGCCACCAGGGATCCGAGTGGCATCGGAGCAAATGCGTCGCCGCACTCCGCCCGCGTTCGCCGAGTGGCTCGTGTCGCTGGCAAGGCAGGTGCGCCCATGACCCTACGCTCGCGGCTGCGGGAGCTATCCGATGAGCTGACGCGACGTGCCGATGCGGCATGGCTGCGGGCCGAGGATCTCGATTTGGCAAGAGCTCACCAGGGAGCAGCGAACCAGCGCGGGAGAGCGTGGGCATACCGTGACGCGCGAGCCGAGTTGCTGGCCGCCCTCACCGCCCCCGACGACGCGACCGAGGCGCTCAGGGGGCTGGTTGGTTCACTCAACAGCGACTGGACACGCAAACACACGCTGTCCCCTTGGCAGGTCGAGGCTCTAGACAAGGCCCTCTCCGCCCTCGACCGCGAACGGGGGGAGCGAGCATGACGATCCGCGAATTCGTGGCCACCGTTCGGGAGTACGTGGGCGAACTACCCGTTCACTTCGATTGGCAGCCTACGTGGGACGAGTTCGACATCACTGGGCTAAAGCTACACATGAAGGCGGCTACCGTAGGCGGCATCACCAGAACGGACATCTTTCGGCTTGTTGCTCTGGTCGAGATCGAAACCGCCAAGTTCGACATCGCTACGGAAACCGCCGAACAGATGTGGTTTGCCATTCGGAAGGCTTTCGATTCCGCATCGGACCGCGAACGGGGTGGGAAGTGACTCTCCCCCTCTTCCCGTCTCCTCCCGCTACCCGCCTCCGCGCGCGCAAGATCAGCTGCGACGGAATGTGCGGGCCGACGTGTCCGGAGCTCGAGTGGATCAATGACGCACCGTTCGCGCCCAGCTGCAAGCTGTTCGAGTCGGCGTTGGTGTCGAACGACGGGCGGGCAGTGAGGTGCAAGGCGTGCATACAGGAGAGTAACCGATGAGCTACATAGAGAACCCAAAGACCAAAGGAAGCGGAATCGTGTGTGCGATTCCTCAAACCGGTGTGTGTCCGGTCGGGTGTAAGGACTGCTTCTTCCAGTCGGGTCGTAGCTACCTGGAACCGCTCAACGAACACCTACCGAACGTCCCTCATTGGCTAGAGACTGTCGACCGAATCGTTAGGCTCAATGATGGCAACGATTCCAACGTGAACAGACATTCGGTTGAAGACGCGATCATAGACATGTGCCACGGGCTGACCGGTTACTCGCCCAAACACTTCTACAACACCAGCATTCCGAAGCTGGATTTTCCTAGTCCCGTCGTCTTGACAGTCAACCCGGCCGCCATGACCGACAAGCGGTGGCACAAGGTCGACCCGGTCCCGGATAACCTGATGTTCGTTAGGGTTCGGGCTAACGGCTGGAACGTGTGGATGGCCCGTGAGGTACTCGACTACTATGCCACACACAAGGTTCCGGTAGTACTAACGTTCATGGCCTATTACCATGAGGCGGAGTCCATCCCAGAGGCGTACCGGAAGGATTACACCTATCGAACGCGAACCCTCAACTCGTACTGGGTGATCACGCCAGAAGCATGGGATCGAATTGTGCGCGAGGTTGGTCCAAGTCCATGGCTTTACACTTGCGGGAAGGACGCGCACACGACAGGGTGTGCACGGTGCGGATGCTGTATCAGGGAGTACTTCGCGACCAGGGAAAGGATGCGGGCATGAGCGGAATCTACGTGGCCAGTAAAACCAAGCACGGTTCTCGGTGGCGCCGCTGCCGGATTGCCGGTGCTCCCATAATATCGACTTGGATCGACGAGTCGGATCCTGGAGAAACAGTAGACTGGCCGGACTTGTGGCGTCGGTGCGTCAAGGAAGCGTCCGAATGCGATACGCTGATCCTATACCTGCAACCAGGAGAGGCGCTGAAGGGTGCCCTGGTCGAGGTTGGCTGCGCACTCAGTCACGGAAAGCCTGTATTGTATGTTGGTCCGGATGACACCTACTCGGTGCTGAAACATACATTGGTTACACGGTGCACTAACCTTCGGGAAGCCTTCGATCGAGCTGGGTGGTCCGGATCATGATCTCCAACCGCACGACGCTCGCCCAGTTAGGACGGGGCGGGAAGGTGAAGCCGAAGCGCGGTCCGACCAAGGCTACACGTCAGGCCGCGTCAGCCAAGCATTCGGCCCTGGTCAAGATCATCCTACAACGGCTGGCATACGAGCCCGGGTTGAAGCTGTGGCCGCTACGTCAGTTCGCTGGGTCACCGCGCGTGGGAACACACCCAGTATTCTGGGGACTTGTCCAGGGTGCAAGCGACATACTCGGCTGCCTCGCCTTCAACGCTGTGCAAAGACACGAAACCGGATTCCTGAACCGAGTAGAGATCGGCCGGTTCTTTGCTCTCGAGGTCAAGACCGGGAAGGCGAAACAGAAGCCGGGACAGCGCGAATTCGAACGCGACGTTCGGGACGTTGGAGGATTCTACGCGGTGGTCCACAGTGTTGACGAGGCGTTGGCAGCGCTCGAACGGGCGAGAAGAGGAGAGACATCATGACTTGGAACCCAACCGAATGGACCCTTCGACGCAAAGGCCGAGTCGGCCGTGTGCGCAAGAGCGCGGACAAGCGCGGTGGCTACGACATGACGATCGTTGGCGGAATGACGATCGGAGTCGGTTCACGCAAGACCAAGGCGGCGGCAATTCGCTGGGTCGAGAGGGAGATCGGGAAACTGTGACCACTCCGCCCCAGTCCGCGCAGCCACCACCGGACGACCAGGTGCCTGAGGCGCCTCCCGAAACCGCGCCCTTGCCGCCACCACGGCCGACGGTGCGCCAATCGGTAGCCGACGTCTGGATCCTGGACGACGGCACCGACGATCCGCTGGTCTACCTCTCGCCCGAGTCGGCCTACTATGGGTTGGCCAGGGCGCTGATTGAGCGGGCGAGAACGAAGCCGGTCGTAGACCAGCACAGGAAGGCGAAGCGGTATGCGAGGTGGTTGCAGAGGAAAGGAACGGAGACGTGAATAGACTTCAATTCTGGTGGTTCTGCAACCGCACGAAACCGTCCTGGTCGTGGCTTGCGTGGCTGATCCGTGCTTGTCAGGGCGCCATTCTACGCAACGTCATCAGCGATTGGCTCTACAGCTGGCCCTATTCGGTCGACGGCTGCCAGATCGATATCTCTGGCGGCTGTCCTGTCCAGGGATTCGGAACCGTTGACGGCCATCCCTGCTACTTCAGGGCTCGCGGAGAAGGCTGGTCGTTCGAGGTGGCGCCGCTTGGAGTAGGCACGGAGATAGAGCCGCTATTCGAGACCGGAGACCGCTGCTACGTGTGGCCGGTCGGCGGCTGGATCGGGCAGGCCGAAGTGTGCCGGGTGCTTAGGATCGCGATCTCGAGGTGGAGGCAGAGAAGACAATGACCGCCTACACCATGTCCTGCTCTCGCTGGGACTGCATTGACTGCGGCGCGTGCCGGCCAAGGTTGCGTCTGGTCAGGCCTACAGTGGAGACAGAGAATACCGCTGTCTCGCCGCCCGATCGGTTGACCGAGGGCGAGGTTGGCGGTAGGGTGGATCAACATAGCGACGGCCCAGCCGATTCCGCGACTGAGCCGTCTTGCCAAGCCACGAAAGGACCGTGGACATGACCGACTCCAATGTAATTGCGCCCGAGTCACAGGACAAGGGTGAACAGGTGGGCAGCGCAGACGTGCCCTGGCGCGTCCTCTACTTCGGCCTTGGCGACCGCCAGTGGCTGAAAGCAAAGCCTAGCTCGGTCTACGACCCGTCCGGCTATCTCGACGCGATCCGTGCCTACGCCGGGCGCCGCCGTTGTCTGTTCCCGGGCGACTGCGTCAAGCTTCAGCATCGGACGGCAAGCGGACGGTGGAGGACGGAGTTGTCGGACTATAGGCCAAGGAAGAGGGCGGAGGAGGCGGGGAATGGCTGACAACCGCCCATCGAAGCTTCTTCGCCGGGCTCTCCGCATCCTGCGCGGTCTGACCTGCTCGCACCCGCGAATGCGTCCGGCGCCGTGTCACTACTGCGTGGCGTCTGGTCGACGGTGCGACATCGTCCGATGCCCAGACTGCGGCTTGTCGTGGGACAACAGTGAGGGAATTTATGGCTGACCGAACCATCATCGAGATCGCAAACGACGTGCTGACCTGCGCGCTTTCTTGGGCGCCCAACGCGAGACTCATGGGAAACGTGAGAGCCGACGAGATCGTGAGGTTGGCACGATACCTCGCCGCCTGCCACGCGCGCGAGGACGAGCTGTTCGAAGCAATCAAGGAATCTTCGCGGCTACGCGGCACGGAGCGCCAAGGAACGGCCATTCGAGCAATCCTACACGCCGCGCGGGCTAGGAGAGCGGCAGAGCCTAACCCGGCGTCTGAAGTCTGCCCGTCGTGCAAGGGGAGCGGCACTTTTTGGTACTGTGGATTTCGGTACCCATGCCAAGACCGCTGGCACTCGCTCGCGGCCGGCGACGAAGTCGTGGAGGTGAAAGATGGCTGAAGGAAAGTGCCCACGCTGCGGACGCGAACACTGCGTCCGAGTCTGCGGTGGGCAAGGCATCTACTATGAATGCTGGAACTGCGGGAACCGGTTCACTGGGTTCGAGGCGCTGAAGCGCGCACATAATCGAGAGCTCGTAGAAGCGGCCAAGCGAACGATCGAGGCGCTGACCGCCGAGCTATCCGCCTGCCACGCCCGCGAGGCCGCAGTTCTGGATGCCTACGAAATGCCGTCCGGTGGCACCTCGGCAATCTTCCGAAGACGCGCGTGGGAGGCAATCATGGAGGCCGCGCGGACTAGGAGAGCGGCCGGCGCGGAAGGCGTGGAGGTGGAGAGGTGACCAGCGACGAACTGCGGGAACAAGCCGACAAGCTCGACGCGGAAGCCAGTGGATACGACTGGACGGCGGAACAGATTATCCAGTACGCCGAACGGACGCGATCGAGGGCCAGAGAGTATCGAAGGCAAGCAGCAGCCGAGTGGTTTGCGGAACAGGATCGGCTGCGAGATCAAGAAACCTTTCCGCTGAGGCCGCCTATGTGGATCTAGAGACTAATCGACCGGGCGCCCGTTGGCGCGAGCACCCGGTCTTGCTCACAACAACGAACGGTGAAGGACGATGAGATGAGCGAAGAGACGGTAGAGAAGAGTGCGCTGGGCGGCAACCCGGAACAGGTGGCCAGTGGGAAAGCGATCGAGTTTCCGCTTCCTAATCCGTGCGTTCGCTGCGGAGGAACACAAGGAGAAATTCGCCCCAAAGGTGCGCAGGACTGCTTGTTTTGCCTCGGATGCAACCTATTCCAGAAGAACGTATCCAGGGTTCAGAGTGGACGAGCGGTTCGCACTGTGACGACCGTGCACAACGGGATCAAGACGAAGCAGCGTGCGCGAATCTTACTACGCGCAACCTGTCACTGTGAGTTGTGCGGCAAGCTTCCGAGACCTGATCAAGAACTGCATGTCGAACACTTGCTAAGCGTGAAGGTCGGGCTAGAGCACGGTCTCACGGACGAAGAAATCAACTCGGACGATAATCTCGCTGCATTTTGCGACGAGTGCAATCTGGGTCTCGGGAGGCAACCGGTACCTCTGCGCCTTGCGGTAGCTCTGGTGATGGCGAGGCAAAGACCAACGAAGGAAGCCTGATGTCCGGATACGCAAAACTGTTTTCTAGCATTGTTCGATCGACCGTCTGGCGGGAGCCGGCCCACGTTCGTTTGGTTTGGGTCACCATGATGGCACTGGCCGACCGAGACGGATTCGTCGAAGCGTCGGTGCCCGGCCTGGCGGACTGCGCCCGGGTTACCCTTGCCGAATGCGAAGACGCCCTGGAGAAGTTTAGATCCCCCGATCCGTACAGCCGGTCGAAGGACTTGGACGGAAGGCGCGTTGTCGAGACCGACGGAGGATGGGTGCTCGTCAACTTCGCCAAGTATCGGGACCGCGCCTACCAGGACGAGCGAAAAGAGAAGGCCGCCGAGCGTATGAGAGAGCTAAGGTTGCGTAATGGTTCATGTTCGCAACAAAGCGAACAACTGCGAACAGGTGCGAACAAGTGCAAACGTGAGCGCACGAATGCAAACCCCCCTGTATCTGGATCTGCCTCTGCCTCTGATCCGGGTGGCTTTCCTCTGGATCTACCTGACATGTCAGGATCGCGCGCGCGCGAGGGAGGTCCCCAGCCAGAGAGGGAGGAGCCGGGCGCGGGGTCGGCCTCTCCTCAACCGTTGGTCCTGACGCAAGCGGAACCGAAGACCGACAAGAAGTCCAGGGTGAAGTCGGTTAGGGCAACGGCGTCAAAGCGGGTGCCGACCGACTGGGAACCCAACGAGGATCATCGCAGGATTGCGATTGAAGAGGGACGAGACTTCCAGCGTGAACTGAAACAGTTCCGCGACTGCGAATTTCAAAAGCCGCACGTTGATTGGAATGCGACTTTCAGGATCTGGCTGCGGTCTGATCTCGGAAGGCCGCCGGGATGGGTGCGCCGCGCCGCCCTACACCAGGCCGCAGTCCCCGGTGGATATGACGTATTCAACCTACCGCCCAAGACCAAGAACCCACCAGAAGGCCCGGCCACATGACGCCAGAGCAGCAGACGAAGATCGATGCGGACGACGAACGGGTAGCCCAAGAGGTTTTCCGGGACGGCCCCCGGGCACTTGCGGTGCTCTGCAACGGCGCGCTGCTGGCCTGCATCAAGCGGCCCGAACTTCGGGACTGGGCCGATACCTACGCGACTGAGGACGGCGGAAAGCTCATCATCGGGCCGACCTCGATCGGCAAGACTTCGGCTGTCGTCTGGGCGGTGAAGAGAGTGGTGAAGCAGAGCCGGTCCGAACTCCGGCAGCGAGCGGCCGCCGCGGGGCACCGCGGGCCAATCGGCATCGGTGCCAGGGTCTGCTGGGCGCGCGCGGTCGAGCTAGCCAACGCCCGGTTGCAGCATGGCCTAGGCGCGGGCGAGGCACCATTGGTGCTCAAGGCCGAGGACGCGGACCTGCTGGTGATCGACGACCTCGGTGGGGAGACCCGTTCCGACGCGCTAGAGGCCGTCTTGGCGTGCCGCTACGACCGGGGGCTACCCACCATCGTGACGAGCGGGAAGACGTCGCAGGAGCTAGAGGAGCGCTACGGCCAGGCGTTGCTCCGGCGCGTCATCGAGAGCCGGGGCGAGTGGGGCACTCCGCTGAATCTGTTCCCGAAGGGAATCGATGGCTGAGCCAACGATCACGATCACCCGCTGGCCGAACCTGCTCGACCCGCGAGGCACCGAGCAGACGTTGCCCTGGGAATACCTCGCTTACCAATTGAGCCAGCGCGCCGAGTTCCGGGGCGACAAGGATCACCCAGGCTGGAGCCCGGCCTCGTTCAAGGGTGAGCACCGGGCACTGGTGGACTGCCGGTGCGTTTTCGCACTCTGCCTGGACTACGACGACGGAGAGACAATCGAAGCGGCACAGGCGCTCTGGGGTGGCAACGCTGGGCTGCTGCACACGACCAGGAAGCACCGGCCCGAAGCGCCGCGGTTTCGCGTAGTGCTACCGCTGGCTCGCCCGGTCAGCGCGTTCGAGTTCAAGGCGCTCTGGAACCGGGCAGCCCACCACGCTGGGCGGAAGAACGACCCGGCCGCCAAAGACGCGAGTCGGTTCTGGTTCTTGCCCGGCTGCCCGCCGTCGTCCGAGTTCCTGGCCAAGTCTTGGGATGGCCCGTGGTTTGATCCCGATGAGTGGCTGGCCAAACCGGATCCCACGGCGATAGTCGCGCCCGCGATCAACGTGATGGCGCCACCGCGAGCCCAGGATGACCTCGAGGCACGGGCGTCCTGCTACCTCGCCAAGATCGGCGGCGCCATCTCCGGGCAAGGAGGACACCGGCAAACCTGGGACGCGGCTCTGGCTTTGGCTCGGGGCTTCCGTCTCAGCGAGGATCAGACGTTTCGGCTGCTCCGTGACGAGTACAACTCTCGCTGCGAGCCGCGCTGGTCCGACAAGGAACTCCAGCACAAGGCGGCGCACGCGGTCAACGCCAAATTGGTGCCGCTTGGCTACATCTGCGACGACGCGGAGTATGAGCGGCGAGAGTACCGATCCCCGAAGGCGCCGCCTGTGTGTCCACCCGATACTGACCCAGACTATACACCCGAACCGCCCGAGTGGTTGGAAGACGAGCCAACCAACGACGAGTCAGAGAGTGTACCAGACACCAAGCTAGGTGCGGCACCAGAGGCACCATGCCCGCGCATGGCCGCAGAACCCGCGAAGCCGTCGGCCGTCGAACGCTATCGCGTGCTCTCCGAGCATAGGTTGCTGGACGACTTCCTGACCGTCATGCAGGACCCGGCTCCTCCTCGCGGTTGTCCGAGTGGCATCCAGGATCTGGACGACGCGATCGGAGGGTTCCGGCGGGGCAACATCACAGTCTTTGGCGGAAAGCGGTCGGTGGGTAAGACGGGGGCCTCGATTCTGTTTCGGGACTCGGCGTCTGAAGCTTCTATGGGGTGCGTCATGTTCGCCGGTGAGGACGCGGCCCGCATGTACGCGGCTCGCCTCATGGCAAAGCGTGCTGGGATCAACGCCCTCACGTTGCGCGATCTGCGGTGGGACGACGAGTTCAAGAAGCAGCGGGACATCGCGAAGGCGATCCACGCCGTTGCCGGTGCCACCAAGCTGCCGTTCCTGGTCCCGGCGCACGGGATGCTGGTCGAGGACATGGCCCAGGCGATCAAGGATCTGTCGAACGAGATTTCGGTTCAGCTCGTGATCGTCGACTATCTGCAACGGCTCCGGTCTAGGCGGTCGTTCCAGAAGCGCGCCGAGCTCGTGTCCTACATGGCGGGCACACTGACCGATGCAATCAAGAGCATTGACGCGGCCGGGATCATTCTCTCGCAGCTGAGCCGAGGCGGTGAAGAGCGGCCGTCGTTGGAGAGTCTAAAAGAGAGCGGCGATATTGAGGATATGGCGGAGCATGTGCTGCTCGGTTGGCGACGCAAACCGAATGACCGTCGCGACGAACAGGACGAGCGGTTGCTTATCGTAGCCAAAAATAAGGACGGGCGGGACGATCTGCCCGACATCACCGTCCCGTTCGACCCTGTCACCGCGAGTTTCAAGTCAACCTACGGATATGAAGTCACGCGCGACAACGTGGACGCCACCTGGTCCGCCGCCGAGCAATCCTCCGCGGACTACTACGACTCCCCCCGCTCCGGCCTCGACCGGTAGCACTAACCGACAACCCCAACCAAGGAACACGCACATGACCGACAAGAACCTGACCGAAATCGTAGCCATCCTAGACCGCAGCGGATCCATGCACTGCCTGACTGCCGACACGATTGGAGGCTTCAACGCATTCCTGGCCGAGCAGAAGAAAGCGCCGGGACGCGCGAAGCTGACGCTCGTCCAGTTCGATGACCAGTACCAGATCGATCACGACGGAGTCGACATCCAGTCCGTTCCCGACCTGAACAGAACGACCTACCAACCGCGTGGCAGCACGGCGCTACTGGACGCGGTCGGCAAGACGATCGTGACCGTGGGCGAGCGGTTGGCCAAGACGCCCGAGGAGCAGCGGCCCGGGCAGGTCATCTTCTTGGTCATCACCGACGGGCAAGAGAATGCGTCCAAGGAATTCCGCGACCCGGCGAAGATCGCTGAGATGGTGCGGCACCAGACCGAGAACTACCAGTGGACATTCTCCTTCATGGGTGGCGGAAATGCAGCGTTCGCGCAGGCCGCGCATCTCGGGTTTGCATCCAATCAGACCTACCTGTACCCGGCTACCTCAGACGGAACACACGCTGTCTATGCCGCGGCAGCCGTCGGTTTTACGCGACGTCGCGAACAGCAGACACGCGGTGTAATCATGGATCCTATGGCGTCGCTGCTGACCGACGACGAAGCGAAGTCGCTGAAGAACTGACATGACCCCAAAACCGATCACCTTCACAGGGCCCAACCCGGCGCTAGTTCGAAGCGGTGCGAAGACGCAGACGAGGAGACCGGTAAAGCCACAGCCAACAACGTTTCCCAAAGGCGATCAAACGATGCTGTTTTGGGACAAACAGCCAGACTGGGTCCGCACCAGATCTGATATTGCGAAAGCTGCACCCCACAAGGTAGGCTCTCGCCTCTACGTCCGCGAGGCCATCGAGTGGGCAGACGGTTTCGCGTTCTACCAGGCCGACGGTGCAGTCTGCCGGTTCATTGATACGTGGCCCTGGAAGCGCCCGAAGCTCGCCGCCATGTTCATGCCGCGCGGCTGCTGGCGGACCATGATCGAGATCACGGACGTCAGGGTGGAACGGGTCTGCGAGATCACGGAAGAGGACGCGAAGGCAGAGGGAGTGACGCCGCTCAAGGTGTTCGACCCGGAGTCGTATACGTGGGACTACCGAGGCGCGTTCGAGGACGCTTGGTCTGCCATGCACGGTCCGAGTTCGTGGGAGGCCAACCCGTGGGTCTTCGTCTATCAGTTCAAGGTGGCGGAGGTTAGAGGATGAGATTCTTTCACCACCCGCCGCAACCGTGGCCATCAACACCACCAATCAGGGAGATACCAATGGGAACCAGACCATTACCAATACCGACCGTCCTCGATCCACACCCAGATTGTTCGTATTGCGGGCACCCGTTCCGCGCTGGCTCGCGAGGCGAGTGCTCGAACTGCGGCGCGCCAGGACCGTGGTCAACGCCACCGCGTGAGAGTGAGAAGCGCAGTCACGGAACCAACAGCGCGGGGCCTGGATGACCCCTCTCGCCCTCCTCACCGCCGCCCGCGAACTCCGCGAACGCGCCCGCCAGGCTACAACGCGCGCCGAACGTCACCTCGCACAGCATCGCCAGAAGCAGAGCGACGCCGAGCGGCTCGCGCAGGAGGCGACCGCGCACCGGCTGGACTCAGTGGCTGCGCGGATTGAGGCGGAGGAACTCCTTGACGAGGCGGACGAACTCGAGGCGCAAGCGGAGAAGGCGAGGGCGTCGTGAAGTACGATCCTGACGCGCGGATGAGCCACTGGGTACAATTGGCAGGCAAGCAAGCTAGGCTTACCAGCGAGCAAGAGGCTGAGTTGCTGGAACGCTTTCAGCGCGGCGACCGTGCAGCAGGTGATCGGGTAGCGAGGTCGCTCCTTGCGTTTGTCGTCTACACAGCCAAATCGTTCGTGCGCTACAGTCACGTGACGCTTGACGACCTAGTCGCGGTTGGGAACGTTGGCTTGTTGACTGCAATGCGCAAGTTCGAGACCGGTCGCGGTTTGCGACTGATCTCCTACGCACAAGAGTGGATCCGTTGTGAGATCTGGCGGTTGATCATGCGCGATTGGTCAATCGTTGTCGGCGGCGAGAATGCTCTACGCGGTATGGTATTTCACAAGACGGTTCGCGCCTATCAGGCCGCCCAGGCGATTACAGGAGACCACGAACAAGCGGTTGAACTGGCGGCGCACAAGTGCGGGATCTCTGCGGACAGGTTTCGGAAGCGGCTGGCAAGAATCACCGATCGCGATCTGTCGTTGGATACACCGATGTGCGACGGGGCGTCGTCACGGATTAGCTATCTACCAGCTTATTGCGATATGCCAGACGCGGCACTTGAGGCCAGGGAGGAAGCTGAACGCACTAAACACTTGGCACGGACGGCGCTAGCGTGTCTTACAACGAGACAGCGTGAGATCGTGGGCGCCCGGCTGATGGACGACCGGACGCGATCACGAGGCAAGATAGGTCGAGAGTTTGGGATCAGCCGAGAGCGCGTGAGGCAGGTTGAGAACCGAGCCATGGGCGTCATGCGCGATAGAATCGAGTGCGCCCAGCGTGAGACAAGAACAGTGGAACGACAACAGGAGACCACATGACCAAGCAAACCGAATCGACGAGACTGAAAGTGACTGTAGCCAAGACCGACTTCGTGCGCGTGCTCGAGCGGTGCCAAGGCGTGGCGAGCCCAAAGACGACCATGCCGATACTGGCCAATGTGAAACTGGAAACCATTGGCCAACGCTTGAACGTGTCGGCCACCGATCTCTACCTGGCCGTGATTGGTAGCGCTGGCGCCGACTTCGAAGCCCCTGGCTCCGTCTGTCTCCCGGCTCGCGATCTTCTGGAGCGCGTCAAGTTCATGCCGGATGGCGAGATTACGATCACTACCAGCGACGCTTGCGTGACGACGATCAGGGCGAAGGGAAGCCAACGCAGGTACACGCTGAACGGGATTCCGGGCGAGGAGTTCCCGTCGTTGCCGAATTCAGAAGGTGCCAAATGGATCACGTTGCCAGCTTTCGTCCTGTCAAACCTTTTCAATCGAACGGCGTTTGCTGCGTCGGTAGACGATACTCGGCTAAATCTGAACAGCGTCATCTTCGAACTTGAGGGCACTCGGGCACGTTGCGTGAGTAGCGACGGACATCGGCTTGCGTTGGCAGATGAGTCGCTGTCGAAGCCGCAGTCACTGGTTACCATGATCCCTTTGAAGGGAGTCAACGAATTACGTCGGCTTCTTCCGGATGAGGGGGACGTCAGGATTGCGGTTTTGGGAGCGCATCTCTTTGCAGAGATCGGAGACTACAGCTTTTCGGTGAAGCTTACTGATGCTCAGCCTGTTCCCTATGCCCAGGTCATACCCACCGACTGCAAGCGCACGGTGACTGCACCAAGGGTTGCTTTGATTGAGATGATCAAAGCAATTCAGGTGGCGTCTAGCGATCGGACTGGTGGGGTGCGCCTGACACTGACTAACGGGATGTTGAAAATAGACAGCGAGTCTCCCGATGGAGGACAAGGATTTGACGAAATGGCCGTTGACTACAGTGGAAACGACCTCATCATAGGAGCGAACGGCAAGTACCTGATCGAAGCGCTGGCGGCCACTCAGGGAGATGATGTGACAATCGGCACGGGAGACGAACTCGACCCGATTCTGATTCAGCCGGTCGGGAACGGGGGGACGCAGATGGTGGCTATGCCGCTCAGGATATGACGGAGACACGATGAAAGAGATTCAGTTGACTCAGGGTCAGGTTGCAAAGGTAGACGATGAGGGATACGAGCTTGCAACTTCGGTTAGCCACAAATGGCAAGCGCATTGGGCCAAGAACACAGGGTCATTTTATGCAGTGTGTGCGGTGCGTGTAGACGGCAAGCGAAAGGCTATACCGATGCACCGCTTAATTGCTGGAGCCAAACCGGACCAAGACGTTGACCATATCAACCACGACACCCTAGACAACCGACGCGAAAACCTGAGGGTGCTGGACGCCAAAGATGTTCGTCGAAACAACCAAAACACGCGCAAGCGACGTCTGAAGACTGCGAGCAGATACAAGGGGGTCACTTATCATGGCAATACCGGTAAGTGGCGCTCCAGAATTTCGGGTGGAGAACGGTTGCCATCAGGGGAGCTAAAGAGAATCAGCCTGGGTCTCTTTGAGACAGAAGAAGCAGCCGCCCTTGCATACGACGACAAGGCTAGAGAGCTTTTCGGTGAACATGCTTGTTTGAACTTCCCCGGACCAGGAGAACAGTCCGCGGCTGCGGAAGTGGAATGGTCGCGAAACACGTGTCCAGTAGGTAAACCCATCAGTCAGAAACGGATCAATAGTAAGCGGAGCAGGTTCAAAGGTGTCTATCGTAGGTATTGGAAGACCAATTGGTGTGCCCATTACTATGACGGTGTCAGGGATATCCACATTGGAACGTATGACACGGAGGAGGACGCGGCTCTAGCTTACGACGCTGCGGTTCGCGCGCAATATGGAGCGGACGCTGTATTTAACTTCCCGCAACCGGGAGAGCGTTCGGCTCTCCCGCGAGAGTGCCCGGTAGCCGCGGAGTAGCCCACCATGCACCTACGACCTCGATCCGCCGCAATTGTGACCGCCTGTGCGGCCGAGTTTGATCTGTTGCCGTCCGAGATACTGTCAAAGACCAGGGCGCAAAGCAAGACCCGTGCGCGTCACTTGGCCTGGTACCTAATGCGGCGCCTGTTGTGCAAGAGCGACGTCGAGATCGGAAAACTGACCGGATTCGATCACTCGTCCGTGCTTCACGGGATCCGTGAGGTCGAGTGGTGGATCAAGAAACGACCCGAGGACGCCGAATCGGTGTTCCGTCGGATCCGGTCCCAGATTGACTTCGAGGCAGAGGCACAGACCGCCGAGTAAATTACCACTTGCGCGATCCAGAAACTGATCCACCACAACAGCAGACACATGCAGACCCGCGCCATCGAGCGCGATAGAGGAGACCAACATGGAACAAGACACCACGAACGAAGCAACCACCGACAACGACACCCCGACCGAGCCGGCACCGAAGAAGCAGAGGGCTGCCCGTAGCGACAAGGGTAAGCCTCTTGGACCCAGGTCAGAAGCGCCGGCACGACGCGAGGCGAGAGAGGCAGCGAAGGCCAGGGTGAAATTGGAGAAGGAGTTGGCCAAGGAAGTCGATCGCAACGCTGGACTGATCGCGCAAGCCGAGGCGATCGGGTTCGATCTGACCGAATCGGACGACAAGATCCACCAGCTCGAGCGGGCGCTGGGGTTGGGTAGCGAACCTGAGATCGACGAGGAAGAGGCAGCGGAGTGACGCCAGAGCAACGCTTCCAGCGCGACTGTGCCGCCTACCACGCGAAGCAGGGTGCGCGCTTCCGACTCGAGGACGGCGAAGGGCGGTGCCTCTACGACGACGGGCCAAGTGCTGTGCTGGACCCGCACTACTTCCAGCAAGACATTTGGGCGGCGCGGAAGGTAGTGGCGCGCCGTCCGGAACGCCACGTTGACATCGGCTCACGTATCGACGGCTTCGTGGCCCACCTTCTAGCCGCGCGCATTCCTGTCACCGTGATCGATATACGTCCGCCTCCGATCGTGATCGAAGGGCTGACGTTCATACAGGCCGACGCCACAACCCTGGAAGGGTTCGCAGACAACTCAGTCGAGTCGCTGTCTAGCCTTCACGCCTGTGAACATGTCGGCTTGGGCCGCTACGGTGACACGATCGACCCTGACGGCTGGGAGAAGGCTATGCGGTCGATGGCTAGAGTGTTGGCTCCGGGTGGCCGTCTGTACTTTGCAGTGCCGGTCGGGAGAGAGCGGGTGGTGTTCAATGCTCACCGCGTGTTCGATCCGATCACAGTTACGAATACGCTCTGTGCTCTTGATGCGTGTGACTTCTCGTGGATTGGTGACGACGGTGTCATGCGCAGGAGCAAACCTCCGTGGGGTGGAATCCAGGAAGCCGTTGGATGCGAGTACGGCTGCGGCCTATTCGAGTTCACAAAAGGAAACAGAGCATGATCGTCAACATCAACTTCGACAAGTTCATGTGTACATTTCCCGGAGCTACCGGAACAGTCGAATCGCCCTACGTGAAGCCGCCTCCGGCACCCAAACCGTATTTGTTTCTGGGCCACAAGGTAGGTCGTGGGATTCAGAAACTGAATCGGTCGGTGCAGTTGGAGATCACGCAGTCATTCGGACCAGAAGACAAACATTACATCGGTGTAAACCACACGACGAACGTAGCCGACGGCTGCGGAAGCATCGGAATCTTCTTCTTCGTTGGTCACACCGAAGCTGACGTTCGCGAAGGCCTGAAACGTCTGGAGAAACTCTGGGACGACATGATGGCGGCGTGGACGAAAGCCGACAAGCGCAAACGATCGAAGGAGACACAATGATCAACACAATTGCTGAGAGTGTGCACGTCGGTTTGATTGTTGGATGTGCGGTGACAGCTGCCTGGGTGCCAGTGCTTGTAGTGATAGCTATCACGGCAACCGTGATTCGGTGGTGGATCAAACGATCGAACAAGGAGACACCATGACAGGAAGATTGTTCCGACAAGACAAGTACTCGCCCAGGGAAGCGCTGATTGCGGCCGCTGACCGCGTGCCAGAGACGGCTAAGACGGTTTCGTTTCAGTACGACCACCACAGCCAGCATTGGAGCATCGAGTGGTACAACGCCGAGACTGGCTCCGGAGGCACGTGGTATTCGGATCATTGGCACGGAACAGACTACGGTCTGATTCCAGAACCTAGAAGTTGGGACGCATCATGATCGAACCACTGAATCCAAGTGAAGCACTTGACCTAATCCGACGCTTTTCTGAGCAGCAACTCAGAAGCGAGGACTGGGACGATATCCAGTTCTTTCCTGTGAAAGTAGCAAAACTAGCAAGACGCGCGTTGGGTATGCCGGACCTTGATGGATACGGAAACTTGGGATGGGACGACTACGACCTGAGGCGACTGGAAGAGGACGAAGTAGATGCGGAGGATCCATGATCGAACCAACCCGCCTAGACCCAGAAGGCAAGTTCCGTGTGCTACGCGAGGTCGCCAAGTACAGCGGAGCCCGGAACCTGATCGAGGTCGGTACGTTCCGCGGAGAGATGGCGCGACGGTGCGCGGCCGTGTTCGACTTCGTGTGGACGATCGAACTGGACCACGACTTGGCAGAAAGCGCATATGCTAGACTGAATTGCCTGGGGAATGTCTTGGTAAAGGAAGGCGAGGGGGTCAGGTGGCTTCCTTTCCTATTCGAGAACGTCGATATTGAGGACGCGGAGGTGCTGTTAGACGGCCACTACAGCGGCGATGGCACCGCACTTGGCCCCGACGCTGAGCCGGCGGTGAAGGAGCTCGACGTCCTGCTCCCGTTCGCCAGCCGGATTCGCGCGATCGTGATCGATGACCTACGGTGCTTCGGGGTCAACGAGGGGTTTCCGAAGAAGAGCGAGCTACTGCGCGCGGCCGAGAAGTGGCAGGCGATCGGGTACCAGGTGATCGTGCAGGACGACATGGTGATTATTGTGAAGGAGGCGACGTGATGCAATTAGAACTCAACCCAAAAGCACGGAAGGCTTTCGAAACCTGGAATGTCATCTGCGAGAAGACCGGTGCATGTTTCGAAGCGTGGCCACCGGTCGAGGCACTGATGGCTCTAACCGAAGAGAAACTGGAGGCGGAATATCAGAAGGCACTTCGAATGCCGAACTACTTCCGTTTGCACGATGACGAAGAACAGGAAGCCTCGCGCGCTGCGAAGGCGTCTCGTCTACGGTTCCGTAGGCGTATGCAGAGGAAGTATCCCGGGTTCAAAATCCACCCAGTGGATCAGGAGGCAACGTGACGGAAAGACCCGATTGGTTAGTCCGATTCAATGAGACATGTGCCAGGTTCTACGAGTTCTGCGAGGAACTACGCGCCAAACACGAACTCTGGAAGCAAGAGCACCCGGGCCCAAGCATCTCCTGGGAAGACGTGTTGGAGATACTCAAGAAGCGATCCGAGGAGATCGGCAGCACCGGACAGGCAACCACGAAGCTCCCCGAGTACTTCGATGATGAAAGCGACCGTCAGAACCTCCGGGAGTCGCGGATATGTATGTGCTGCCCTCGGTGTGGATTCGATGAACCGCTTGGTATGGCCTACCCATTCGACCGATGCACACTGTGCGTCATGCATGAAGAAAGGTCAGCACAATGACACCCACCGAAGCCCTGACCCAGATCGCCGACAAGCTAACCTTCCAGCTCAAGCGCGAGGAAGGCTGGGAGGATCGGAGAGCTATGAGAGAGTGCGAGCGACTGGCGCGAGAGGCGTCCGATGTCCACTCTGCCACTCGCAAGGTCCTGACCTCGTTCAGCTGGGCCAGCAACGTCGAGTCACGAGACGAGGCCGAGTTTCTGTTGTTCCACCCTGGACTGATTGAAGCGTTGGAGCCGTTGGATGATCCGTATGGTATCGAATGCGAAAAGAGACTCGGAGTTCGAAACGGTAGGCTTCCTGATCCTGGTTCTCCGTTTGACCTGTTCGTGAAGGAGTACAGGGAGAAGTTTCCGGCGCACAAGACGTTCACCAATGGAATGCCGGACCTAGCATATGATCTTCGCGTGGTGGAAGTCGACGGGCCGTTCACTGTGACGACCAACGACAACGCCGAGGTGATTCTCGAGTACAACGAACAGGAGTGGTTCTGACATGAGACGTCACCCAATCGTCGAAGCCATCGCGGAGCGCATCCACGCACTGGCGATGGAGAACGCGCCCAAGAACGCGGCTGGCTATTACGAACTGCCAATGTCGGACAGCGAATGGGACCTGCTGAAGACGCACATACGCGAGAGTCTGGGAGTCGATCCGAGGGAGCCGATCCGATTCATGGGTGCGGAATGCTTCGTCGGCTACTGTATGACGCTACCTACCTTCAGATGGAAGGGGCAGCCTTTGTCGCCGGACGCCAACCGAGAGGGATACTGAGATGATCTGGACCGATCTCACCGAGCAGGAGAAGCTAGTCTGGGCCGCGGCGTTTGCAGCGGCGTTGCCAGATGCTGGAGCCAGACAATTGGCTGTACCGCGGAAACAATACTTCGAGGAAGTAACGAACAGAGCAGTAAGATACGCGGATGAGATTGTGGAAACCTTCACAAGGAACAACCAACGATGACCAATCAATCACCCACCATCGACCCCGCATGGCTCGAGCACGCCAAGGAGATTGCGCGCCGAATGAAGGAAGAAGGACCCGAGAACTTCTGCGCGTGGCCATCGATCTATCTGACCATGTTCGGCCACCCGCGCGAGCAGACGTGGCACGAACTCGGCTACCTGAAGACGCGACCAGACTGGAAGACACGCTGGGTGCCCGCGCTGGTCGAGGACAAGGTTGGCAATCCGCCACCATGTTCATTCTACCCGGCGAGCTCGGGCAACCTGATCCACCACTGCTGGCAAGTTGCTCGGTTCGAGGAGGCGACGGGCATACCGGTTCACAACATGGCGCGCGTCTTCGAGTTCGGAGGCGGCTACGGGTCGATGTGCCGGCTACTCAGTAGACTAGGGTTTGCCGGCGACTACGTGATCCTGGACCTGCGCGAGCTTTGCGAGTTGCAGCGGTGGTACCTGGGAGAGCTTGGAGTAATGGCCGCGATGACCTCCCTACCAAGAGACGTCGAACGGTTCATGGCCAACAGCATACGCGAGCAACCGCTTGGCTGGTCGCTCTTCATCGCCACCTGGTCCCTGTCCGAGGTGCCGATCGAAGCCCGCGCTCCCGTGCTCGAGCTGGCTCGCCAGTGCGATGCGTTCCTGATCTGTTATCAAGACAAATTCAAGGAACTCGAGAACACGGCAGCGTTTGCGCTGTGGCAGGCGACGATGCCGGAGATCGACTGGCGGGTGATGCCGATTGGCTACATGCCTGGCAATACGCAGCTGATGGGATTCAGAAGGGAGACGACATGAAACGCGACGAGTTTGTCAGACTGCTATCACGGGAACACCCAAGTTTTGCTTTTGAGGTAGTTAGAACGCTACCAGGAGCCAACTGCGATTTCTGGACTATATCAGGAGGGATCGCGTTGGACGACTACTCCGCGCTGGCCAAGGTGTTCGGGTTAGTAGAATCGCCAAGCCTCCCCGCGTGGGCGCGGATGTTTGGCTGGTCGAAACTTCCCAGGCCGCTCGACGCGCTAGCCCGTGGCCTCGATGCCGCTGGAATCCAAAGCATTCCCAGTGACTATATGCTTGAGTACAAGTCAGAAATCAACGGCTACGAATTCAAGAGCAACGTGCACCTGTACGGAGCCGTGAGAGGGACGGCTAGCCTGAGCATCGTTATGGATCCAGCTTCCTGGTCGGGCTGGCGCAAACTCCGCAACGGTGGGCCGCCGATTACCGGAAGCCCGCTCTATGACGTCCGTTTTGCAGACGAGGACGTGCGGAAGGTTGTTAGCAACGGGTTGTTCAAGTTCAACCCGTTGCGTGGCGCATACGGTAGCTGGAGCAGTGGCGCGGTTGTAGTCGAAGCCAATCCTGACGACGAGTGGCGGCGGATACCGGAGGGCAAGTGATGGGCGCCCGGGATGATCTTTCGTTGCGGATGTCGAGAGACCCATACAACCCTCGTGTCAGCGGACTCGGTCAACTCGAGTTTGAGCTAAGCCATCTGACTAGGATGGTCTGCGAGCACATCGACAAGACCGAGGAGCGTCTTAGGTCACTCGGGTTCATCGAAGACAACGAGTGGAGGCCGCTACGACTGCGTGGCCAGTGGCCGTGGAATCCGCGCGGACACGTTTACTCGATCGAGGTGAAGCGCGGAGAGGCAATCAGTTGTGGTCGGCTGATGGATCGGTATGATTCGTTCGGGATCCCGTTTGGGTTCGCACTGTTCACTGGGACCGGTGGGTTTGATCTCGTAGAGGACGACGAGTGGCGACCGTGCCAGAAGGAGGAACCATGATCATTGAACCAGTAGACGATCCTGAGTTGATGAAAATACTTCGCAAAATGGATCGCGACAGTGAACGTCTTCGTAGGGCACCAAGATGGATCCGGTGGCTGCTGGGTCTGTGGATTGGATACTGGCCACCTTTGCTTCCGCTTCCTAAGCTGCCGCCTTTGCGACCATTCGATCCATTCCAGCCGTTCGAACCGGGCGAGACGCCATGATTCCAACCGTCCCCTACGGAAAGAAGCAGGAGTACGAGTGCTTTCTGGTCTGCCCGAGGTGTGGGTACTACGAAGAAGACGAGGACGGAAACATATGCGGAAATCCGAACTGTGAATCGTGCGGATGTACGATTGATGAGTGTGTACAATGCGGTTATCGGATCCCGTTTCCAATCGGCTGGCTCGACCAGTCTGATCCCGAAGGCAAGCGTCCCGATGAGTGGGCGGTCGCGAAGGGTCACCTGGTGTTGAAGCCCGATGGCGAGATGGACGCGACATGGATCCCGTTCGCACTGTGCGACGCAGCGGAACGTCGACGCTGGCCGGTACCGCAAGAGCACCCGGGCTATCGTATCAGCGAACGGGCGTATGACGCGGCGCTGGCGGATACGAGCTTTGAGAGCCCGATGCCGATCAAGCAAGGACCGGCTGATCCAGGATGCGACTTCGTGCGATTCGCGAGGCCGAAGGGTCCGTGGCAAGACAAGGAGTCGGCGCTTCCTGTTCTAGGTGCCCCTTCCGACCTTGCAAAGGTTCGATTGGAATCCAATCTGGAGAACCTTGGCGACCTGACTGGAATCGCCAAAGGATGGCGACCGACGCTTGAGATCCGATTGTCATACGGAGAGCTTCCGTCAGGCGCACGTGAGGCTATCGAGAAGAACGCGGAGCCGCTGTTGGTCGAAGCTTCATACCCAGGTTATCCGCTGGACAGAGAGATACCGTGCGAAGCGAGGTTGACGGTTGAATCAGACGGTGAACCGCTTGCTCTAAGTGTGGGACAGCTGACCAAGTACGACTTCGACGAGACGACATCGATGGTCAGCTGGCGATTCGAGGGAGAGGCGCCGGAGGTTCTATATCCGACGAAGAAGGCGACGAGATGATGATTCACGGAAGAGATAGGATGCCGTCAGCTGAACTGCCAGAGTCGGTCAGCGTAACAAGAGAAGTCTCAGACAAGACAGGATCGATGGCCATAGTCATCAGGGATCACGAAAGCGAGGTGGCTAGGTTGGAGGCTCGCGACATCTTTGGAAAGGTAGATCATGCGGACGTGCAAAATGTGGAACGATACATCTGTGCTTGGGTCAACCAAGCACTGGAGAAGCATCTTGGCTCACCACCCGAGGTGGCCAAGTGATCAACCTACAAATTCACCCAGGCGAGTGGGATTTTTGCGAGGCCGACCTGAACGGTGAATGGCTCGACGACGATCGGCGCTGGCAGAAACTGTCCGATGAGTGGGTACTGTTCACGATCTTGGAGAAGCAGAGTTATCACGCTGGCTGCGAGCGGTCATCGAATGATCCAAACTACCAGTACAGCAAATGGCACTGTCCGCCGTCGATCAGCAATTACACAATGGGCCTGTGGGGTCGGAAGAAGACGGAGGAGAAACCATGAAACCACTTGTCACGATCATACCGTCGAAAAATCGCGCAATGCAGCTTGACGGATGTCTAACCAGCTACGCGCGCCACTGTGCGAACGCGCCTCCTCCTATGGTCATCTACAAGGCCACGACGGAACAGCACGCGAGCCAGTATGCGCGATTGGCCGTTGAGCATCCCGGCGTCGTGATGGTGCGAGAGGATTCGTTCTTCCCGCAGTTTCGCGAGTTGATGCTGGTGAACAACCCGGAAGCAGTCTTGTTCCTGGTCGACGACAGCATGTTCATCCGCCCTGTCGATCTTGATCAAGCTCAGTCGTTGATCGTCGACCCGCGCATGATCGGAGTTTCCCTCAGGTTAGGCAGAAACACGACGAGTTGCTACCCGATGGGCGGCCAGCATCAGGAGGTCCCGGCACTGAAGGACGGGCCCGGCAGTTGGCATTGCTTCGACTGGGCAGAGTGCGCCAAGGAGGACGCAGCGCTGGTCGCGGAAGGCAAGCCTATGCGCTGGCTCGACTGGGCGTATCCGTTTGACGTGAGTTCGACGCTGGTTAGAACGGAGACGATCCTGCGCTTGCTAGGCGACCGTAGACCCGAGAATCCGAACAGGCTGGAGGCCACGCTGGCCGAGTCGGCGCCACTGGTTGCTGAGGAGTCGCCGTTCCTCGCCTGCTTGGACCGTAGTGCGTGTTTCGCCGTTCCGTGGAACAGGACCCAGGAGGAGTTCCGAAACCGCTGTGGTGGCCAGCTACACGTCAGCATCGACATGCTGGCCAAGAGGTTCGACGAGGGATGGCGGCTGGACGTCGACCACTACGCCGAGCTGGCGAAGAACCAGGAGTTCCCGGGTGGGTGCCACCAAGAGATCGAGTTGAGGGTGAGGAAGGTTGGCAAGTGACCGACCGGCTGACATTCGATCGATACGAGTTCAAACGCGCTAATGCCAGCGGATACTATGAAGACCCTCAAGTGTGTTGGAACATGCACGTACTGGGCGAAGGGTGGTTCGTGACTCACGTCCCTCCGGAGCACGGATGGTACCTGTGGGCCAGAGAGCGCGTAGCAGAGATTGATGTGCATGGGTTGCAACAGGACGTGCTGGATGAGAACGCTGTCCGATGCGACGGACCGTGCTGCGTTGGCAGGCGTAGGTTTGGAGAGAACACTGCGCCATGATGTTCATTATCTTCTGTCTCCTTCTGCTGTGGATTCTTGTGTCGCTTCCAAGCTTCTGTCGTAGACAGAATGAGCCGCGCCGCACGATGCGTCCAGTTTCACTTCCGCAGCCTCCTCCTTCTGCGCATTCCTCGCCCGTGTGGCCTCGCCCGGATTCTGACATCGATCCAGACGTGAATGTGAAGATTGGAGAGAACGACTTCGTGAGAGACACGGTCTTAGTAGTAGCGACGGCTCCATTTGCCAAGGAGCCTCTGTGCGCTATTCGCAGAGTAAGCGGTAAAGAGCTGAAGTGTGAAGGCAAAAGAGCAATGGAGCGTCATGTGATAGACGTGTGCAAGCAGGTCACTTGGGCAAGACGCGAACTCCGAGCTGGAAGGGGACGGTAGCTATGACACGAGAAGAAGTCAAAACTGAACTCGCCGAGTTGTTGCGTCCGTTCCACGACAAGGTCGACGCTGAAGCAGCCGCTACCGGAACCACGCGGGAAGCGATCGTGGGTCGGTGGTGGATGATAATCGACGCGGCGCTGGCGAACCTGGATGCCGCGGACTTCGGGCCGAAGATCGAAACCAAGTGGGACCCGGTGACCAAGAGGATCGAGTGTACGTTCGAGTACTGGGAGACGCGCCAGCACTATCGGGTGAAGCCATGACCTACGAGGAAGCGATCCACAGCACAGGCCCGATCACCGAGGAGGCGGTCGAAGCCGTCAAGGAGGAGTTCGTGCGGACCTTGAAAGGGTTGCCAGAGAGTAGCTTCGAGCTCAAAGGTGACGCGGCGGCCCTGCCGCCCGGGATACCGTTGAGCCGATTGATCAAGGTTGAGATCGTCAGATCCGCTGAGGACGGCGACCCGGTGCAATCGAGATTCGTTGACACGCCGGATGGGCAGTCCGTGCAGGTCAAGGTTGGAGAGGAGTGGAATCCGTGAAGATGAAACCGAGTGAACGAATCTACGAATTGGCGGACGAAGTGTCCGGGAAGCGTCTTGGTATACACGGGAACGCGGAACTCTACATCATTGCGACACTGAAGTATCTCGACGAACAGGCCGCGTGGGAGGCGAAGGGACCAGAACTGGTTCCGCAAGACGTCGATTCACTTGCGGGTGTCGTATCCATCGACGACCCGGAAGATGGGACGCTGTTGTTGCGGTATGCCGACGGACAGCAGGTACTCGCCAAATGGACTCCCAAGCTTCACGTTGATCTACAGAGGTCCATTGATCGTGGGTTCAAGGTTGGAGGAACGACGAAAGGGAAGCCATGAGACTACCAATTGACGAGCCTGAGTCCGTCTGCCGCTGGTGTGGTGAGGCCGGCCAAGATCATGATGACTGCGAGTCGAAGCGAAAGTACCTAGCCCAGAGCAAAGGCGTCGTGTTGAGGCGTCCTCGTGGATCGAACGTTCCGCTAAAGGCATCGCAGTTGCCGCCTGTTCCCGACGGGTGGATGTGGCTTCGGTATCTCGGATGGGGAGAGCATCTAGACTGCTGGTTCCTAGTCAACAAGGATGACGCTTACGCTACCGAGGAAGTTCGCTCAGCCGACGAATGGCACCGGATGAAGCTGGTCGCTGTGGCCAATGGGTTCGAGAGCTGCGACGAGTGTATGAAGACGAAAGGGAAGCCATGAGTGAAGTACAACAAGATACCATTCGACTAGAACTGACTGTTGTTCCGCGCTGGTTCGGGCGTGATCTGAAGTTAGTAGACGGGACAGACGACGTCTACGTAGTTGCGTCCGAAGTGTTTCTGCACGTGTTCAAGAACAAGCATGGCCGTTGGGACGCCGACCTATACGTGCAGGATCGGCGGATTCCGGGCACGCTAGGTGCGCAGTCTTGGGAGCAGGCGATTCGCGAGACCGAAGAGACGGCGCTCCGGCAGCTCCAACTGTGGATGCGGGTCTGCGGATGACCACCGCCGTCTGTCTCCGTTGCGGCAAGCCACTCAGGCGCGCGGATAATGTGCACTGCTCGCGCGCTTGTGCAATGGCCGAGAGAGGGCCACGGATAACGCGCGCCAACAACATCGTCGAACTGGCCAAAGCGCTTGACCCAAACGATTGGCGGCGCATGGCTCTGTTGCTAGACCGCGCACTGGTAGCGATAGGAGCGGAGACACGATCATGATCCCTGCCCGTCTACCCTCGACGAAGCTGTCCCGCGAGCAGGCACCAGCACTGGCCCGCTGGCACCCGCCCGCCGTGTCGGGCAAGCGATGGGCGGACGAGGAGAAGTGGGCGGGGTTGGTTGAGAGGGTGCGGGGTCAGATAGCGGGCCCACTGACCGTCGACGAGTTCGAGTGGGTAGCGGGCCAGTGCGGCATCACGCGGTCGGACGCGGTCCAAGTTCTGTTTGCTGGCGAGGGGACCCACTGGCGATTCGAGTGCGGCGTTGGCTATCCGTTGCGGAGGCCGGTGAAGATTGAGATCGTTGTTGTGGAGAAGCGGCGAGTGAGGACCCACGAGTTGGTTGGACAGCTGGGGTGGCTGTTGACCGGGTGACGATTCTCGCTTGCGCGTTGGCGGAGTTGGGTCAGGGTGACAATAGGTGATGATGTATGGCCAGCATTAGGCGAATGAACCAGGCATTCGATCGTGCGGAAGCGCGACGGGAGACGGACATGAACCAAGAGAAGAACCCGCGGGCCATCATCCCGCTCGATCTCGGTCAGGGCAAGGTGGTCAGGGCGGACGGCGACTGGATGTGCCTGACCGACCTGTGGCGGGTGGCCGGCGCCAACGACACGAGGCGGCCGGTGGAGTGGTTGCGCCAAGACCAGACGAAACGGTTTTTGTCGCAAATTCAGGACAGTGGTTTGAGCCCACTGTCCAGGATTGTGCCCGGAAACCCTATTACCCACACACCGCCCGAGACCTGGGCCGAGTGGCACGTGGCCCTCGCCTATGCCGAGTACCTGAGCCCCGCCTTCCACGTGCACGTGCTGGACGTCTGGATGGCATGGAAGCAGGGTCGCCAGTCGACAGGGCTGGACATGGGCCAGCTGGAGCGTGCCGTCGAGGCGGCTACCAGGGGGGCCATGGCGGGCGTCGTGGCCATGATCCCGAGTTTGGCTGGTGAGATCGCCAAGGTGCTGCCGGGCGGAAACACGCCGGTCCCGGCACTGCCACCCGCAATGCCGGCGCTGTCGGCCCAGGATGCCCCAGGAATCGCCGGCAGGGCTCACGACTACCGGGAGGCCACGCCGGAGCAACGGGCCGCCTGGGAGCGACTGTGCGCTACCTCGGAGTTTCGGGAGATTCGGACCCTGCGGGAACGAGCGATCATTGCCGGCAAGTACGACAAGCCGGGTCAGGCCGACCGGGACCTGTGGCGGATGTCGGTCCGGCACGCCCCCGAGGTCGACCGCGATAATGTCTACCTGAGTGCGCTGGCGCTTGGCTGCCTTGGCAGCGTGGTCGAGTGGGCACGGACTCTCTGGGGCTCGGGCCATCCGCCGGTCACATTCGACGAGGCATACCCGCGGGAGACCCTACCGGCGCCACGGATGCCGACGCCGCCCAAGATGTCGAACATAAGGCTGGTGCGGTACCAAGGGACTCCCGATGGTGACGCTTTCCGCCAGTACCGCAAGGCGGCCAAGGTAACTCAGGAGGAACTCGGGCTTCGGTTGGTCAAGATATGGAGCGGCTGGAACAAGCCGGCATTGAGCGCCTACGAGTTAGGCCGGAAGACAATGCCAGCGGAAGTTGAACGGGCGGCGCGCCGGATCATCGTTGAGCTTCAGGAGCCGAAGGCGGCGGAGTGAAAGTGGCATTTTGTCGAGGTTTTCTATTTGTGCGTCTACGCGCGCACACGCGCGCGAGGAAACTGACATGATCAAGCCAAAGAGACCGAGGACCGAAGCGCAGAAGCGGGCTTTTGAGAAGGCTCGGGCAGCACAAGGAACCGCGAACGACAGGGCGAGAGAGTTTTGTGAGCAATTGCGCGAAGAAACGGCCTGGGAATGGGCACGATCCGGTCACCTAAGCGACGATCCTGGTAACCCATACGACGGGTGAGACCATGAGACCGATTCCCGGGCTCGAGACTGTGTCGGAGGCGGCAAAGCGGGCGGGCGTCCATCCTTCGACGATCATCCGGTGGGCGCGGGCGGTCGAGAAGAAGACTGGGCGCCGGGTGCTGCGCCGTCCAGCGTGGCTGAAACGGTGGTTCTACTTGGACTCCCGGTCGCTGGCCTCGGAGTTTGAGGACGAAAAGATGCCGCAGGATGAAGCATGAGGGCGCGAGACGCCGGTGGATACCGCATCCGCGGTCCCTTAGGGCATGAATGCTGAACTGATCGAAGGCCAGAAGAATTGGGTTCGTTTCCAGTCAACACTGAGGCGCCACAAGCGCGAGAACGAACTCCGGAAGCGTGACGAGCGGGCGGGTGAGGCCGCCCTTCAGAAGGTACTCGACGGGGCGCGCCAGTTGCCTGTCTACGAGTTCTCGGAGTTGACCCGCTACCTGTACGATGGGCAGAGCGGCAAGCGGTCCAGGGCGTTGCGGGAGGGCAAAGCGGAGGTGTGGGCGGGTGTAGTGGTGGAGAGGGGATGACATCATGACCGAATACGATGACGATTTTGACGAGGAAGAGGACGACCTGGAGGACGAAGACGAAGAAGATGATGACGAAGCCGAGGACGATCTCGACGAGGAGGATGACGACGAGGACGCGGATGAGGACGATGAGGATTATGAGGACGAGGACGACCTGAAGGACGACGAGTTGCACTTTGGTTATTACCCTAAGGGACCCGATAAATGCGCATATTGTGGAGATCCGTGTGGCACCTACAATCTGTGTAAGGAGTGTAGAGCCATAGAGAAATGGTACAGGACCAGAGGTTAGGCCATGACCAATCACAAGTCCTACCTATCCCCCGAGGACCTCCGTGCATGGGTTCGTGAACACGAGCCCGACCTGCTTCATTTCTGCCAGTTCGGTGACATCGGGCCCGGAAGTGTCAACCTGGACCCGGACGTCAACGCGGGGAGCCGAAGCGAACCGAAACCTCCAAGGTATCCGTGGGGAGCCGACCTGTACGTGATCCTGACAGTGACCGAGCGGCTTCAGGAGGCAATCAGGTCGATGCCGGCCAAGGTAGTGGATGGGCGAAACAGGCCGTGTGTTCGGCAGATACTGACGACGCGCTACGGGGAACGAGGCTTCAAGTGGGACGACTCGGCTCCAGCCGACTCGGAACGGTGGCTGGTAGAGGCGCAGCGGGTCTATTGCGAGGCGGCCCGTCGGGTTCCTAGGTGTCGACGCAAGCCAGAGAACTACCCTGAGGCGGAAGAGAGTGCGCTGCGCGGTAGGGTTAGGATATGCGAAGGGGAGGACGAGGATGTTCAGGTGGTGACCGGCTTTCCGGAGGACTCTCCCAAGGTGAAGTTTGGGTTCGCGGAAGGACCCGAAGGTCGAGTCCCCGGAGGAGGAACCGTCGAACCTGGAACGTTCTGGCGCCCACGGTGCTCGGTCTGTTCTTGCTACGTGGACCAGTGCACCTGCCGGAGGTTCTGGTGACTCCCAAGGAAGTTACGCTGGCCGAGGCGGCCAAACTGATGGGAATGAGCCGGTGGGGAACACGAAAACGGCTGGCTACCCTAGGGGTTCTTCGGAGGGTCAGACGTGACCAACGTTGGCTTTATGTGGTGTCGTTGTCGGACATACACAGAAACCTAATCCCGTTCGATGACTGCCCGGTTATGGTCAAGGAAGTTGCAGAGCTACAAGAAATAGTAGAAGCGCTAAAGGCCGGACAAATACGCCTTGCTGAGAGAATCGGGGCATTAGAAAGACGGTCTAGTTGATGCAACCTTCGCAACTTCATGGTATGGGAATAGTAGAGGCTGCGTACACGCGCGGGCTCGCTGACAGGTCAATGCCGTGGCTATCAGACGAGAGAGTCGAAAGCTGGAAAGATCTGGCTGACCGTAGGACAGCAAGGGAACGCCGGCAGCCGTATGGGCGACAGGTAATGATCCGACAGTCCTGGGAGGACAGCAACCGTCGGACATTAGAGCGCAAAGTGGCGAAACTATTCAAAGAAGCCCAGCCGGGAGACAACGAGGTCGACCCCAAGGTGTTCGAAGCCCTCGTTGACTGGGCTCTGCCGCCCAAAGAACTCGACCGGATGAACCGAAGGGCGCAACGGACAGGGCGCTTGGAGTGGACGGGAGGGATCGTGTTTGTGCGGGGGCATGAACAGCAGGCCGCGGTGGCTGAATGACCAGGCACCCCACCGGCGGCACCTGGACCTGTTCCGAGTGCCAAGACCTGATTTTCGAAGGCCACATCTGCCGCGACTGCTACGCGATCTTATGCGAGACCTGCAACGAAAGCAGGCACCACAAGCCGACGCTGGTCGAGGCTGATCCGGACACGACCGGAGTCTGGTGCCCGAACGTGCCGGAGGCTGAAGCGGCGTGACCCACGATCTCCGCCAGCTAGTCGACGACGCCCTGATCGAGGCCAGGTGGGAAGGCAAGTCCAACCCGCTGAGTGAGACAGTCCGGAAGCTGTGCGACGCTATTGAGACCCTGTCCGAGCCAGCCGGGACCGAGCAAGTCGTGGTCATGGTGACAGGCCAGATCAGTGGACAGGCGAACTGAACAGGAGAGACCACGATGAACGACTTCGACGATCTAGCCAAGGTCAGAATCCGAGCGGTGCCGGGAACGAACCCGCCCGAACTCGAGGCTACGATCGTGGTCGAGTACCCGGGTCTGAAGGACGGAATCCGCTTCGGCGAGCCGATCAGGATGACGGTCGCTGACTGGGAGAAACGGATCGAGGAAGAAGCCGCCAAGGCTGGCTAGCCTAGCGAATACAATGCCCGACACCGAGCCCAGTCAGGGTCGGCGGTGGTAGGCTGGGTCGAGTCCAGCGGCGGGCACCAATCGGGGGTTGACAGATGACCAAGCCATCAATCGGATCAAGCGTTCATGTCGAGATCGACGGCCAGCACTGTGCCGCGGTCATCTCGAAGGTGCACGATGACGGGCGAATCAACGTCCGTGCATTCGGTGACAACGACGAAATTCCTGCTAGGCTTGAGCAGCTCGAGCAGTCCGAGTGGCATTGGCCCGAGCCCGTCTGGTACGGTCCAGGAACGCCGCTTGAGGAAGAATACTCGGGATAGAGAGACGGTTGGTTATTACTACCTGCAAGCGGTGGGCATCGGACCCCGCAAGTTTCCTGGTTCGGAAGCCGCTTGCTGATTCTGGATCGGTAGACGGCTAAGGAGACCGGCCGGGCTGTAAACCCGGTGCCTATCGGCCCGCCTGGTTCGATACCAGGACGATCCACGAGCCCCTGGGAGTCCCGAGAGGCTGGGGTAACCAAGGCACTCCCCGACCGTTCCCCGCCGGGGGTATCAAACTGGGAGTGAGTGGAACCGCCCGGGACGGTCATCAGCCTCTAGTCGCAATGGCGCGACGCCTGGTTTGGAACCAGGAGGCGGCACGTTCGATTCGTGCGAGGCTGACGATGCGCAGTAGTGATGCGCAGTTGCTGTTGACACTGGGCAGCTAACCCGGGATTCCCGAAAGGCTCTCCGGGTCTTGTCGGTGGAGTGGCACGGCCCCACGCCAGGCCCATAACCTGGAAACAGCAGGTTCAACTCCTGCCTCCGACTCCAAGCAGCCGGCGCCCCGTCGCTCGTCCCTCCTCCCGACGTGCGGTGCCGCTGCTGACTATTCAGAGTCTCGGGAGACCAAACAGAAGCAAAGCGATCGGGTTGCATACTGCAAGCCTGTTGAGATGCCCTCGGTGTTCGCCTGCCGCATAAAGGCGTAAACGGGTGTCGAGATGCGGGGCCAGAAGACGGCAGCGTCTTTAGAGGCGAAGTTCAGAGCCGAGTATCTCAGACTAGCCAACGCAAGTCGCGCGGGACAGTTGGTAGGTATCGAAGAGCGAACGGCTAGGAATCTTGCTCAGAAGGCTGACGCTGATCCGGAATTTTCCGAAGCTCGCCGACAGCTTTATGCGCGTGCGTTGGACGAAACCGAAAGCCTGATGCTGAACGTTGTGCGGACCGCGCACGACAGATACCAAGACGAGCTACCAGAGCCGGAGATACCCGAAGGGTTCCGTGGGACGATAATCGTAAAGGACGAGCGGCCCGCACATGGACGGTTGGTGGTTGACAGCCACCGAGCTCTGTTGGCGCATCAGAAAGCGATAGCTGAAGCGGGTGACGGTCCGTCGCAACCAGTCGTAGTGATCGACCGATACGCGCCTCCGGGAGCACATGGAAGCGGAAGCACTGGATCAGGCGATTCACCTGAGTCCACAGAACTACCCGCAGGAGGAATTCCTACAGGCGGCGGGACCGAATAGGTGCTGCTGCATACCGTGGGGACGCGGTGTAGGTAAGAGCGGTTGGTTCTTGAGGATGTCTCTGCTCCGGGTGGCACAGAACGCCTGGAGAGCCCGGCCGAACTGTCCGAAGCGCTTGCGAGGCGTTCGGATCCTGTTCGCCATGGACACGCTGGCGCACTTCAAGGAAGTGTACGCGACCGAGCTCGAGTCGTTGGTCAATGGTGAATGGGCGGGGCTAGGCGGCAAGGTCAACAAGTCGACCTACTGGGTGACGTTCCCGGACGGTTCGATCATCCGTCCGTTTCCAGCTGACCAAGCGACGTCGAGTAAGGTGCTCGGTACACGCTGCGACATCATTGTCGTGGACGAGGCGGACGACGTTTCGATCGCGGTACTCGAGGCCAAGTTCCTGCCTCTGCTGACCGAGCCCTGGTCGTTCCACGAACTCTGGATCGCAGGCACGCCACGCAAAGGGACGCGCGGCCTGCTTCACAAGTTCTTCAAGCTCGGACAGTCGGGAGACCCGGCGTACTGGTCGCGACATGCTACCTACGAGGAAGCCGGAACTCTACTCGATCTGGCCTACGTCGATAGCCAGCGAAAGCTGTTGGCTCCGGCAATCTTCGCCCGGGAGTACGAGGCAAACTTCACATCGGCGGAGGGTCTGGTCTACGGGGGAACGTTCGACGAACGGTTCCACGTCAGAGAGCATCCTCAGGGAATCGGTTGGACCGAGGTTCTGATCGGGGGAGACTTCGGGTTTCGCGATCCTGGCGTGCTGTTGCTGATCGGAGTCATTGGCTCAGGCCGTGACGCTGTCTGCTACGTGGTAGACGAGGTCTACGCTACAGACCAGCTTCAGGATTGGTGGATCGAAAAGATGCGAGAGTGGATGGCTGAGTTTCCGTCCGCCAAACTATACCACGACCCGTCGGCCAAGGAACTGATCAAGGCGTACAAGAAACTCGCGCACGCCAATCCGGTGGAGCCGATCTTCAACAGTCCGATCGAACAGGGCGTTGTGGTCGTTTCCACCATGTTCAAGATTCAGACGGTTGGAGAGGGAGAAAATGCTCAGCGGATGGCTCACCTCTACATAAGCCAGTGCTGTCGTAATCTGATTTGGGAGCTGGGCATGTATCGGCGGAAGCGTGACCCGCACAACCACGATGCATATCTGGAAGAGATCCAGGACGGGAACGATCACGCACCGGACGCGCTCCGGTACGCCATCGCCACCCGCTTCGGTTCCCTCTACAAGTCCGGGGCCGTCCGCACGTCACCAAGCTTTGACGACCGAGTTTAGTCTCACCCGAAAGCCCACCCTATGAGCCGTTGGTATCCCCAGAAGATGACGAACGCGGCGCCAGCGAGTGCGACGACGCGCGTTGGCTCGGACACGATCGAAGGGCTCAAGGATTTTACCTGGTTCGAGACCACGGGCTACTTCGCCGGTGCCTCGGGCGGCACGCTGGACATCTACCTACAGCGCGAGATCGTGGGCGGCGTCTGGGAGGACTGGGCGCACTTCCCGCAGCTCGCCGACGGTGCGGCTGCGGTTAGATACTGGATCCCTCCCTACGGCTGCAACAACGCGGCCACGGTAACGATCGGGACTGGTACCGCGACCTCGGCTACCGTGGCCATGGCAGCCGGCGTTGCGCTTGGCGGACACCCGGGTGACAAGGTGAGGATGGTGTTCGTGACGGGTGCCGGGACGACGGCCGCGGCTGTCAATCAGACGGTGAGGATTGTTGGGCATAAGTCGGGGACGTAGTCGGGCGGGCGAGCTTGACACTGGCGCGGTTTGCGTCAGGACAACGGGAGAGCAAGTAGCGGCCTAGAGAACCGCAAGGGAGAGAGTCATGGGAGAAATTAGCTACGATTACAGCGTCGACCACCCAGACGGTCGAATCACACACAACCAGGTTGGCGAAGAGGGAACGTTCTTCTTCATTCCGAAGAAGCCAGGCACTTACACAATCAGGGTTACGCCAGTCGAGAAGCCGCTGACGTTCTTCGGGAGGGATGTTCTCCAGGACCGACCGGATCACTTCTGTTTTGAAGATGATCAGTTTCGAGTCGTTGTGTTCTATGAAACGGACGGATGGAGAGCAACACTAAGACGCAAGCCCAGTGGGGTGAATTCGATCTATATAACCAATCGATTAACCCCCCAATCTGCTCTAGCCGTTCTCGAACAGGCCTGCCTAGCTGAAGCCGAGTTCTGGATGTGGAAAGTTGTCCGCTACGGAGACCCGGACAAGAAGTGAGGGAGACGGCCATGGGAGACACGAAGACGCAGATTGCTGACACCAGCGCCGCGATTGACTACGCGCTGAGTGTTCTGAATCGCGACGCACTTACCTTCGAAGGGTTTGCTAGCCTAGCTCAGGCCGCCAAATCCCTCGCCGAAACGCTAGTACTCCTCCAGCAGGTGGCCGCAAACGAGTCAGCACAGCGACTGACTGACGCGATCGTGAAGAAGTACGAGAGCGCGGAAACGGTGCCCATCGTGGCAGTCGTGCCCGGCGGGGTGTCGTGAGCGTTGAATCGATCTACGACGAATGGCTCCGCACCGACTTCTACCCACGCAACAAGCCGTGGCGCTACTTCCTGACCTCGCTGATCTGGTTCCCGCTACTCGGCCTGCGCATTCAGACCGAGCGTGCTGACGACGACGAGCCGCAAGCTGAGCCGGAACCCGAGCCAACGTTCGTACCGCCGACAGAGCTACCCGACTGGATGCAGCTGACTCAAGAGCCGTGACGCACGGCGGACCAAAGCCGTGGCCGACCAAGACTTCAACCCGTTCGCGCAGCCTGACCTGATCAGGCACAGCCCGCGCTACAAGCGGCTGGACAAGCTGTCACGCATCTTCGACGGCAAGCAGTACGAGGGCCGCCCAGACTGGTGGACAGGGATCAAGCAGCAGGGAGAGACGCCGGTTCCGCTGAGGCAGCGGAAGCCGTGCATCGTCTACAAGCTTCCCAAGGCCGCGGTTCGTCAGGTCGTCAATTTCCTCTGGGGTGACGGGCGCTGGCCACAGGTGACCGTCCCGTCTGCTGAGGACCTGGCCAAGCCAAAGAAGGGACGGCGACGCGGCAAGAAGGCGAAGCCTGGCGAGTCGGTAGAGCCGCCCAAGCCGAAGCCGGTCAAGGCGCAGACGGGAGTCGTTCAGCTCAACGAGGACGAGGCTGACGCGGTTCAGCAGTGGCTGTCCAAGCTGATCGAACGCGCTCGGATCAAGCCTCGCCAGCGTGCGCTGTCGACCAAGGGGATCGCGATTGGGACGAGCGTTGCCCTGCTCTACCTGCGCAACGGCGAGCTACAGCTCGATCTACCGCAGCCGCAAGACTGCTGGGCCTCGTTCGTCTCGGACGACCCGGACAGCGAGGTCGAACGACTCGTCTGGTGCTACGAGTTCGACAAGACGGTGATCGACCCGATCAGCGAGAAGCCGACCACCAAGCGCTACCTGTATCGGCGGGACTGGGACAAGACGAGTTGCCACGTCTTCGCTGACGTTGAGCTCAAGGTCGACCAGAAGAAGATCGAGTGGCGTGAGGTCTTGCCGGCCAAGCCGCATGGGCTGAGCTTCTGCCCGGTACTCTGGATCCGCAACGACCCGGAATCGGGTAGCGGGATCGACGGAGTTTCGATCTACGAGAACTCGGAAGACGAGATCGAGACGCTCGACCAGACGGCTTCGATTCGGTATCGCGGGATCGCCTACCTGGGTACGCCTCAGCTAGTCGAGACCGCAGAACAGTGGAAGGAGACGCCTGACAACTCGCAGGTGGCTTCTGGTCCCGCAGGATACTCGGTAAGGCAAGACGGAGATTCTCCGCACGGCCAGATGGCGCCACGGTCGGTGCGCAAGTTCGCGCCGAACGAGATCTGGCACTACGAAGGCGAAAAGGTCGACGTCAAGATAATCGAGGCCGGCGGCCAGGCTTACGACCTCGCGAGCAAGCACCTCTCGGACATCCGCAACCGGCTGCTTGAAGGCTGGTCGGTTGTGCTCTCGAACCTCGCAGACCAGGTAGGGACAAGCACAACCGCGCAGGAGATGAGCGCGAAGTTCTTGGCGCTCGCCCACGCTCCGCTACTTGGCCTCGTCTCAAGTTACCGAAATACCTGGTGGTCGTTCTCCCTAGAACGGCTGCTTCAGATGTCGCTCCGTATCTGCGTCGACCTCGAAGGCCGAGGGATCATGATCCCTGGCTCGGAAGATGTGGCGGCGATCGGGAAGCGCTTCTACCAGACCGTTGCCGGCGACGACGGACAGCCAGTGCGTCGCTGGCTTGGCCCGACACTCGAGCCCACGTGGGGCCGCTTCTTCGACCCGAGCGACAAGGAGATCGGGGAAGCTGTCACAGCCGCGAAGACCGCGCGTGACGGCAAGCTGGTTACCCTGGAAACCGCAATCACGCAGATTGCCGACGACTTCTGTATCGCCGACATTCAGCGCGAGATCGAAGAACTCGAGGAAGAACGCGAAGGCGACGACGCTAAGGCTGCGGACAACGCGCAACGGGAACTCGACAAGCTGACCGAGCTCGCACATGGACGACCAGGAGCGACACCGCCGGGAGGTGGAGAAGACGCATCGAAAGCTTCTGGCGACCGAGGCGGCGTTGCTGCTCCTGCTCCGTCGACAGGTAAGGCGTCAGGCACTGCCGGCGGACCCGTGGGCGGCAAGAGCAACGCTCAGCCAGTCGCTGGCTAGCGTCTACCTGACCGGACGGATAGTCGCCCACGCGGCCGGGCTGACCAGGCTCGAGGCCGAACTCGGCACCATCGACCCGGAGTTGGCGGCCCTCGTGCCCGCCCAGGGCGGCATGGCAGACGCTTTCGGGATCTCGGCTGGGCTGTGGGCCCTCCTAGGCTCCAGGCGCTCCAGAGTGGCGGCAGACGGCTATGCGGACCGGTGGCTCAAGCTGGTCAGGGAAGAGCAGGCGGCCGGGAACCTGAATCCCTACGAGGCCGCGATCAGGCGGGCGGCTCCTAGGCTCGAACTCGGCGCAGTCACCGAGAACTCGGAGGCGTTCAACCGGGCTCGGCAGGACGCGATTCGGCGCATCTCGCATACGCGGACCGACGTTGACTTGGTGCGCGTCTGGAACGCAGTGCTCGACAAGCGCACATGCGAACGGTGCTCCAGGAACGATGGCAAGTGGGTCGAGGCGGCCGCGCGCTTTCCCGAGGGAGAGCCGGGCAGTGTGCACAACCGCTGCCGATGCACCGATGAGCTGATGCCACGCGCCTGGGTGAGCAATCTGGATGTAGCGGCGTGACGAACAGGGAGAAACACAATGGAACGTTGGAATCGACAGGGACACAAGCCTGCATACCCGATCACGATCGCGCACGACAAGGATTCCGGCATCTATGCCCGGTACGTGCCGGAGACTAACCAACTCGAGGTCATGGTCAGCGTCAGGACAGAGACCTGCAACCGATGCGGTGTCCATCTGGTGAACGTGTCTGATCTAGAGTCGAATCTTCGGATGCTCATCCAGTGGATCGAGGACGAGAAGACGGCGGCGATTCTTGGCCTATCTAAGTCTGCGTGACCAGGGAGAGACACATGCACACGCTCGAATCGCTACTTCTTAGGCAAACACTCAGAGCAGAAAGTACACGCGACATAGACGCGACAATCCGGTTAGTCGATGCGGTTGCTTGTTGGGGTCGAGTGTCCTTGCTGCCAGAGAAACACTTCGAGTCAGACGAGGACAAGCAAGAATGTGTTCGCACGTACCAGGCTGACGCGAGAAGGCTCGAGAGACTGCTTTCCGATCGTATCGGTGCCCCAGTGACCATCTCTGTCCAAGGTCTTCCGCCAACAACGCTGGCTGATTAGTCCCATGAAAGGCAACTCCAAAGTCCTCGGCCTGCTCAACGAGCGGCTTACCGACGAGCTGACTGCTGTCCACCAGCACATCAGCCACGCCGGGCTACTCGAGGTCCAAGGGCACCGGGGCCTGGCCGAGAAGTTCTGGTGCGACTCGCGCGGGGACCTGAGTAGCGCCGAGCAACTGATCGCGCGCATCACTTTCCTCGAAGGCAAGCTCACGCGGACGGCCAACGAGATCGCAAGCGCGACCACGGTCGAGGACATGCTGAAGGCCGACCTGAAACTCGCGCTGGCCTCAGTCGACGGATACAACGAGACAATCGGCGTCTGTCTCGAAGTCGGGGACCACGGGACGCGCCGGCTGGTCGAAGGACTGCTGGGCGACGCGGAACGCCGAGTGCAGTTCCTAGAGTCTCAGGTCCAGCAGATCAAGCAGATTGGCGTTGACGCATACATGGCGAGCACGGGTGCGCCGCCCTGTCCGGCTACCTCTACGCCGTCCACCTTCTGACCACGGAAACACAATGGCTATTTTCGACGAAGCCACTGGCGTCCGTCTGGACCCAGTGACCGTTCCGCCGCCTCCGCCTGCCGCGCCTGCGGTCAAGGCACAAGACTCCCTGCCCGACAAGGGCGAAACCGTTCCACAGAAACAGCCCATCCACAATCAGGGCGGGAAAAGGTAAAGACACATGGCCGCTATCGCAATCACCGCGAACACCGACGCGGGCGTTTCGTTTCGCACCGTCACGAGCGACGCCGTCAGCCACATCCAGGTTGTCGAGATGTTGATCGACATGAGCGGTCGCACCACCTACGCCTCAGGCGACGGCATTACCATCACCGCGGCTTCGATCGTTGCCGGCGTACTCGGATCGCGACGCAACGGCAAAGCCTGTACGATGATGTACGAGGGAACATACGACCTTGTCACCCCCGCCATTCCGTCTCAGGGTGCCATCAGCCTGACCTCCGGACTCGAGTATATGCTGACCGGTGAGAGTTGGGACGGCACGACGCTGACGCTGAACATCACCAAGGTGGCGGCAACCGAAGGTGTGTTGGCAACCGGCACCGGCACTCTGCCGAACTTCAATCAGCCGTTTGGCGTCATGATCGCGATCAAGAACACGGCTGACATTCCGGCTGCGTAACAGCGGTCGTCAACAACAACCATTCGCCTCGGCGGGTCGGCGCAAAGACCCGCCTTCGACGAAGCGAGCGCGTCGCATGTCGCCCGCCCACATATCCCAGGTGTCGCGCACCGCATACAGCGCGTTGAGGGAAGCTCATGACACAGCACAAGGTCAGCGTTCAAGATCCGTCCGCCGGGACACCGGCAACTCCGCCCGCAACCGAGACGCCCGTACAAGCGGCGTCCGCTGTTGCTCCAGAGACCCCGCAACAGGAGTTGCAGCTCGACCCGGCGAAGCCTCCCGCGTGGCTCGCACCGAGACTGCAAGAGGCAAAGGACGCGGCTACGAACGCGCTGCTCAGGGCGGCCGGCGTAGCCAAGACCGAAGAGTTGACCGCAAAGCTCGCGCGGCTGACCGAGCTCGAAACCGCGCAACTCACGGCGGAAGAGCGCTCTGCCCGTGAACTCGCAGAGTTGCGCACGAAGGCTGCCGAGACCGACCGATACAAGCAAATGAGCTCGGCGCTGGCTGAGCAACAGTTTGCGGCGTTGCCAGAGAACGAACGGGCTGCACTTGAAGACCTGTCTCCGCTGGACCGCATTCCCTACATCACCAGGTTCGCGAAGGCCCGTTCGGGTTCTCAGGGCGTCGTCGATCCAGCACTCGCGATCTCGCCCGCGCCCGCCCCAGCACCCAAGCCCGCCGACACAGCTCCGCCCGGCAAGGCGCCGGCACCAGCTGTGACGCGCTCCAAGTACGACGAATGGCAAGCGATGCCTAACGGCACGATGAAAGCCATCTTCTACGGACAGTTTACACAAGACATCGAATCCTCGCGCCCTTCGTAACAACGCGAGGCCGAGCAAACCGGGGAATCCCCCCGACCATCACACATAGAGGTACACCATGTTTTTTGGAAGGGCTGCTCTGCCCGCACAATACGAGGACTTCGTCACCACGGTCGGCGGGAAGGGCCTGACTCTTCCGACCCCCGTTCCCCAGTTCTTCCTCGCCAACGCCGCGATGGCTGGGCGCTTCAGCGCTGCGGCCATGCAAGCCGGGATGACCGGCGGCCGCATGATCGAGATCATGGGCGGCGGCGCACAGCATCCTGGGCTGGCGCAACTGGTCACGATCGAGTCCCAGATTCCTGGGCTGATCAACGTCATCGAGGAGTTCAACAGCCAGAAGACCGAGGGCGACACTCTCAAGTTCATGCGCCCCGTGTACTCGGTCGGTGGTCTTGGTGAACTCGACCGCGCGCTGAAGGCGCAGGTGGCGATCGGAACGACTGGTCGCGCCGCGAGCCTCGAAGAGGTGCCGATGACTCTGCACGAGTACGTCGGTCCCTATGCCAGCGGCGGATCCGCTGTGCAGCCGTTCGAGGTCCGTCAGTTCGACGCACTCTATCGGGCGAACAAGATCGCGCTCGCGTCCGCTGTGGCTCATCACCTGAGCTACGACTACATGAACTGGCTCGACTCTGTGCTCATGTGCAAGTTCTGTCGGGCGACTCGTTCCGGCACGACCTGGACCTCTGCGGACACGACCTACCTGACGTTCTCGGACAGTACGTTCACGCTGGCGTCGGACTACGTTGCGGCTGGCGGATCGCAGTTCAGCTGCGAACAGCTGCTTCGCGCCCGCGCGACGCTCCGTGATCGATACGTCAATCCGTTCCCGAGCGGACGCTACGTGGCACTGGTTCCCACTTCGTGGGTGACGCACCTGATCGGCGACGTGCAGTACCGCGAGATGAGCAAGGCTCACGCGGACGGCCGAAACCTGATCTTCGGCTACATCTCCTCGATCGAGAACATCGATATCTACGAGTGCAACACGCTTCCGACCTACGCGGCTGCCGGTACCTACGGTGGCGCCGTGATTGCGGCTGGCGTAACGATCAACGAGGGCATCCTCGTCGGCCCCGGCGCTGTCGGCTTCGGCTGCGCACTGCCTCCTGAGGTCCGGTCCGCGGACGACACCAACTACCAGACCGCTGCGAAGATGATCTGGTACGCCGTCCAGGCCCAGGAAGTTCTCGACGACCGGTACGTGCAGCGCTTCTGTGCGCAGACCACGTAATCCCTGAGCTGACCAGAGAAGGCACAACCATGGACTACACCAAGAAGCAAGCTGCACGAGCGGCTGCTATTCTGACCAACGGAGAGGTCGCGGCAAGCGCGTTTCTCACCGAGAAGTCCGACAACGGCGCCGTGACGGTCGAACTCAACTTCACGATTGGTTCGCTAACCAACGTGATCGTCAAGTTCTACGGGTCCGCGGACGGCACGAACTACTATGCCGTAAACGAGCCATACGTTGGACTCACCGAGACACTGACGGCCAGCGTCAACAAGTTCTACACGTTCCCTGCGCTGCCCGGGCTCAAGCGATTCAGAGTGTCGTTGACGGGCACAGGCACGCTGACGAACTCGACCGCAACCGTAAACTACTATCACTTCCAGCGTGGAAGCCAGAGGTAACCAATGTACGCAGCTACTGTCACCGGGCGCGATAGCGCCGATCTTGCGGCCGCCAACTACACGACTTTCTTGGACCTGCGGAACACGCTGGACAACAAGGTCACGTGCGACACGACCGTCACGGTATCAAGCATGACTGACTGTACGTGGACTGCCTACGGTTCCCGCACTGTCTCCGCGGCTGCGACCCCCATCTGGCAGAACGGCCAGATGATGACCGGCAAGGTTACCACGACGACTTCGGCCGCCCTGGTGTTCGACCTTCCCGGTCTCCGCTACTTCCGTCTTGGCTTCGTGCCGAGCGGCACCACGAACGCTACGGACGATGTCGTTGTCACCTGCTGCTACAACGACTACCTGACCTCCGCCGCCGCCGACGGAGCACTGAGGGTCGACTAATGCGAGAAGCAAGTTCTGTAGGACGAGCCGCCGGCTCGATCGCTACGGTAACCGTTGGCGCTACCGCGCTGGATCTCAGGAACACCATGGACGGCAAGGTGACCTGCGAACTGAGCGTTACCTGCGCCACGGTGACCGCGATCGAGTGGTATGCTTATGTCTCGCGCACGGTGAGTGCCGCAGACATTCAACTCTTCAACGCTCGACTTCCCATGGAGGGTTCGGTGACGGGCACCAGGACGCAAGCCCTGTCACTGGACGCTTCGGGATATCGATACCTGCGGATCATCGCCAGCACGGTAACGGGTGGCGCTACCGGCGCTACCGACTCGGTTGCCGTGACCTACTGCTACAACGACTACATGGCGAGTGCTTCGGCCGACGGCGTGCTGAGGCTCGAGTAGTTCCGACTGACGTGGTTGCCGGCGCGTTGAGAGATGCTGATCTCTACACCTGTTGTGGCTCGCGAAAGCGGGCAGCTCGCCGGCAATGGCTCTGTTGACTACTGCGCAGAGCTAGACATGACCGACACGTTGGACGGGCAGGTGTCCGTCGATGTGTCGGTGACGAAAGGTAATCTCGAAAGCGTCATCCTTTCGTTTCACGCCGGGCCCGAGTCGTTGCCGACCAACGTGGTGAGCGACGGCAAGGGCGTGTGCTCCGAACGGATCAGTGATGCCACGGCGGGACGCAACGTCACGTTCCGCACCACGGCTAGATACTTCCGGGCCTCGGTCACTGGCAACGGTGAGGACCCGTCCGGCTCGGACGCTGTGGTGACCTACCACTACCTGCCTCGGCTAAACGCAATCGCAGCGGCGTTGGCCAACGCTTCAATCGGCTGACTGTTACTTCTCGGGGGTTTCCTGTGCGTGTCTACGAAGACGAACCTCGCAGCTTGCCTGTGTGGGTCGCGAATAGAGGCGCTCTCACTAGGAGCGCCTGATGATCACACCGATTACCGTAGTAGCTCGCGCATCGGCTCCGCTGACTGGCGGCGGAACGGTTGACTACTGCGCGAACTTGGACATGACCCAGACCCGAGACGGTCAGGTCACGATCGAGATCGCGGGGACGAAGGGTAGTCTCCAGTCGATTGACCTCGCTTTCTTGGCTGGCATCGCTCCTGACCCAACGAGCCCGATCAGTCTAGGGACAGGGATACTTACCGAGTCGATCAACGACGACACGTGGTCGCGAAGCGTGACCATATTCACGACCGCGCATTACGTGCGAGCCGCGGTAGCCGGCGTTGGAACCCACCCGGCAGGGTCTGACGTGGTCGTCACCTACCACTACCCGCCCAACGTGGACGCCATGGTTGTGGCGAGCAAAGACGGCGTGCTGAAGATCACTACCTGAGACCACGATGGCACTCACGACAGCCGAGCAGGAGAGCCTTCGCTTTCATCTTGGATTTGGCAACCTGTCGTCGGTCTCTCTGCCGTACACGGGTGACACGTTCTGGACGCAGGTCGCTTTCGTCTCCGACTACCTCGGGACCGGCAACGAGACGGAGGCGGCTACCGCGATCACAGCCGGCGGCACCGTCGAGATCACGCCGGACTCGATGACGGGCATAGCGGTCTACGGGCAGCTTGTCGTCGACGTCGCTGACGCGGCGGAGATCGTGACCGTGCAAGCGACCACGGTCTCCACATTCACCGCAACGTTCGCCAACGCGCACCCGGCGACCGGATACCCGATCGCCACGATGAGCGGTCTGGCACGGTTCCGCCTGCTGCTCTGGGACGCCGACAAGGCATGGCGCGCTTGTACGGACGGAAGCGTGGGTGTCTCCGCTGGACTCAAGTCGGTGGACAAGGGCGACGTGGTCTGGTTCGAGGGCTTCAGGGTACTCCGGGACAAGCTGACCCACTACATGGCGATCGTCAGCCAGTTGAGCCACCTGACCAGGATCGAGCCCAACTGGGTCGACCAGTCGCGTATGGGTAGGTCCTCGAGTCTCGAGGCCTGCTGATGCCGACCGCGTTCGTCAAAGGACTGCGGAAGGTCCTGAACAACGCGCGATCCGTGCCTGGCGAACTCGGACTTCGCCAGTGGGCAATCGCGTTGGTGACAGAGACCTGGAGCGGAGACTTCGCGGGCGAGGGCACGCGAACGACGACGACTACCTCGCTGACTCACGCGAATCAGAACGCGCCCAAGGTTGTCGCAAACAACGGGAAACGGCTGATGCTCGGTGTTGCCGACTCGGGCATCTACGAGATCGGGCCGTTCACTCCGATCGAAGGGATCAGCTGGGCGAACGTCACGCAGTCGGCGCTGGCAGCGAACACGACGGCCAAGATCCGGATGACCCATGCCGAGAGCGGCGAGGTCAAGTGGTGCGTGATCAAGGACGCGAACACGGACAAGGCGCTGGGCGTCAAGCTGACCGTGAGTGAAGAGGCGGCGAAGTAGCGATGGCGAAGAACTGGATTCAGGGAGCGATCGGGAAAACAGGCGCGTTGACCGCCAAGGCGAAGGCCGCGCACATGCCGATGGGCAAGTTCATCGCAAAGGCGACGAAGGCGGGCAGCAAAGCTTCGGCGACCACGAAGCGACAAGCCAACCTCGCGAAGACCCTGAAGAGCTTCGGCAAGTAACTTACGGAGCGGAGCCGACTGTCGGTTAGTCGGAGCGGGCTGTAAACCCGTCGGCTTTGCCCTGCGCTGGTTCGACTCCAGCTCGCTCCACCAGGACACCAAGTGACCGACGGCCCCCATCTCAACGAACGGTTTGGAGCCGCCACATTCCCGAGCCGCACGGGCGCCGCCTACGAGCTCGACTCCTCGGCTGGTCTGCTGCGCCACCCGGGTCAGGACACGCTGCTGGCGCTGTTCAGGGCGGCCATCAACGCCGAGCTTGGGGACGACTGGACGACGGTCACGAACACGCTGGAGACCGGGCACAGGCTCAGGAGCACGAGTCCGGTCGAAAGCGCTAGGCCGTTGCGCCCGTCAAAAAACGTCCTCCTAGAACTCAAGTCCAAGGCTCCGATTCTGTTCCTTCACCCAGACGGGGAGGGAGAGTTTTCTGCATTCACTCAATACGAGGATCAGAAGACACAGGATTGGAAGCTGCACTGGATCATTGGTCCGTGTGACGTTGGGGATGCGCGAAAGATTGAGTGGTTCGCTGACAAGATCGGAAAGCTGATCCGTCGCGTATGCGTTGGAAAGCTACACCCCGCCTACATGAGTGGCGCGATCCAGTGGAACGACGACAGCTCGACCAACGCGGCTGACTTCACGAAAGTAGCGGTTACCAAGTCAGGATTCGACCCTGGCGCCGTCTTCGAGGGAGAAGACGACACGCCGTTCGGAGCGTTGCAGGTGTCTCTGCAAACGACAGAGACCTCTAGCACCCTAACCGATGCGGACGTGACGGCCGAGGGCGCGGACGGGACGCTGAACGTTGGTGACATGATCGCGCTTCGTGACGACTTCATTATCCTGGACACTGATTACGGACCCTAGGCCATGTTCGCCGTTCGCGGCTTCGTCCGAATTCGCCCGATGGAGGCGAGCCATAAACGGTTCGAGGCGAAACACGAACGGGCGCTAGCGGAGAGCATCGGCAAGGCACGGCCAAACGTTGTCGACTACGTCAAGAACCGGACGTGGTTCAGGCGGCGCAGCGGCCGCAACTCGCTGAAGGATTCGGTAGAGACGCGCGTTCGCTGGGGCAAGTCGACGATCCGTGTTCAGGCGTTTACGAACAAGAAGCACGCGCGACACGTTGAATTCGGTACGAAGGCGCACTTCATACGTCCTCGGTTCAAGAAGTTTCTGCACTTCTTCTGGGAGAAGATGGGCGTTTGGTTCACCGGACCAAAGGTGAACCACCCAGGCACGAAGCCTCCCTACAAGTTCCTGTGGCGGTCAACAAGCGGCGCCGCGATGGACTTCCAGCGCGACATGGCCGCCCGCATGGGCCGTATCTCCTATTCGTTCTGACTCCTCACCACGCGAGAGGTAACACCAACATGCTTCGAGCATATGCGAAGCCCGGCTGCCCTGTGCGCGAGCCCGGCCATGCTATTCCGACTCCAGGCCAGCCCGTGCGTCGGCTCGGCATGACCTTCGACTACGCCACGAAGGACTACGTCCCTAGCGGCGTACCCTGTCAGTGCGACGAGACCGCCGAAGGCGCCCGAGAACTCCTGAAGGCGATCCGTCAGGGTGCAGTGCTTGCCGCTGACGTAGAGACGGCGGCTGCGGCTGGCGTTCCGTTCGTCGAACTCGAGGTCGGCGAGGACAAGTGGGCAAGGCCCAAGACGGCGGCGAAGGCCACCGAGAAAGCTAAGGGCTAACAGCCATGACGACCATTTCTGTTGCTGGCGTTGGCAGTAACTTCTACGTTCCCGCGACCCTGATCGAGATCCTGTTCAACCAGGGAGAGTCGGGTGGCGCACAGGGACCACGCGAGGTCGTGTTCTATTCGCCGAAGAGCTCGAGCGGAACCGGCACAGTGAACACGAAATACGAGTGTCAGAATGTTGGGCAGGCCGAGACCTATGCGGGAACCGGGTCGCCTGGTCACCGTGCGGCCATCGAGCACTTCAAGGTTCCAGGGGCTCGGCGCTTCTGGTTGGTTCCCTACGCTGCGACTTCCGTCGCGACCGCTACGTCGGCGGTAAAGGCGCTCGTGGTAGCCGGCGCGACCGGGACGACTGGTACGCAGCACGTCTACATCTGCGGCGAGGATTGCAGTTACGTCAGCGCGACCACCGACGAGTTTATCGCCGTCGGCGCCGGGCTCACGTCCGCGATCAACAACAAGAGTTGGCTGCCGGTCACCGCCACATCGACTGGCACGGCTACTGGCGCAACGATCTCGATCACGGCACGCATCCCCGGGATCTCTGGTAACGGAGCGATCAAGGTCCGCACTAAGATCGACAACGGACCGATCACGATCACGGGTGCTGGCGATCTAGCCGGCGGACTCGAAGGCACTACGACTGAGGCGGCAAACCTTGCCACTGCCATGGCTGCCGTCGCTTCCACGTCGGGACTCTATTACCACTGCTGGGGAGGCGCGGCCCAAACCGGTGCAACCGGATACGCAACGCTGACCAACATGAAGACCGCGATCAACACCAGGTCGGCGGCCAACCCGGGCCTGCGCGCTGTCGGAATCGCAGCCGCACGCGACACGTTGGCGAACATGACACTGATCGCCAACGCGCCCAACTACGAACGCCTCCAGTTGCTCTGGCAAGAGAACGGCGAACTCGACCCGGCGTCTATCGTGGGACACTGGGCAGCGGTTCGTTGCTCCAAGGAAAACGACGACTCGGCCTATAACTTCGCTGGCTATGGCACACGAAGCGGACAAGCCGATTGGGATATTCCGCCCGCGTATTCGGACTCCGACTGGCCGACGGTTACCGAGCAGAACACGGCAATCACCGAGGGGATCACGCCGATTGCGTCAACGCCAAGCGGTTCCTATGTCGTGCTCTCGGTCAACACCAGGGCGAAGACCGCGGGTCTCTACGACTTCAGGTCGACTGAGACGCATCGCTGCTCTGTCGCCGACGACCTTGCAGCTGCGCTGAGCTCCAGGTGGACGCTCAACTATGGCGGCCAGAAGCTACGAGACGACGTCAAGTTGGCCAACGGTCAAGTCGATCCGAACCAGAAGCGAACGAAGGGTGTGGTCACTCCGAGCCAGGTTCGGTCCGGACTGATCAACAAGACCCTTCGCGAGTTCGATGCGGACGGGAAGATCCAGGACACGGATAACACGATCCTGAACGCGGTTGTCCAGAAGTCCCTGGTCAACAACGCGCGAATCGAGTTCGAGTTGAACGTGCGCGCCATCGATATGGCGAACCAGTTCCTCGGGCGAATCAACGAAGTCTCGCCAGCGTAAAGGAGCACCGACATGTCTGACGTATTGAATCTGATGCCGGTGTTCATCAACGGCGAGCTCCGAGACCGTGTGCAGTCGATGAAGATCGAGCTCGACGGCGGCTACCAGGATATTGTCTGCATCGGGCAAGGCCTGGTCGGCTTCAACTCGGGCGCCAAGAAGTGCACGCTCGACCTCACCGAGGTCATCCGCAACAGCGGGATCGAAACCGAGTGCTGGAACTGGTGTTACAACGAAGAGTGGGTCGACCTCCAGATCGGTGTCGGCGCCAAGGACTTCGTGGGTACCGGCAAGGTGAAGACTGTCAGTCTGAGCACGAGCACGGACAAGCCGGCTGACGTGACCTACCAGTGGGTGGGCGAGGCACAGTTGCTCGAGTAGCGCGACCACGATACCGACATACCCAACCACACGACTCGGGAGACGTCGCAGTGACAGAGAAGCCCGGGGCCCAGTGTGTCTAGCGCACGGCTCCGGGCTTTCCGTTTATCAGCATAGGGAGACCATCATGAGTTTGCCACCCGAAGACATTACAGATCAGGAACTGTTCCTCAAGCTACTCGAACGACCGTGTCCGGCCGAAGTCATCGACTGGCCGTCGAAGGATCTGAAGATCAAGGTCCGGGTCGAGGTTCAGCGACAGAATGAGATCGATGACGCGCGACTGCGTGCTCAGAAGTGGGTCGACAAGGAAGCTGGCAAGGCACAGGTTTCCCAGGGACTGCTCACCTCGGAGGTTGTCGCCGACCGGGTTGCCTGCGAGTTGCTGTCCCGATCGATCAAGCGAGACACGCCGATCCCTGGAACCGAGGAACGGGACGCACCGCGGTACCCGTACATCTTCGCCGACGCCGACGCGGTCCGAAAGGCGCTGCTTCCAGACGAACTCCAGATCCTCTGGAACGCCTACCAGCTGACACAGTACCGCTACGGTCCCTACGAGGACACGGTCCAGTCACTCGAGGAGCGCAACGCTTGGGTGGCCAAACTGGCGAGAGGCGGCGATGCTGCCCCTTTATTGCGTTTGCCCTTGCCTCAATTGCTCCGTGCGACTGCCACGTTAGCGGCGGAGAGATACGTCTTGTGCGCCGTAATGTCTGGCCTGTTGCCGACGTTGCCAGAGTGCTGGGCATCAGCGTTGAAGAAGTTGGGTTTTGGACTTGGATCGTCTACCTGGGCTCCTGTAAAATGTACAGACCAGGGTGGACTCGAGATTGAGTGGGAAGGGTTCGAGATCGAAGAGCCAGAGCCGCAGTCCAAGGACTACATCGACGTGCTCGAGATCGCGAAAGATATCGTCCGAGACAACCGGTTGGCCGCGCTAGAACCTGAGTAATTCCATTGGCCCTACTCGAATATTCTTTCACGGTCGTCAACGCGAATGCGTTGAACGCTGCCCTGTCGTCGCAGCGCGCGGCCGTGCGTCGCCACAACCAGGCGATGGTACGCGAGTCGGATGTGGTAATGGCGCGTATGCGCCGCGGTGCTCCTGGGGCCACTACAGACCCGGTAGCGGTCAGGGCCAGGCAAGCGGATCGCCAGGCGGCTATCACGGCTAGACGGGAGCAGATTGCACGCGACAAGGCTGTCAAGGACGACTCTAGGCGTGCTCAGCTGTCCGAACGGGCTCGGCTCCGCGAAGAGAGGATGATCCAGCGCGAGCAGGCGCGACATCAGAATTACTGGAACCGGACGCAGAAGGCATCGGAAGACGCGCGAATTCGTGCAACCGAAGCTAGGGCTAACATCGAAGCTCGAACGCTTCGTTCTGCTGGTGCAATCGGTCGGACCCGCGCCGACAAGGTCATGGGCGTCGGAGGGCGCGTCATGGGCACCGTGGGGACCGTCGGTCGGATGGTAGCCGGCGGCGCCATGTTGGCGGGCGGTATGGCCATCGGCGCGGGCGTGATGCAGCGGCTGGAGAACACGAAGATTGCGGCGAACTTGGCCGCGCAGGCGCAGGCGCCCGGGCGCGCTCGCGAGGTGCTTGGAGAAGCCGCGAAGGTCCGCGGGTTCGAGACCGGTGAGGTACTGGCGGGACTCGCCAACTGGCAGACGATCACGGGTCAGCTTGATACCGGGCTCGTGCAGATGCAGGCCTGGGCGGACTTGGCCGACAACACGAGTTCGAGCCTGGGCGATTTGGCTTCGGCTGCCGGCACGATGTTCGTCGGGCTCGAGGCAGCGATACCGGATACCGATCAGCGACTCAAGGCTGTATCGGAGACCATGCGTGCTATGGCTGCGCAGGGAACGGCTGGATCGTTGGAGCTTCGGGACCTATCTATCCAGATCGGCGAAATGTGGGCGTCGGCCAAGAAGTTTGGCTCTGGCGCTGACCCTGTGCGGCAGATGCGCCAGATGGGCGCGTTCGCCCAGGTCGTCAAGGGAGCCGGTGGTCTGACTGCGCCGGAAACGCTGACCACGATCCAGCGGATGCCCGACGATATCATTCAGAGTCAGAAGAAGTTCCGGGAGGCAGGGATCAAGATCTGGGAGCCCGGAAAGGAAGGGCACCAACTGAGGGAATTGACTCCGCTACTGGGCGACATCTTCGAGAAGACTGGTGGTCGTGTTGACAAGATCATGGCCCTTGGCTTCGACATCAGGTCGAAACGTGGCGTTGAGGTCTTCGCCGAGCAGTACAGTAAGGCGGAGGAACGTCAGAAGGGAAGCGGGCGCGAGGCTGTTACGAAGCGATTGGCGTTCTTCGAAGACAAGACCCGCACCGACCAGGAGATCGCAACCGGTGCCACCGGCCGCCGCGGCGCCGAAGACAAGCAGTTCATGGAGCGGATGCGCGAACTCAATCGCGCGGTGGGGGAGGCGGCGTTGCCTCAGCTGAACGAAATGGGAGAACAGTTGGTCAAACTGGTTCCGACGATCGCAAAGACGACAGGCCAGTTTCTGAGTCTCGTCAATTGGATGATCTCGAACCCATGGATGGGACTTGGCGCGATCGTTGGCGCTTCGATGGTCAAAGAGATCGCGGGCGCCGCGATTGGTGCGGCGGTTCGCAATGCGATCATCACCACGATGACCCCGCAGTTGGCGACCGCTGGGCTCACGCAGCTTGGTACCGCATCGTCGGGAGCAGCGGCTGCGGTTGGCGGACTCAATACGAGTTCCGCATCGGCGGCCGCTGGCATCGGCAAACTCTCGCTTGCGCTAGCTGCGATCCCGGCTGTGATGCTGGCCGTCGACCAGGCGACGAAGCTGTGGAAAGAGACCGGCGGAGGACAGACAGAAGCGGCGCAGAATCGCGAGGCTCGCGCAACGGCGGTCAAGGAAGGCCGTATGACCGCTGCCCAGGCTATGGCTGCTGATATCGCCGAAGAGAAAACCGGCAAGCCAATGGCGGCGTTCCAGCCTGTTGGTCCTGACGGAATGCCAATCGGTCCAGCGCCGAAACACGTGACGGCTATCGAAGAAGCCGACCGAGCGCGCCGTCTAGCCGTCTATCAGACCTACGAACGCGCTGCCCCCCAGCCCGGCACCCAAGGCCCAGGCACCGGCTACGGAATCCGAGCCAGCGAAGAGGGCGGACCGATTGCCGCACAGAAGCCGTCCCCAGGGTTGAGCAAAGAAGCGGCAGCAGAGGTCGGCAAGATCATGGCAGCCGCGGCTGTGGCAGAGATCCAAAAGGGCGGGATCCAACTCAACCGCGGCAACACACCTAGCGCAGTGAAACCGAGCTGATCGTGGCCAACGTCAAGAGTCTGGACGCGCTGTCGCTGCTGCCCGACTTCGAGTGGCGCGGCGTCAAGTATCCAATCCTCTCCGCCCACTTCGGACGCCGCTACGAGACGACGGATCAGAAAGAGAGTTTCGGTAAATTCCAGTTCATAGACACGTTGGGCCCGACCAACTGGATCTTCGATTACACGCTAGGGCTTCGCAACGGCATCTCGGTGCAGAGCAAGTACGGCTCCAACCTGTTCGGTAAGATCATCCAGCTCGAGAAGGACTGCGCGAACCGTGAACGCGGAGACCTGGTAGACCCAATCTGGGGCCTCTGGGAATGTATTGCGCTTGAGTTCCAGGGCGACATTGACGCGATGCGCCGCGACGGTGTCGACGTAAAAGTCTCGTTCAAGTACAAGCCGGAGATCGACGATACCCGGGACGTCTCGGGAGCCGGCATCCTCAGCGTAGGCCAGCTCTACAGCGAGTCCAAAGACCTGGACGCCAAGCTAGCCATGGTCGCCTGGGAACGCCCGGAAGACGCACCTAGTGCCAGCGCTGACCTACTCGGAGCAATCTCTGGATTCGGAGCGCGTATCCAACGAGCGGGCGACAAGCTTGCGGCCGGTCTCGAGCGCTACTCCGAGCAGATGCACAAGATCGACCGGCAACTGTCAGCGTTGAAGAACCCGGACAACGCGGGCGTCCGTCGGTCTGTTCGCCACTGTCGGATCGCTGCCGAGCGGCTGCTCAAGAACATCGCGGACACGCAGCGGCAGACGAAGCAGATCGTGATACGGCACACGAAGGACGTGTTGGCGATCGCGAAGGATGGGGGCATGACAATTCAAGAGCTTCTGAAGCTCAACCCAGGTCTGTCCGCGACGCCGATGGTGCCACAGGGAACCAAGGTCAGACTGTACGGTTGACCCATGGCCAGCTTCGATGACAGTTGTCCTTTGCGGATAGAATTTGAGACGCGCAGTCCTGACGAGTGTCCGCGGATCATCACCGGCTATCGGATCGACTCTTCGTTCCTGACCTCGACCGACACGTTCACGATCGACGTTTACGACACTGACCCGAAGCGCCTGCGCTACCTCGCGACCGAGCCGGTCAAGCTCTGGCTCTACGATACATGCCAGCTTATCGGGCGCGTGGATGCGATACAGCGCGGACGCAACGGGCTAGGGGCGACAATCAGCGGCCGCGATTACATCGCCGACTTGGTCGAGTGCAACGTTGACCCGACGCTTTCGATCAAAAGCGGGATGACGCTGGAGAAGGCAATCCTGCTAGCCACCTCGCCGTGCGGTATCACCAAGGTAATCGGCAACGACTCGCTGCTGCGTCGAAACATCCTGACTGGCATTGACGTCAAGACGCGCGGAAAGGCGAAGGACTTCTCGAAACTCGAGATGCGCGACCTGAATCCGGAGAACGGCGGCGGAATCTACGACTTCTGCAACAAGATACTGACGCGCCACGGGTGCACCATGCAGCCGGCGAGCAGTCGGCAGGAACTCTCGCTTCAGGCGCCGCTGTGGGATCAAGTACCGAGCTACGATTTGATTCGACGCTGTGACGAGAACCTGGCGCAGCACAACTTCATCGTTTCGGCAACGTCCGCCGAAGACTATTCGCGGATGCCTACGCGAGTGCTGTTCAGCGGAACGAAGGCATCGGCTGGAAAGAAAGCTGACCCGCTGTTAGCAGAGTTCCCGATCGAGGACTTCGTTGCCGGCATGGGCGACGTGATGTCCGAGGTGCCGCCCAAGTGCGTGACGGAGCGGATACTTCCGGGGAAGCCGGCCTCTGGAATTGGACGGCTCTACCGGCTACTCGCCTACAAAGACGAGAAGGCGCTGAACAAGGATCAGCTCGCACGGTCGGCGGCTCGCGCGCTTGGAGAACGCCTGAAGGACACGCTGGAATACCTGTTCACCGTGAAGGGCCATCGCCATTGGAACACGGGAGCCATATGGTCGGTGGACACGCTGGTGAACGTCAAGGACGAGCCGTGCGATCTCGAGGAGTCGCTGTGGATCGCAAAGCGCGCACACTACTTCCAGGCCGGACAGGGAGCGTTCACGGACGGCACGGCCTGGCGGATCGGATCGTTACAACTGTAGGGAGCTGAAACTCTGGGCTGGCACCGCGCCCTGCGAGACGTGTTCTCCCCGCGTCTTGCTCAAGCGGTGTTTACCACCCCGGCGCTAGAGACGCCGGAAAGGGAGAATCATGGCCAACGAAACAACGAAGGCGCACTTTGCGCTGTTCGAACAGGAATGCCGACGACTTCAGAAGCTGTTCCTGCTCGACACCTGGGAACTCGAAGTCAGGCACGGCACGGACGACGACGCGCACAGAGACTCCGAACTCGATACGTACCTTGACGGTCGCAAGCTGACCGTTGCGCTTGCGCGCTGGCTTGGCAAGAAGCCGAGCAACGCTAACCTGCGTGCAATCGCCCGGCACGAGATGATTCACGCGGTGACGCAGCCGACATCGCGCTTGTGTCGCGACCGCTGGGTGACTCCGCAACAGGCGGACCAGGCCTCGCACGAGGTTCTGAATCGCCTCGACAAGCTGCTGCCGAGGTGACGCCATGAAGACGACGAAGAAGGATTTCGCGATCTTCAAGGCTGAGTGCCTGCGTTTGCAGAAACTGTGGGGACTCAATGGGTGGTGCCTAAGGTTTGCTCATGTGTACATGGGCGAAGAAGTGCAGGCTAGGTGTTGTCAAAACCTGTTGCAACATGGCGCACTGCTGAAGTTCTCGACCAGTTGGGTAGTCGAGCAAGAAGAAGCAAAAACTTGCTCCTCTGTTCGGGAGAAGGCGCGCCACGAGATGATTCATGTGCTGACGGCACCGTTGCGGATTCTTGCCGATGCTAGGCATGTGACTGTCGATGAGGTTGACGCAGCTGACCACGATGTACTCCAGCATTTAGACAAGGTGCTGCCATGACGCCCCTAGTCGTCGTCTCGACCGCATTCCACGCCACCGAGTGGGTCGGACGCTGCCTCGAATCGGTGGCTACCCAGACGCTGAAGGTCCCGCACATCTACGTCACGGACGGCGAGGACACGCTGGCAACGGGTCAGCGGTTCGCTGCCGAACGCGGGTTCGAGCTAGCCGACGTGCGCCGCGGCCCGGGTCCGAAATGCGTCCACAACCTGATCGAAGCCGTCAAGGACTTGCCGCCCGAGACCGCGGTGGCTTGGCTCGACGGCGACGACTGGTTTTCTGGACCGCGTTCTCTTGAGCCAGTAGCCAAGGCCTACGAGGACCCAAATGTCTGGGTCACGTTCGGCCAGTTTCGTTGGTGGCCACAGGGTACGCCCGGGTTCGCGGCACCCTACCCGCCCGAGGTCGTCAAGGCGAACGGGTTCCGTAACTACGCCTGGCTGGCGACCATCCTGCGCACCTTCCGCGCTGGTCTGTTCCAGCAACTCGACTACGAAGAACTGAAGCGTTCGAACGGGACATGCGTCGACCAGCTGATCATGCTGGCGTTGCTTGAGCTCGCGGGAGAACGGCACAAGTTCATCCCGGAGATTCTGGTCGAATACAACTCGGGCAACTTCGTCAACATGCCCGAGGACGTGAAGGCGAGGGAAAACCAGGAACTCGTGCGCGTGCGTCGCCTGCCGCCGCTGAAGCGGTTGGCGTCGTGTCCGTGGCGCAAGGAAGAACCAGCGCCTGAAGTCACCGCGTCGCCAGTGATCGCGAGCAAGCCAAAGTCGCTTTGCCTTTCGATGATCATTCGTGATGAATCCGCGATCATTAGGCGCTGTCTCGAAAGCTGCAAGCCCTTCATTACGTCCTGGTGCATCGTAGATACCGGATCGGTTGATAACACCAAAGAGATCGTCCGCGAAGTCCTAGCCGACATCCCGGGAGAACTCCACGAGCGGCCGTGGGTAAACTTCGGGCACAATCGTACCGAGGCGTTCGAGTTAGCCAAGCCGCTTGCCGACTGGGTGCTGCTCATGGACGCCGACCACATGGTTGATGAGACGTCCGTGTTCCCTGAACTCGGAGCCGACGGCGGAGACAACTACTACGTCCCGATCGAGAACTGGTCGGACACGTACAAGATCATCAGGATCGTGCGCGCCGACATGCCGTGGTACTTCGACGGCTTCACGCATGAGGCGATTCGGTGCGCGGCACCAAGCCGGTCCGGGTTGCTGACGACCGTGACTCTCACCGAGTACGCGGACGGTGTGCGCCGAGCCAGTCATCGGAAAGGTCCCGAGGATCTGGCGCTTCTCGAAGAGCAGTATGCGCGGAATCCAAACGACACGCGGACCGTGTTTTATCTCGCGCAGAGCTACTTCGACGATCGTAAGTTCGACAAGGCGTTCCAGTTCTACGTCAAGCGCACGCAGATGGGCGGTTATCAGGAGGAGATCTTCTGGTCGCTGTTCCGGATCGGACTCATCCAGCAGCTCGGTGGTCCGAAGAACTGGACCAAGGCAATGAGCGCGTTTCTGTCCGCATACCAGTGTCGGCCTACGCGATCAGAGCCGCTACTCCTGATCGCCAGCCACTACAACTCGATCGGTATGCACGACGTGGCGCGTCTGTTTGCACAGCAGGCGATGGCGATGAAACCACACCCGGCAGACTGCATGTTCGTCTCCCGCGATTGCTACGAAGGCGGCGAGGTGGCCGTGGCGGAGTTCACTCGGTCGATGCAGGGAATGCGAGCACGGGTCGAACAGCAGGCACAGCAACAGGCGGAGGCGGCGGAATGACTTGGTTACGCAAACAGATCGTGCGGTGGCTCGCAAAGGCTCAGATTGTAAGGGCTGGTAAGATTGAGTGGTGGGACGGCGTGGATCGTCCAGTGACAATCACCGGTCCCCGCATCAAGACAGTACTCGAAATCAACGAAGACGGTTCGATGTCCTGTCGCTGTGGAAAGTCTGGTTATCAGATCGATAAGGACGGGTCTATCAAGTTGTCCGCAGAGAGTCTCCTGATAGCGAACAGAGTATGACTGAACTCAGGATCGTAACCCTCAACGGCGGGGAGCGCGACAAGGAGACCAATGCCCCGATCGCGGATGCGTTCACTCAGCTGACTGACGACGCGACCGACGAGAAGAACCGGGAGCCCGCGGGTCTACTGCCGCTAATGTCCTGTCTGGGGATCACTGCACTTCCGTACCCGCCAACGAAGGAAGGACACGCGGAAGGCATTGCAGCCGAGAACGTCGGCGGATTGCCTGGCGTATGCGTTGCTGGCTGGGACACGCGCTGTGCATCGATCACGTGCAACGCTAAGCCCGGAGACACGATCCTGCACTCGACCGGTCCGAACAAGGCGGCTCAGGTTCAGTGTAAAGAGGAGAAGCGGCAACTTGTAATCTGTACTCAAGACGTAGACGGAAATCAGCAGATCTTTCTCTTGGATGGCAAGAACAAGAAGGTTCAGATACTTGCCAACGGAGCGATCTGGCAAATTGATGAAAAGGGTAATACCGACATCTGTTCTCCCAACGGAGGCAACGGGATCACGGTAAGCAACGATGCCGTGTGGCTTCGTGGAACCGTAATCCTGGGTGGCGCAAACCCTGTTCCTGCAATGTTCTCCATCATGCTGGGTCCGATTGCTGGTTCACCGGGGGGGCCGGCATCAGTTCCGCTGACGGCCGCCAAGGGGGTGTTCATTGGCCAATGAGCTTCATAACTACGTTCTGCAAGATCAAGCTTCCGCTTCCGAGCTTGCCGATCCCAAAACTGTTTGTAATCAACTTACCCAAGTTACCTATCTTCAAACTCGGGCTTGATGTTCAGCTTCCTGGCCTGCCAAAAATCCCTCTTCCGATACCTAAGATCCCGTCCCTGCTCCCTCCCTTTCCCAAGATCCCGATCTTTACTCTTGGGCTGGACGTTAAACTTCCCGGTATGCCTAAGATTCCTTCGATCAGCATCCCGATCCCTAAGCTGTTCGTGATCAACCTACCCAAGCTGCCGTTCTTTCGGTTCGTGTGTCCGCTCGACTAGAAATTGTAGATGTGGCGCGTCAATTGACTCGGTTAGACGGAGTTGCGCTTCATTCGGAAAATTCAATTTCCTTTTATCTGATCCATAAAGTACAGCGATCCGGTCATAAGCACGAGCAGCATCATCCTCAGAATCAAAGGATCCTATCTGAAACGCCGACTTCCCAGTAGAGGAAAGCACATCGGAACCTTTGATGCGAGCAATATACTTTCCGCGGGACAGAACCACACCAACATACTTGGAACTAAATGTTCCTTGTTTGCGCGACTGCCTAAGGCAAAATGTTTCCTGCTTTCGATCTTCTAGTTCTTGAGGAAAGTTGAGTCGCGCGAATTCTCCATATAGCGCGACAGCTGCTCGGTCATATGCTCTGGCGGCATCTTCCTCATATCCAAAGGAACCAAGAAAAATCGCTTCGTTGTGCATACCGATATAGGCGCGCCACCCTTTCGGATGGGTAGACACTCCTTTGAATCGAGAAATTCCAACGACTTCACTGGTTCTGTTCCTGGTGTTCTGAAGTTGGGTTGCCAGTCGAAGATTTATCCTACGGTTGTCAAGACCGTTTCCGTTGACATGATCAACGCCTTGGTTTGGATGTGCGTGCAAGATAACACGATGCATCCTTAGACGAATCCTATTCGCGCGTCCTCCTGAATCTGAAAGTGCATATCCAGATCCCCAATACCAAGTGAGTGCACTCAGAGACATCAGATTACACAGGTCCACTAAGGCCCACGTACTCCTGGTTAGTGGAATCGCCGCCACCCCGTCTGGCAAATCACTCAACGGCTTCGTCCCGTTGCAGAATGCCAGCGAGTCTTCTCTAGAAATTGGGTCCTTCTCCATAGAGAAGGTGTAGCCCAAAACGCACGAAGAGCAAGCGGTCTAGGGCAGGATGAAGGTCACTGAGTCGGCCTTGTTGGACGATGCAGAGCCACAAACCGCTGCCGCGAAACCTGGTTTCAGGTCTGCCAGTGAGCTTTTGGCGACATACCCGGCCAGCGGATAGTAGCTAGCAGGAATGACGCTTGGGTAATTCAGGACCACTCGAACGGCTGAAAGCTCTTGGATGGTTTTGGTAGGGAATTCCGCTTCTGCATAGTACAGAATTGACCCTCCGACCGTGCTGACGACCTTATCGCACGCCGCTACCACCACCGTCTGCTCTCTAACCGTCGCGTCCGTCCCCGCCGGTCCAGTCGGACCTATCGCCCCCTGCGGCCCCACCGGACCCTGAACGCCAGCAGGTCCAGCGGCGCCGGGTAACCCAGGGTCGCCCTGTGGTCCCTGAGTGCCAGCGGGCCCCTGCGCCCCGGTCGCGCCCGCCGGCCCAGGCTGCCCCGCTAACGCGCTTTCGCCCGGGACGCCCTGTGGTCCGGGTTCTCCCGTCAACCCGCGTTCTCCGGGCGGCCCAGCGGGTCCCGTGGCGCCCCGCGAAGTCGAGGCTTCGTCGCCTCCCTGCGCGCACGCTGACATCGCCAACAGAGCCATTCCCAGAATTACTGATCGCATGTTTATGTCCTCACTGCAATCTAGTGTAGCCGCTCCGGCCGGGTCGCGCAATGACTGACCTGGGGGCCGGACTAATGGCAGCCGGATTAGGCCCAGCTGGCATGTGGGCGCCCGACGATTCGGCGCCTACCCAGCCTGACCCGTCGACGCTGATTCGCAAGCTTGACCCGACGTCGAAGAACTATTCCTACGACGCGACAACCAGACAGCTGACGCAAACGACCGGCGTCAAGCAGCGTGTCTGCTGGTTGCTCTCGACCGAGTTCGCGAGTTCGACCGGGATGCCCGCTGACGGGTTCGAACGGCCGTCGAAGATCACGAGCCAGATCGTTGCCGACGTGCAGACGCGAGTACGCAAGGCATTGCGTCCGGTTACCGAAATCGATCCAGTGGTGCTCATTGAGTCGATCGACGTGGTGACCGGAGGCTCTCGCGTTGCCGGCACCGTCAACTACCGCGACCTGACAACCGGGCAGACAGTTCCAGTAGGATTCTGATGGCCACTACTCTACCGATCCCGATTCTCGAGGAGATGCGCGATCAGCAACTCGAGGACTACGAGTATGCGGCGATCGACGCTGGCGTGGACACGCCACCGATTGGCGTTGGCTCCGACTGGTATGCGCGTGCAACCGCAAACGCGAACCTGATGACCATCGCGCTGGACAAGATCAGTTCAGCCGAGAATGACTGCGACCCGCGGACGTGCTCCGACGAACGGGTTGAAGAGTGGCGGATCACGATGGGTCTGCCTATCGTTGTCCCGACCGGATCCACTGGTCGAATTGTTGCGCGACTCACCGGGACGACGGCCAGCGCACTCGACGGCCAGCAGCTTCAGCGCAACGGATACACGTACCATGTGGTCGGCAACTGGATCGCGATTGCGGACGGTTCCGAGATCGAGTGCTGGGCGACTGATACCGGTTCAGACACGGATGCAGAGGGCGGCGATCTTCTAACTTGGTATCCGTCGGCGCCTCCCGGATTCAAGTCGGAGGCCGACGTTTCGAACACAACGCCGTTGACAGGCGGCACGGACGAAGAGACGCCGGAACGGAAACGGGACCGAATTGTCGATGCATGGTCCAGTCCTGCAAGCGGCGGCAACTGGGCCCACATTCGGCAGCTAGCGGTCAACAGTGGGACGACCGTCTCGGCCTACGTCTACCCGGCGCTAGGTGGTCCCGGGTCGTGCAAGACGGTCTGCACGAAGCCGATCGATCCAGGGAATCGCGACTGGTCGCGTGCACCGACAGCCGCGATGTTGACCAGGGTTCGCGCGGCCATCTGGGGAGAGGCCACGGAGAAACAAGTAGTCGTGGCCACGAACCTTGACCCGACGAGCATGACGCTTCAGGTCGACATTCCGGACGCGACCTCAGCGGGCGGGAACGGCATGGGCTGGCTGAACGCGGCGCCGTGGCCACCTTTGATTGTCGCCGACGCTGGCCGTGTCTCTGTCGGCGTAGTCACGAATAGCAAATCGATCCGTGTCACCGCACAAACCGCGGTAGCACCGGTTGACGGACAGACCTACGTTTGCTGGTGGTCGCCGGGTGACCAGCGCTTCTACCAGCGGCTCGTAATCTCTCACGCGGGAGGTTCCGGCGTCTGGGTCCTCGGTCTCGACGAACCTTGCGTAGACGAGGACAACGTCCTGATCGCAGTCGGCGACTTCATTTGCCCGGCGTCCGCGAACCTTTCGGCTTACGGCGATAAGTGGCGCGAGATCATGGGCACGCTTGGGCCAGGCGAGAACACGATCGACGCCTATCGGTTGCCCAGGGCAGCGCGGCATCCGGCAACGAACGCCGAGGATAGCCCAGACCTGAACGCGGTGCAAAAGAAGACCTTCCAGAATGCGTTCTCCGAGGTCGCTGACATCGACTACGGGTACCGTTCGAAGTCGACGCCGACGATCCCTGGATCGGTTGACACTGCGCCGTATGTGCTGACGCTAGACAATTTTGGGATCTACCCGATATGACGACGACCCCTGCCGGTTCTCCTCCCTGGGTGCGCACGACCGCGATCGTCGACTACGGTGGCGACGCGAACAAGAAAGACTATCTCGATATTGGGATCATCAACCCGAAGACCGACGTCTCGGCGGCTCAGCTTCAACGGCTCGCCAACGATGTGGCCGCGATCTCGAGGACGACCAACGCGGTCACGATCGGCTGGACGTGCAACGATACGGCGCCAGCGGTACCGACCGTGACAATGGTCAAGGGCATGGCCTGGAACTACACAGGAGCCGGGTACGCAGGGGACACGCCGCCGACGGGCTACCCGAGTGCCGCACGCAACGGCAATGGAGACGTCACGTTCACGTTTGCGTCAAGCTACACGGACTCTTACGGAGTCAGCGGCGCGTTCGCGATCCATGCGGCGGCACCGAGTGCAACTAGCTACGGCAACTACCTGTGCGGTTATGCGATCCCGACGACGACGACCATCCGGCTCGTGATCACCGTCGCCAACACTGGCGCGGCAACGCTCGATAAAAGCGGAACCTGCGCGATCTGGTAACCAATGGCGACCGGAGCATTTGCACCGCTGCCGTTGCGGCTCACGGCAGATACGCTGAGCGCTATCCAGTGGCTGCGCCTGTGTGCTGACGTGGTGGCCGCCAAGCAGTCGGCACCGATTGCCGTGCTGCGCGTCGGTCAACAGGGCGCCGGGACACGGCCCATCAACTGGTACAGCGGTCAGAACGGGTACGGTGCGGACTACGCGCCGACCGTCGGAACGCTTGCCAACTACGAGTTCTCGCTAACCTGGACGGCAACATTCGAGAACGAACTGGGCGAGGCGATTCCCTGGAACATAGTCGCTGCCCAGGCGTTCGCGGGCGGAGGCGGTGCGGTCAACGGCTGCCAAGCAATCGCAGTGCTCCAGTACCCGAATGCGATCACCGTCTCGACTAGGAATGCCACCAGCGGAGTCGCCGCGGACGACGATGCCACGATCCTGATCTACGGCGGTCAGTCGGGCGATGTCGAGGACTACGGAGGGGCCAGCGACAAGGAAAACAACACGACGGAGATCGTGCCCTACGCGGCCCAGTTCTACCGGCAGATCCAGGGATTGCTCGGCTCCGCGTATTCCCAGGAACTCAGCGGGCTAGTCCATGTCGAGAACCTGGTGGACGCGCGGCAGTGGGCTTGGCTCCGACGGTTGATCGAGAAGCTTTCGTGCGAGATGAACCCGGGCACCGCCTCGGGTCGTCTGGCGAGCTGGTGCACGCTGCTTGCCGTCCCCTGGAGGTACGGAGAAGCGGAATCGGTCCTACGCGGTCGCTGTGTAGCGTCTATGCGGCGGTTCCGTGGGCCGTCGCCACAGGTGGTCGACGACGCGCTTTCGTCACTACTGGGCGGCTGGTACGTCAAGAGTTGGCGCCAGTGGTCCGACGTACTCGATCCTCCGCCGGCCCTCACCTACTGGCCCGTAGCGAACCCGGGCCCTAATGCGTGGGATATCGGCGGCGGCTGCTGGATGAGCGAACGCTGCCACCTGGTGGTCGAGGTGTTGATGCCCGCGCAAGCGGACCTCGGAGAGTTCTTGACGCGCATGAACGTGGACATGTTCCAGCTGTTAGACAAGATGCTTCCGGCACACTGGACGTTCAACTGGGCGGTTGGCGTTGACGACGGGTTCACGCTGGACATCGACCAGCTCGACTTCGGCTGCCTGACGGATTGATCCTATGGCCGTAGCAACGACTGTCATACCGACCTACCCGGTCAACACAATGCCGTTCAAGGTGTTGTGCACCGCAAGCCACGGTAACTACGTCAAGTTCTTCCTCTATGCATGTCCTCCCGAAGCGGAAGAGTGGTACCAGAAGCTTCACTCAGCGGCGGTCACGAAGTTCCCGGTTCAGGGATTCGAGGGATCGACTTCGCATCCGATCGAACTCACGCTTCCGGTCGCCGGATCGTATAGTTTCTACATCCAGGAGTTGACGAAGGGTGCCGCGGCTTATGGTGGCAGCTACGAACTCGACCCGGACTCGTTTGATTCTGAGTCGGTAATCGGAGACACGGCATGGACCGTGGTCGTCGGGCAGCGCGTGACCGCGGAAATCGGCTCGCAGGAACTCGGCACCGCGACGCTAGTACTGTGGCTGTGGGAGGCGACCGTGCGGGCAACCACGCTGGCCATGCACGGCGAGCTGACGCCGAGGTTGATGGACTGGAAGGGCGACAAGGCGCGGCTTGCCTGTCTGGACGCAACGGTGGCGACGAAGCTCGCGGCGCTTACGAACCTGACGGTCACAGGTTGTTCCGGAGCTCCCGAGGAATTCGTCGACGACCTGATGACTGCATACAACACCCACATAACGGAGCCGGGTGTTCACGTCTCGGACGATCTCGACAATCATGTAAGCGGTTCGTTTGAGCTCGCCGCAAGCGTGACCACCGAGCGAATGGCCGACGCGCTGAACATGACGAACGCTCTGTTCAGGCGACATCAGACGAACGACATGGGAGAGGGAGTTGGGTCCGCGATTGACCACACGGGTCCCTATCACACGCCGGCCGACAACCTGCGCACGGCTTGCGGGTCCGACGGTGCGAGCGCCCAGGCGCTTTCGATGTGGCTGAAGTTGGCCGATCTACGGCGCGCCTATCGAGAACACGCGGCGGACGCAACGGTTCACATCAAGGCCGACACGACCAACGCGGTAACCGGGCCGTCTCCGCTGCTCGACCTCTACGAGACATTTTTCGGGCATCTCGCAACCAACACGCCGACGCTGCCAGTAGGCGAACAGACGGGTGCCGCACAGGCGACCGCGTTGCTCGGATTCGCAAAGGGCTGATCGATGACCGTACTTCCCAGATTCTTCACTGACCCGCTGTCGGGTAGTTCGTATCCCACTGGCGGGCAACTAACGTCAACCCACGAAAATGTATACGTGGCTGGGATGCGCAAGATCGACGAGGCGATCGAACGGCAGGTCGTGTCCAACTGGCCATACAGTCACTCAAACGCAACAGCCTGCGACACATCGTGTGCTTGCTGGTCTACGGGCCATGAAGTCTGGCTTGAAGGTCGCCAGACTGCCGAGGGATCCACGGGTCCCGCGTGCATGTATGGGCGCCAAGCCAACTATTTCATCGCTTGCGGTTCCGTTTCTGGTAGCGACGGTCTGACCGTCAAGGGCATCGCGGCATTCGGGACCGGTATCGTCATGTGCGGCGAGCCCTCGGTAGCCTCGGCCGCCAAGTACCGAGTCAACGCCAGCATCAGCACGCCGGCTTGGTCGGTCGGTACCTCTGGGCTGAGCACAACAGGCGCGGTAAATGCGATCTGCCATCACTACGTGGCCAGTCCGCTGGTCAGTGTCTACGTCTCCGGCGGATACGACGGGACGGTAGAGACTTCTCCTACTGGCGTTATCTGGACGCAGAAGGTAGCAGCCAACGCGAACAACATCGTGGCCATGGAGTCGAACGGAGTGGTAGTTGTCGGCGTGACATCCGCGCTGTCGATCAACTGCGTGACGAGCATTGACGGCGACACATGGGTACAGCGGACCATGGCCACTACCGCTGCGTGGGTCGACGTTTGCTGGGCAACTCAGCAATCCAAGTGGGTAGCGGTTGGAGTAGCGGGCGGGAACATCGTTATCAACACGTCATCCGACGGAACGACGTGGACGGCTACGACTGTGCTGTCTGGGCTGGATTTGACATATACACCAACCAGAATCCTGTCCACCGGCAACGCTATTATCCTGTTCTCTAGTAGCCTATCGTTCTTCAGTTTCGATTTGGGGGCAACATGGAGACAGGGGCGTTACTTTGTTGACGCAGCAATCTTCAAGGCAGCGGCCGTTGCAACAGATCCGGACGTGGTTCCGTGCCAACTGCTGTATATCGGATCTGCAACCGGAGCCGATACTGTCTACTACATGAGCCACACCGGATCCTAACCAATGACATCAGCAGCATTCACGATCAACGGCACTCAGGCTCCGGCGGCGGTTGCGGTAGCCTATGGGGCTACGGTAACGTTCGCGGCCACCGACCTGGTAGGCGCGCAGGGGCCGATTGAGTGGACGATTATCGGCTCGTCCAAAGCGAGCTATACGAATCCTACAATCACGCCCGCAGGAATACCGACTGGATCGACAGCAACGTGTACGCAAATTGCCAACCCGTACACCACGCTAGGCGCGAGCTTCGTCGTCGAATGCACGGTTCGCGATTCTCTCAACAAAGTCTACACGCAAAGAGGAGTCTTTGGCACACCAAACAATGCCGGAATCATTCCCATAGCATCGGCAGAAACTGCGGACAGACATACTACGCATGGGTGGATCGAAGTCATCAACAACGGATTGACCAAGCCTGTCTACGACGTGGCGCCGTTGACGACCAATTCGGATGACACGGCCATCATTCAGGCAGCGATCAATTCTGTGGGCGCCAATGGCGGCGGCGTTGTACTGCTGGGACCCAACCACGCTGTCACCGCCGGATCGCTGTCATGCACCTACGACGAGGTGATCATCCAGGGGCGCGGTGGTGGCACCATCATTGCTCCGACTGGCAACGGAGACGTTATCACCTTTTCTGGCTGTCAGCGATCTGGAATTCGAGATGTCACGATTTGGCGCGACAACTCCGCCTCTATTCCAACTAGTGGTGCAGGGTTCAAGTTCTACGGTACGTTCCTTTGTACTGGAGAACGGATTCGCGTCATCTGTGGCTACAATGGAATTGATGTTGAGGGAGCAACCGAAACCTGGATCAGGGACTTCCAGCTGCGCGGTCTGTTCGGTCCGTATGGAATCAAGTACACGGGAATTGACGGCGGGGCGTCGTTACGCCTCACCCTTCAGGGCGGCACATGTGACTGCCCGTATGCACTAACAATCACAGATGTGGCGGAGACGTGGCAAGACACGCACGCATATGTAATAGGAGATACGGTCTACAACGATAACAAGCTCTACCAGTGCTCGTTCGCTGGCACCTCCACGGGAGCAGGCGGCGGGCCTACCGGAGTCCCCGGTTCAACTGTCGCAAACTCGCGCACCACTGAGATTGTCGACGGAACCGCAAAGTGGATCTACCTGTGCAACGAGTTGAACTGGATCTACCACGGCTCCTATGCGGCCACGCTCGTGGCGTCCGAAGTCGCTTTGCTAAACGGGTTCCGTGGCTGGTACATGTGCGACCCAAGCGCAACCGGGTCATCCAAGCCGCAGATCGGTATCGCGAACAACATCGAGATTGACCATCCGTACTCCCAGGGCGTGCTTCTAGAGGCCGGATTTGACGCGACGTTTTCTGATAGCTGGATCAGTTCAGTAAGAGCCAATGAAGGACTCTGGGTTGCCTCGACGTTTGGCGCGACGGTTACCGGAGCCTACGGCATGGAGTGGTCTGTGTATGATACGCGGATCTTCGCGTCGGCCAAGGAAGGCGTAAGGGCGTCAACCGGATGGGGCGTAGTTAGCGGGTGTAGAATCGCGTCAAGCGGAACGGTAACCGCTAGCGTATACGACGGGATCCTGGTGGACGCCGATGTGTCGTACCTACAGATCCACGACAACCATTCTGGCGGTGGCAATCAAAACTATGGAGTTCGCGTTGCTACTGGAGCCTCCGACCACTACATCATCACCAACAATCTGGTCGTCGACAATGCTACGGGAGGAGTCGAGGACGACGGTACCGGCGTCAACAAGACGGTAAGCGGGAACACGATCTAACATGGCCGGAATACTAGCTAACTCTGCATCGGTTTCGATGGTCAGCGGAGACACCGCTGCATCGAAGAACATGTTCGGCTACGCGAAGACGGAAGCGATCACGCTTGGCGTGACGCCCGCTGGCACGTCGTGGGTATGGGCGATGGTGCCGCCGTCCGCGAGCTTGGCCAGGACGGCACGCCTGTCTTCAACGACCGTGGCCGCGCCGACGTTTACGCCCGACGTGGACGGCACCTACGTGATCACCTGCATGGTCGACGGCACGACCAGCTACACGATCCATTGCGTGGTTGTCAACGAGACGACGGCCGTGCAAGTGCCGCATGTTACGTGGACTCCGAAGGCACCAGCGGACGTGGTGGCTCCCGCGGGCGGACTACGGCAGTTCTATAACAGCGCCACTAGCTTGATGGCGTTCAAGGACTCGGACGGCAATGTCACGACGGCTGTCATAGGGACGGCCACGGCGGCACCGGTTGGGATTACGCCTGGTGCAACGGCGGCGGCAGGAGCCTCCGGTCTTGCGGCTGACTATCTACACACTCACGCAGTCCCCGCGTTCGGAACTGTCACCGGCACGTTCTGCGAGGGGCAATATGCCACCAACGACCGCACGGCTTCTGTCCTCCGCACCGCGACGGGAACGGTCTCGGTATCGGCGGCGGCAGCGCCGGTAGTGGGTCGTCCTCTGCTGTGCACGACTGGCGGAACGGGTGCGGCTGCTGGTTGGACCGGAGATATGGATCTAGGCGGCGGAGTCCTAACCAACTTCCGCAGCGGCGGATCGGCTGCCGACGTTCCGCTTTCGACTGACGCGGCTACCGCAGTAGCTACCTGGGTCTGTCCTACACTCGACGTCTCTTCGCGCTATGTCGTGACCTTCGGGGCTCGCGAACGTGTATGGAGTGCAGCCGCGGTCGGAACGATTGACTGCGAGATTGACGTTTTGATCACAACTAACGGAGCCGGTGTTCCGACGTTGTCCTTTCAGACTACACCGGTTCCGAACACGGACAGGTTGCCTACTGGCTTCGCGCCGACGATGACGCTGACAGTAGCGACGACCACGCTGACTATCAACGCTACGCGACCAGCCGGAGTTGCCTGCAAGGCATTCGCCGCCTACTGGTTCCAGCCGGCCGAAAAGCTCGCTGCGATTTGAGGAAAAATCCATGAGGAAAGCGCTTGCTCTTGCGCTAGGAGCCGGAAGTGCCTCCCGCACCATGGCCCAAAAGGTGCAGGGCATCTTCGGCGGTTCACTGACCGGCGGCATGTATCTCGACGCCGACTATGGTATCGTTCCGTCGGGCTCTGACGTTATCGCCTGGACGTCGTGGCTTGGTGGGATCACGGCGCACCGGCCCGCATACTACGGAAAGACCGGCAACGCGCCTACGTTCAACGCGGCGGGCATGGGCTCTAGGGCTACCGTCGACTTAGTAGCAGCATCGACACAAGCTCTGATCCTGGACGGGCTAGCCTCCGTTTACACGGGCGTCAACTCGACCAAAACATGGACGACCGTCGCGCACATGACCCACCACATGGCCGCGAACGCATATCTGATTAGCGCAGGCAACTCGGCCGCGGCAAATCCGTATACGGCCCACGGGATAGCCGCCGACTACGACTTTAGGCAGGTCGACGACGCGGCCGCGGCTGGGCACGTGACGGGGCCGAATGTCTCCAAAGACGTCGAGCACGTGGTCGTCTGGTCGAAAAACGGAACGGCCTACTCGTTCTGGATCGATGCTGTCCCGTTCGCCGGCAATCCGGTAGCAGGCGCGGCCATCGGGCAATCGACCATCGACCACGTGGCTATCGGAGCCATGTATCGGAACGTTGACACGTGGACCTCCTACATCACGACGCACCTGCGGCGCTTGGTGGTGATACCCGATACGATCACAGCGTCGCAGGTTGCGGCGACGCAGCAGATCTGGTACGGGACATGACGCATCCGGGGACAAATCTGTTCGACGGTCCTGTTGGAAGCATCGGCGACACGCAGACCACTCCGAGCTACCTCGGCACCGCAATCGGTCTCTTACTCGCCGAGACGCCGAGCACGGCCGCGATCATCCATAGCGGAGACATGGGATACGGTACCGCGGCGCACTGGGTTGAGATCCTTGCGGCGCTAGCGGGACAAGCCGATCCGGCGTGGATTACTCGTCTGTTCGCGTCCGGGTACGGCAACCACGACGCGGAGGATGCCGGAGCGACGCTGTTCCCGGCGAATATGACGGGGCAACAGGCGTCAATTCTTTCATGGGCTCGCGTCGGTTTCAACTGGACGGCTACCGTCTCTGGTATTCGATTCATCTGCCTCGATACCGAGATCGCGTACTCGACGACGCAACGGACGTGGTTTCAAGACGAACTCGCAATAGCAGCCAAGTGGGGACTCTGGCCTGTCGTGCTCTCCCACTACTGCATTTATTCATGTAGCACCCTGGACACATCTGCCTATGGCCCTACCATGCTTCCGTTCGTTCAGGACGCTGAAGACGCGGGCGTGCCGCTCTGGCTGTGTGGCCACCTACATCGCTACGAGCGGACGGTACCGATGGCTCTCGGCGTGCCCGCCGCGGGCGGGGTGACGTACATCACGGTTGCGAGTACGGCAGCGGCCGCGAACTTCGATCCGGCTCCTACAAAGACCGACTCGCTCGACGGCGCGCCGAACATCGTTAGGACCGACAACTACGACGCGGCGTTGATTCTCGCAAAGCAAGACCCGAGTATTGGTTCGCATTTTTCGATGGTCAACCGGTTGGATGCGACCGCCAGCACGCTCACGTGGCGCGCGTACAAGATCATCGCCGGGCCCGCGCTGGAGTTGTGGGATACCGTCGTGTTTACGAGATAGGAACGCCGACAGACATGCACCAGTGGCGCCCATATCCGTACCACCCGAAGTGGCGACCAGGGAACTGGCAGTATATAGCGTGCGACTTCGTGATCGATAACTGGGCGCCAATCTTGAGCGTCATTCTGCACACTGGCTCATGGGTTTTCGCCTTTTGGGTGGCGTGCCGTCTGCTGCAACATTTTGCGATGTACTAGCCCGCTGCTCGCATAGGAGAACATCATGCCCCCCACCACAATCCTCTGGCTCGGACTCTTGCTCGCGTTGCTACCCGCACTCGAGCAGTCAATGCGCGCAAGCTCGTGGCCCGCGTGGCTATCTGTGCCCGCACTCTACCGCGGCATCGCGATCGCGATCGTAGGCGCCGCGTCGGGCGCACTCGGCAGCGTGCTCCAAGACGGCCTGACGTGGCAGCAGGGACTCGCGGCCGGGCTCGCCGTGGCCGTGCCGGCGATCCTGAAGCTGGTGTTCCACGCTGAGGTTCCGGTTGGAGGCGCGAAGTGAAGCGCTTGTTCTTACTGGTTGCGTTTGTGTCGACGGTGCTAGCCGGATGCGCCGGATCTCTCGAGATCTCCCGTGCTCAAGCGCGCCTCGAACGAATTGGACCCGTCAGGCTTGCGGCTGAAGCTCCGCGACCTCCAGAGTGTGCGGGAATCGACAGCCGAAGGCAGCTTTGGTCTGGCGTACTCTGGACCGGACTCGGCTTGACCGCGGCATCGGCAACCGTTGCTGGAGTCGTCGAGACACAGGCCAAGAGCCTGTCCGACAAGGAACGCACAGGCTGGGCTATCGGGCTCGGAGTGACCGGCGGTGCTGGCCTCGTCGGCTCTGGCGTCGGCAAGGTCGAGCTCGACTTGGCGGACTCCGAGTGGGCCGCAAGGTGCGCACAGTAGAGGGAAACCACGCTTGGTCGTCGCCCGTCCTTGAGCTGGCCGTGGCCGCAACGGGTTAGATAGTCCTTCGCCTGGACGGGCGCGACCTTGCTTCTAGATACGATTCGACAGGAGAAGAGTAAGATGAGACATACAAGAATCCTCGCGGCCCTGGGCGCTCTTGCGCTCTCGGCCTGCGCGGTCCAGTGTGACCCGGTCAATCCGCCTCAGCCGGGCCCTGTAGGCGGTGCGAGCTCAGGCGGGCAGGTCTCCACGGGCGGTAGCGCTGGCGCGGCACAGGGCGGCGTGGGGGGTCTGGCGGGTGCTCCAGCAATGACCCCCTGCGACCTCGCCGGAGCCCAGCTGGTCCGCCTCAAGTGCATCTACCTGACCGAGCTCCAGAGCTGGGTCGGCCAGTGCGCGAAGGCGGCCACCATCCCAGGCGCCACGTTCGATGCGGAGTGCGTCACCCGGGCGACCACCAAGGCGGCCGTGCGGGCCTGCCAGTCCGTCCCGTGCGCGGAGATCAGGCTATGATCGAGATCACGCGCAAGCTCGGTAAGCTCCCGAAGCGTGAGGATCCGCGGACCCTTCAGCTCACCCGCTACCTGGTGTCCGAGGAGATCATTTTCTTGCCCACCGGATCGGACTGGACGCAACTCGCGACCGACCCGTGGGGGATGATGAAGAACGACGAACTGGGAGACTGTGGCATCGCCGCGCCGGGCCACATGGTGCAGGCGTGGACAGCAAACGCCAAGGGCGCCGAGGTCACGATCTCCGACGAGGATATCGTCAAGGCGTACTGCGACGTTGGCGGTTACGTGATCGGAAGGCCCGAGACCGACCAAGGCTGCGTCATGTTGGACGCATTGAATTACTGGCGGCGCGTCGGTATTGGAGGCCACAAGATTGCGGCGTTCGTCGAGTTCGATCCGACCGATCGTGTGCAAGTGCGGGCCGCGAACTGGCTGTTCGGTGGCGCGTATCTCGGATTCATGCTGCCGATCAGCGCACGAAGTCAGGACGTGTGGGAAGTCACCACGGGCCCGGATGCAGAGTTCGGAAGCTGGGGTGGCCATGCGTGCGCGGGCACTACCGTCGATCTCGAGCAGTGTTCGCTGATCACCTGGGGATATGTCCAGCCCTACTCGTATGCATTCCTTGCCAAGTACTCAGACGAGGCCTACGCGGTCCTTTCCGAGGACTGGATGGGTCAAGACGCGAAATCCGTGCAGGGGTTCGATTTGGGGAAGCTACAGACGGACCTGGATAAGCTGGGATGGTTGTGACCCCCTACGCCGAGGACGTCGGCTACATCACCGACGGGCTCCAGGACCTCTACGGTCGCAGCCTGTCCGAGTTGCTTCGTCCCGAGATCGAACTCCTGTGCGCGATCGGCTGGCTCGAGACAGGCGGAGGGCGCGGGTGGAGCAAGGCGATTCCAGGTGCCGCTGACTCCTGGAACATGGGCGCGATCACCGCGGGCGCTAGCTGGACCGGCGATACCTTCGCGCACCGAGACAGCTACCCCGACGCGAACGGCGTGAATCATTCATACACGACCAAGTTTCGACGGTACGCCAATGCGTTCGAGGGCTGGAAGGATCTCGGCCGAGTCGCGTACCTGCAACGCCAGTCGGTGGCCCGCGCGGCGTGTCGAGATGAGCCCTATGCGGTCTCGGCGGCGCTTTACGATTCAGGCTATTTCCGTGGCTTCGGGGCCACCCGGGACGATCGCATTGCGGCCCACCACAAGCGGCTCGTCCAGTGCTACTCGGCGGTTCGCAAAGGTGACGCACTCGAGCTGCCCGAGCAGGTGCCGTTCGAGCTGCGCGACTGGGACATGGGCGCGATCCTGTGGGAACTGACCGACGAAGACCGCGAGGCGATGCGCGCCGAAATCAAAGCCGCTGTCTCCGAGACACCCGATGGAACCAGCTGATCTCGCGGCAGTCCGCGCCTCCATGAAAGCCGAACGTGACTAAGAATCCCAAGCAACCCGACGCCGAAGAGCCCGGACCGAATCCTTACGAAGCCTTCGACCAGGCACGCAGCGACCTTCATATGTGGGTCACCGACTTGGACGCTCTACGGGTGCTCAAGGACGCCGAACCGTTCAAGACCGCGTATGCCGCGGCACTCGCGAAAGCCGAAAAAGCCGCCAAGGCGTACACCGAAGCACTAACGAAAGCGCCGGCTGATGTCTAGCCCCTGGACCCTCGCGGTCATCACGGTCAACCCGTCAGACCGCAAACCGGTCGTGGCGTCGTCATGATCGACAACCGTTCTCCGCCCGACGGCAATCCGCACGCGAACCCCGAAGCGTATTTCGAAAGGTACCCAGTGCCCGATCGACACGAACGAAACACGCTACGCAGCCTGGCCGAACTTGGCGACGAAGCTGACGAGTTGATCGAGGATACGCCAAAGCACACCAGCGAACCGTCGGAAGCTTACCTGCGGGACCTGGCCAAGTCGGACCCAAGCGATCTGTTCAAAGGCAAGTCGATCGATCCTCCTAGCTTGGAGACGCGGAAGACCGACCCGGCGCCAGCGCCAGAACCGACGCCGCTTCCGAGTCCGCCGCGGCTACCCACGCGGGACGACGGATTGCTCGAGCCGACGGCACTCGAACGATACCTGGGGGACCTTCGAGGAACCCAACTCGCACAAGGCGCGCTGCTCGAGAAGCTAGCCGTGACGGTTGATTCTATCCACGCGACGCAGTTGCACAAGACACAGCGTGAGGTCGAGCTCGATCACCGCGTTACGAAGCTCGAACGGAACGTCGAAGCATTCCGCAAAGCAGCCGAGTAGCCGATGTCGGACGGAGACCGGAAGACGCCGATTGAACCGGCGGTGGCGGAGCAGCGTCGCAAGAGCAGTGGCAGCCTGAAAGCCGTTCGCACTCCGTCGCGTCCCGACTCGGCGCTCGACCCGGATCCGATCCTGCAAGCGCGAGGCATCGATGGCCGATACCGCGGGATCACGCCGTCGGATAGCGATCGACCGGGATTCGATCCGCCGAAGATTGCAGAGAATCCCGATGCCGATAGGGATCACCCACGGCTCGACCTGGCTCCGCGCGAGAAGACCTGGGACGTGGTTCCTCCGGAACTCATAGCCAATAGCCCGGGGCTGCGCACGATCGAGGCCTACGCGCGAGACGCAAAGCACCTTGCAAAACGGGCCGCCATGCGGGTCGAGGCGTTCGATTCGAAAAATGCAGGCGAACACGCCGACATCAAAGGATCAGTGGCCGACGTCAAGACCGAGGTGCTAAGCCTGAAAACCGAGGTCTCAGAACAGCTACCGAGGGCCGCCCGATCTGGCCGTCTCGTGTCATTCGTAATCGCCTCGGTTACGACTGCCGGTATGGTGATCGTCGCATGGCTCGGAGTCCGTGCCGCGCACGAGACCGCTGAGGCCACGCGCGAACAAGCGGCGGCGACCCGGGAGATGATCCGTGCGGCTGCGCAGGCTACGACGTCAGCTGGCGCGAACGTGCGGAAGTAGACTACCGCCCACCGGGGCGAGAGAATTGCCATGAGTTTTACCGTCGTCACAGCTGGGGACATCCTCAAGCTCTATCTGAACGCTACTGCAATCGCGAACATCGCGGACAACGCCGCGAGTGCACCGATCGCCAACATCTACATTAGCCTGCACACGGCAGATCCTGGAGAAGCTGGCAATCAGTCGACAAGCGAAATCGCGTATACGAGTTATGCGCGCGTCCCGGTAGCGCGCACGACTGGCGGCTGGACAGTAACCGACGACCACGCTTCGCCGGTAGCCGAGATCGCCTTCCCGGCTGGCACGGGCGGATCCGGGACTGCCACCTACGCTGCACTCGGAACCGCTGTGAGCGGCACCGGGAAGATCATCGCGTCGGGAGCGATCAGCCCGAGCATTGTCTGCGGCAATGGCATCACGCCAATCCTGAAGACCGATACCACGTTCACGTTGAGCTGAGCGAATGGCCCTAACCAGTGCAGACGACTATCTGGCGTCGGTTCACAACTACGTCGGATGGCTAAAGACGGCGACTCGGACAACAGTCGCGGCGAGTCCGTTTTCTCTGTTCGATATCGCCGGCAACCCAGGCGCCGGAACACTCAACGCCGGCAACACCGCAAACGGCGTGGTGCGCACGGACGCCACGACTGGGATGCCAACCATACCGGCGATCAGCGGTACCGGTTATCTGACGCGCGTCGAGTTCGGGTGGACGGTGGCCGGAAGACTGCTGGTCTACGACCAAGTATTCAGCTGCGGAGCCTACGCCTACAACGCGAACACCACGCTCGCGTCACAGCCGAGCTATGCCGGTCGAATGCCGGGTGGAGTCTACGACAACACCGAACTATGGGTCGAGGCCGTTACGGCGTTCACTGGAACACCCAGCGTCCAGGTCAACTACCTGGACCAGGGCGGGGCGGCTGGTGATACCGGAGTTGTGAGCTGCGGAGCCGCGCTCATCATCGGTCGCATGTTCCGCCTACCATTGGCCTCGGGAGACACTGGTGTTCAGCAGATCACACAGGTACGCGGTACCGTGGCAAGCGCTGGAACGTTCAACGTGCACGTGATGCGTCGGCTGTGGAGTGGTCGATCACTTGCTGCCAATTACGGAGACATACACGATCTGTTCAAGACCGGATCTCCTCAGGTCTACGATAATAGTGCGCTGATGGTTGTTGTGCAGCCAGACAGCACATCCAGCGCGTTGCCAGAAGTGTATATGGAGATCACGGACTCGTAGCCCATGGCCAATCTGTGGCGTCGGTGTCCGTCGGGTCGCCTGAGTGACAACCGGTTCAATGCGGTCCACTCGAACGCGAGCCCAGTCGTTGCCGACTTCTTCGAGGCCACCAGCGGAGAATCTCGAGCATCGGCTACGCTAGCCGGTAGCGGGACGCTGGCTGGAGTCGGCTCTGCGCAAACTAGGCGCACCGCGACGATCTCTGGCTCCGCTACCCTGTCAGCCACGGGACGCGCGAAGGCAAGCGGCACCTCGACGCTGACATGCTCTGGCACCCTGTCGGTCTCTGGCACCGCCGGAGCCGAAGGCACGGCCACGCTGGTCGGGACGGTCACGCTTGCCGCCAGCGGCGAGGCCCACGCGCGCGGGACCGCCAGCGTCTCTGGATCGGGCGCCCTCCAGGCCACGGGGCGCGCGCAGGCAAGGGCATCGGCGACCCTAGCTGGCACCGCCGACGTCGCTGCCACGGGGCGCGCACAACACCGCAGCACGGCCTCGCTGGTCTGCACCGGCACGCTCGTAGCAGTCGGCACAGCCGGCAAGCGGTCCACACTGACGGCCTCGGGTGCGGGCTCACTGGAGGCCACGGGCACAGCCCCGTCGCGGGCTACCGCCGAAGTCTCTGGTGACGGCTCCCTGACGGCCGTTGGCGCCTCCAGGGCCCGCGCTGTCGCGTCCTGCGCTGGCCAGGCTGGGTTGGCTGCCGTAGGCGCCGCGCGTTCCGCTGGGTCGTCCGTCCTAGCGGGCGCCGCCTCATTCGAGGCTACCGGCGGGGCCGAGTCCCGGGCTACCGCTACGATCTCCGGGAACAGCACGCTAGCGGCCGTCTCGAAGATCGAGGGGTCGACCGCCACGCTGGTAGGATCCGCCACGCTTGAGGCCGTCGGATCTGCCCATAGTCGGGCGTCCGTCGAACTCGCTGGCGCCGCGAACCTGGTGGCCCAAGCCCGAGCCGAAGCGCGATCGGCTGGGCAGCTAGAAGCGACAGCGGGTCTATCGCCGATCGGTTGCTCCGAATCCAGGTCGACACTCGAGATCGCTGGGTCCGCGGTTCTGGAGGCCTCGGGCGGAACGAGCACTATCGAGCAACGCGCTACCCTGACGGTTGCTTCGAGTTCGCAGCTAGCGACGCACGGAAGTTCACGCGTTCGGTCGGTCGCAGCCCTTGCCGCGTCATTTGCCCTGGCGGCCTGCGGTTCCGCGGAAGCTAGGGCGTCAGCGCAGGTGGACTCATTGTCCGCCCTATCCGCGATCGGCAACGCTGAGGCGCGCGCCACAATCTTGCCCGAGTCGGACATGCAGACCTTCGGATCCGTCACCGTGCGCCACAAGCAACAAGCGGGAGTCACCGCCGTGGCCAAGCCAAAAGCCGCCGTGACCGTGCGCGTCATCCCTGCCGCGGTCGTGACCCCGAAGGTCTATCCACTCGCGCAAGTAACCCTCACCCACAGGCCAATACCGTGAGCGACTATCGCGTCGGAACAGCCATCCGCTTCGAGGCGCGATTCGTTGCGATCACGAGTCCGACCAGCGGTTACGTGCCGGCGTGGCCAACGGTTGCCACGTTGCGCTGCAAGGCGCCCGACGGGACGATCTCGAACATGACGATGATGCGCGTAGAAGGCGTCGTTGGATTCTGTATCGCTGACTTCGTGCCGGACGTGCCGTCGACCAGTGTGCTCTGGGAGGCCTACGCGATCGGGGACGGCGACGTAAAGTGTGTGCAGCCGGTACCAGTGAAGTTCAAGGTTTTGCCTGTCCCGTTCTGACCATGTCCACGCCAACCCTCCTCGAACTCGTCGGCTACGTGACAATCTTCTTTCTGGTGGCTTACGTCTTGCGCACACTCGGCTCTGCACTTGGGCCGCCACCGCACCGCTGACTTGCCTTAGCTTCTGGAGGCCGCGATCGTCTAAGTGTCCTGGTAGGGACCCACGGGAAGGATCCGGGCATGGTCGTCCGGAGATGCGGGTTCGAGTCCCGCTTGCGGCCCTGTCGATTTTCGCTTGCGCCCTCAGAAACTCGGGCCAGGGTGAAGTGTGTCACGAATCCCGATTGATTCGGGAGGAAGGATCGCATGGCTGACGACGCAACGTCAAAGCTGGCGTGGGACGCTGTATGGGACCGTAATCCCAAGACACGGGCGGCGTTACTCGACCTGCTGATCGAGGCCGAGCCGCTGGGAGTGATCGCGATCGGCGTGCTGTCGGTGACGGCGCAAGAGATGGTGGAGAGATCGCAGGGGCGGAAACAGGAGACAGTAGGAGATGAGTGACGAACTGTCCGAAATTCTGAAGGACGCCAGCGACGAGCAACGGGATGCCGCGCTGAAGTTGGTCAAGAATGCTTGCGCCGGAGACTCTTGGCAGCGCAAGGCTATGGTCGAGGCATCGGACGCGATCCTGATCGTGGGAACGAACGCCCGAAGGATGATGCTCCAGACAATTCGAGGCCACCGAATTGGCGCCGAACGGTACGGAGGCCGCGACTGGCCCGAAGACGTGGACTGGATCGACGAGGCTCAGCAAGAGGGACGGGACCTGCACAACTACGTAGAACGGCGACTATTGAGTAACCTCGAGGAGCGCCGGCTACTTCGCAAGGCAGAGTCCAGCAACATCAAAACACGGGAGTTGCTGATCGAACTGAAGGATCAGATGAAGGCGGTTCAGGCAACGGAAGGGGCCGCCGAATGACCGCCATCAAAGTCGGCTGCTGCTATCTTACCGAACCGCGTGGAGGCGGGCTACCGCTCGAGGATCCGAACAACAAGGGGTGGAAGCGCGATCTGATCGTCCGGCGTGACGGTGAACTGCGCGAGGTGGAACCATGACCGCCCGCGATCGTTCCCTCGAAGTCCTCGGTATGCTGGCCGAGAATCCGGGACTTGGTACGCAGAAGATCCTGGACGCGATTGGTGGCGCGACACAGCGTGATGTGATCCGCAGGCTCGAGCGGGAAGGCCGGATCGTCAATCGTGGTTTCACGAACGGTGCCCGGTGGTATCTGGCAGACACTGGAAAGGTTGGCGTCGACGTCGAGGCGACTGCGCGCGGAATGGCTCGGCAGGTTGTCGACCTAGTCGAAGGGCTAGCTGATTCGCGAAACGCGAACGACGGGCCAAAGACGATCCCGTGCCCGGGGCCGGCGGAGGAAAAGGAGCAACTTGCGCCACGGAGCAAGTCGGGCCTTATAGTAAAGCCGCCTCGCGGCCCTTCCGTGAATCCCTACATTCCGGTGGGCCACGAACTTGCTGGCGCGTCCACGTTGACCGGGTCTGACGGTGAACTAAAGGAGCAGTGGAACAAGACGCGCGTCGCTGGTGCTGACCCGACACCGCTACCCGAGGGATTCGATCTTCCCGAGAGCATCTCCCGCATGACCCGCGGAGACGGATCGGTGGTCGTCGAGTGGCAACGGTACGACCGGAAGGAGGCCGAGCGATCGCAGGTAATGCTCGACGTCATCCGTGCTCACGTCGAGGAGCACGTGCGGCCGCTACCACCAATCCAGTGTCCAACAGCTTGCGACGCTGAAATGATGACACTGTATCCGTTAGGTGACCCGCACATCGGGATGCTGGCTTGGGCAGAGGAAACAGGCGAGAACTTCGACGTAGAGATTGCCGTCCGTGAGTTGACAGCGTGCGTCACCGATCTAGTAACTCGGGCGCCCGCGAGCAAGCGCGCAATTATCGCTAACCTCGGCGACTTCTTCCACGCACAGGACGACAAGCAACTCACGCCAGCGTCAGGCAACAAGCTAGATGTAGACGGGCGGTTCGCGCGCACAGCACGGGTTGGTCTAGACCTACTCGATGGTCTAGTCGAACGAGTGTTGCAGAAACACGAACAGGTTGAGCTGTTTATCGTTCCGGGTAATCACGATACCAGCGCTTGCTTCTGGATTGCTGAGACGATCCGACGCGAGTTCAAGAACGAGCCAAGGGTCACACTACACCCGGCGTTCAACCCGTACCAGTACGCGCAATTCGGGAAGTGCATGTTCCTGTTTACGCACACGGACGGAGCGAAGCTAGAACAACTGTCCGAGATTGCGGCCGCCGATCAGCCGGTAATGTGGGGCAACACACTATTCCGATATGCACATGGCGGTCACATTCACTCGCGTAAGATGATCGAACGGCCAGGCATGATCGGCGAGAGTCACCGAACGCTGGCCGGCAAAGATGCATGGACGAACTGGCGCGGGTATCGGTCTGGACGATCACTCCAGGCAATCACGTATCACCGACAGTGGGGCGAGGATTCGCGCGTCACGTCTGGGATCGAGCGAGTTAGGGCGCTGGTGGAAAACCGGAGGGCCGCGTGATGTGCCTTCTTTCCAAACTCCGCGCGTGGATCCTCGAGCGCATCCCGGTATGCTCAGGTTGTGGCATGATCGCGCCCGGCAATCAGTGGGCCTATTCGCACGGGTGGTATTGGCGGACGTCGCACGATGGGACACCGTGCTGGGTGTGTGATTGTTGCCGGTCACAGGAGGCGTGCGCGTGATTCCACGCCAGGTCCGCCCCCACCGCCTCCGCGTTACCCTCAAGCGCACGGGTCCGCGGAAAGTCGCGAGACAGCCGGCGTGGCAAACCGAGCCGGATGACAGCGACCCGGACGCGATCCAGAAGAACGAGGATGACTACCCGGAACACGACCACGCTAGGACAGGGAGTGGCGGCGGGTGTGCGAGGGATGCGGGATGGTGAATCTCCTCGGCCTCGTCGGCACCCTAGCCTTTGCGCTGTCCGCGTTGCCGCAGGCGTGGAAGTGCTGGAGGGACGGTCACGCGCGCGGCGTGTCGGCGGGACTGATCGCACTGTGGTTCACAGGCGAGATTTGCTCCGCGATCTACGTACTCGGGGCCGTCAGTCCGAAGGCACTGCTGCTAGTGAACTACTGCTTCAACGCGCTTACGGTTGGAGTGATCGCTTGGTACAAGGTGAGGCCGAGGGGATAGCATGACATGCGTCGTCGGCGTGGCACAGGGCGGGCGCGTGCTGCTGGCGGGAGATTCGGCCGCGACCGACGACGAGGACTTCTCTCAGGTCATTATTACGAATCCGGCCAAGGTGACCAAGATCCGTGGCCGAGTGTTTGGCTTCTCCGGACTCTGGAAAGTGTGCCGCATTCTCCGCAACCTCCAACTTTCGGAGGGCCGCGACGATCCAGAGGACGACGTATCCGAGATCGTCGAACAGATTGAACAGGCTTGGAAGGGACTCGGCGGTGGCGATTTCGAAACAGACCTGCTAATCGGCGTTCGAAATAGACTGTTCGTGCTTCAAGACGACTGGTCATGGATCGAGCCGGCTCCAGTGCAACGGAAGAACAAGCGCAAGCACGACTCGCTATCGTTCTACGCAATAGGCAGCGGAGGATCAGTTGCATTCGGCGCCCTCGCGGCTGCGGCTGGCTCTGAACTCACCATGTTGCAACGCGCGGAGGAAGCGTTGACAATCAGTTCAACGTACTGTGCCAATGTCCGCCCCCCGTTCGTCCACGTGGTCACCTAATGCTCCCCGCCACCCTCATAGTCGTCTTCGCCCTCGCGTTGCTGGTCGCGACCGTGCGCTAGTGTGAACTTTCGGACGTGAAAGCGTCGATAGGGACAGGACAAATCGTCTGCACTTGCGTGTAACTGTTGGCCATTTGGACACAAAGAAAGAAATCGTTTTTCTTGTAGGCCCACCCATAGACTACCCGCACCCCGCGCGCCTGTTGTCTCCCCGGCTCGCGGCGGATCTCCTGCGGCACCGGCACCGTAGCGTGGTAGCGCCGGCTTCAACTCGCCCCTCGGCTTCACGGCCCTGGGGCGTGTTGTCGTCTGTGTCTATGCCCCCGCCGCATAACCTGTCTTTATGCACTGGACGGGTAGCGTGTGGCCGCTTCGTGGCCTTGTCATTCTATAAAGGACACGGCCACTATCAGGCCACCGTGGCCCGCAGAATGGCCCGATACTGCACGAATCGTCGGCTCCTAGCTTTGCTGGTAGACGTTTCGTCCGATCCGCGCTACCCTCCCTCAGCGGTCCGTGCCACAACCTGCCCCCACGGGTTGGCGCGGGCGGCTAGTTTCCGTAGTCTGTGATCACGGTCACCAGTTCGAGGTTCTCGCGTCGGTTGTCCAGAGTGTTGCCGTTCTTGTGGCGCACCCACTCGCCTTTCCGAAGCGGGCGGCCCAGCATGTTGGCCATGATTGCATCCTCCATTCGCAACTCGGTTCCGTCTGGTAGGCGCGTCACGGCGTGGCAACTGTAGGTCACGGTGTGTCGGCGGTTGGGTAGGCGGCGGGTCATGTGTCATCTAACCTTTCAAGAGCACCAATCGGATCCTCACCCGGATCAATCAGGCCACGTCGGATCATTTCGGCCAACACCTTCGCACCGAAAGCATTGGCCCACCGAAGAGCATTACGACGAGAACCGGCGCGCATTAGAGGATTCTCTTCGTATTCGATACCGGACCAGTACAGGATTTCGGACACATCGTCGTCTGTCAGGCTAGGAGGTTGTTCATCAAAAATGGTCATACCTTCCCATCCCTCTTCGCTAGCCTCGCCTCCCCCTCCGGCGTCCCGTCCGGGTTCCGGTACTCGATCGAGCCAACCCGTGCGAGCTGCTTGGCTGTCGCCACGTCCTCGGGATAGACAATCGTCCAGTGGTCGCGGGCCAGGGTTGAGAGGAGTCGCTGTTGGTTTATTGTCTGTTTCATGTGGTCACCTTCCCGTCCCTCTTCGCCAACCTCGCCTCCGCGTCTTCCCGTGCGGGCGCTTCGGCGGCGTACAGTGTGTGCCGTCGGCTCTCCCAATCTCGCGAGTGCATGGCGGTGCCGACGATGTAGTTGGCCAGGTGGTTCGGGCTGGCTTCGAACAGGATGTCGCCCAGTTCCGAGACTGGCGTCGGATCGCAGACGACCCAGAGGCTGGTGAGGCGGTGGGAGTGGTAGGTCATGTTACGCCCCCCAGAAATCTCTCAGGATGACTCCAGGCGGCCCTTCGACGGTAAGTTCTGTACAGGTCGCCTGGAGCTTCCACGCTTCGTCGCCCTCGTCACCGTGCCTGTCGGCGGCAAGCTTTCGCGCCTCCCGCTCGTTCGCGGCGCGGACCACGAAGCCAATAGCGCAGTCGAAGTCGCGCAGGTCTTGCGGTAGTATGAGCAGGTAGAGTTTCATGGGTCGGGCTCCTATCGTCGGCCTCTGGTGTTCCGCGCGGTCTTGGTCCACGGTGCCGGATGGACGGTACTGAGTTCAACTTCCGACACTTCACCCGGGAACTTACCGGTTAGCTCTGCGAATGCACGGTTTGCCATGTCGCGGATCGTGTGAACGCGATCCGCAACAGATTCGATCGTTCCGTAGTCGCCGTGGCAGTCAACCATGGCGGGCAGTTTTGGAAGCTGCCAGCCGGCTCGTTCGTAGACGCCGTAGAGATATTGCGCGAGTTCGAGTTCTTGCTTGGTCATCGTTCCTCCCACCCTCTCACCGTTTCGATCGCGTCCGCCAGCGCTTCGGACCGCTTTGAGCCGGCGCCGATCAGGTCGAGATCGTCCACGCGGTCTGGGCTGGTTGGTAGCCACACGGACCACGGTTGGCACCCGTCTTCGAGCTCCAAGTCTTCGATGACCTGAAGGAACTCCGGGTCTAGCACGAGCCCGCGCAGCGTCGAGTAGAGTTCGTCGGCGGTAGGGGCGGGGCTGACGTCGACAGTTAAGCAACGGCCGGTAGCATCGCAATCGGGGCAGCTTGATCCGGTTGCTTCGTCGACTCCAGCGCCGTCGCATCGGTGACAGTAGCCGTCGCAAGTGTGGGTGGTGGGCATGGCTACTCGTCCTCTTCGGCGTCGACCGTGTCTGGGCCTTCCCACCTGATGCCGGGCCAGTAGACAACCGACTTGGTTCCCATGCTGTCTTCCTGCGGGTTGTTTAGGTCTTCGATCAAGTCGATCGTGTGTTCCCTGGTCTCGTATGCAACCGACACCTTGATGACGCGCCGGATCATGTTCGCAGGATTCTCGCATGTCACAGCCAGGCATTTGACACCGTACATCCCGCGACCGCTGTAGCTTCTGGGTTCGTAGCCGGCGGCGTTGAAGGCTTCGATCAGTTCGTGGAAGGTCATCGGAATCTCCTGTTCTCGATCGCCCAAGCCCGGCCTTGTCGCAGAGCCGGGCGGGGATGGTGTGTGGCAGACTGTCAGTCATCATCCGGATCGAAAGTCTCTCCGGTGCTGGAGTCTACGACGTTGCGCACCGTTGGCTCTTGATATCCGACCACGACCATCGTTCCTGAGGTGACCGCTCCCATTGCGACGAGCTCGGCCAACGCTTCCTCGGCTTCCTTGCGGGCGTCGAACGTGCTGGCGTCAGCGTCACTCAGTCCGGTCTGGTTCAGGGTGCCGGTGATTCCGGGTCGGCTGTCGAGGGTCTGGATTTGGTACATCGTTCTGTCTCCTTGTTCGGTCTGATTCACTCACTTGGTCCAGAAAACCCGCCGGTGCTCGCTCTCCAGCACCCGCCCGAGTTCGCGTTGCGCCTTGCTGTGCCTGGACAGCGTCGGGAAGTAGCCGGTACGGGTCATGTCGGCCACGAGTTCGGCGTAGCTCGGGAACGCGGTCGCGCTGCGGGTCAGGGCGTCGAGGTCTGTGGGTGCCATTTCGTTTACCTGTCTAAGCAATCCGCGTGCCGTCACTCGTCCTCGTCCCGGCCCGGGATCACGACCGTGACGATCTGCCCGTCGGGCCGCCGGACCGCGAACATGGGGCAGCCTGTCGGCGTCGTGCCGATTTGGGAGAGGCATTTGGGTTCGGGGTAGCGGACGGGGGTGGCTGCGGGGCGGGTTGGGTTGGTGGGCGGCATGGTCTCACCCGAAAAGCCTCCCGGCCGGCGGCGGGGAGGCGGGGCGGGGGTAGAGAGGCTCTCAGAGCCAGGCCCAGTTGCCTTGGGCGGAGGAGGGCAGTCCGGGTCCGGTGTACTCGTCGACCAGCACTGAGCCGACCGTCACGGGGCGGCGGAACGAGGGGCGACCCGGCTGGCTCAGGTAGTTTTCGCGCTCGGAGTCGGTCGCGTCCCGGAGGTGGCAGCCGGTGCGGGGGTCGATTGCCTTGTAGGTGGGCTCGGTGGTGGGGGTCGTTGCGTTTGCCATGATCTATATATAGCCCATGTTGGGCTCGTTTGGGGAGCAAATCGACATAGTCCCAAAGATAGGCCGTCCGGTCAACGCTTGTGCTTGCGTGCCGGTTCCGGTTTTCCGGTTGGCGGCCTTCCGGGAGGCGGCGTCTCAAGTTCGTACCCGAGTTCCAAAAGATGGTCACGCCACCGAGTCAGCGTCTTGTGATTGAGGCCGAGGGACTCCGCGACTGCTCGGCGCGTCTTGTGCTTCTCGTAGAGCTTCTGGAGTTTCTCGAAAGCCCTCTGTGGGTCTTCAGAGATCCAGAGTCCGATCTGGGTCGGTCGGTAGGACATGATGGGCCAATTTTCTAACCAACCAGCCGGGAGGTGTCCAGCCAATTGGTTGCGATGGGAATTTCGGCTTGTTGCTGTTGTGCCATTGCCGATGGTGCTCCTTGCACAGCCATCGGACGGACCGTGGGCGTGAGTAGTCGTCGTGGTGGCCTTGAGCCTTGGGAGAAGAGCAAACTTCGCAGGATCCCCGGCTCATAGTCCCGCGTTTGACTGCATTGACGACGATCCCGGCGCAATTGTGGCGGCACCATTGATACCAGACCATAAGTTCCGAAGGATACCCTTTGGTGCTCGGAGCCAAGCGGCGCAGTTCCTCGCGTAGATTCTTGATGGTACCCAGGAGTCCGTTTGCCCGCTGGCTGTCGGTCTCGTGTTTCCAGGCCACATAGCCGGCAAGTCCAGAAAGATCACTGTTGCTCATATTCGGCAATATAGCCCATGTTGGGCCACATGCAAGGCAACCGGTGTCGTTTTTTTAGACCCATGTTGGGCCCATTGTCAACCGGCCAGCCATTCTTTTCGTCCCTGTCGATTTGTTCCTAAAACAGACCCAAGATGGGCTATATAGTAGTTATGACCAACGCGACGCAAACCACCTCCTCCCGCCCCGCCCTGAAGATCCGCTTCCACGCCCCCATCGTCAGCCTAAACGACAACGACGGCAGCCACGAGCCGACCGTCAGCTGCTCCGGCCGCACCATCCTCGTCCGTAACGTCAAGCGCGCCGACTGGACGAAGTTCGGGCAGCGCCACACGGGAGAGACAATGGTCGGCCACCATGTCGACGTCGTGCCGGGCAAGTCGATTCGGCTGCACGGAGTCGAGACCAACCATGTCAACGGGCCGGTCAGCTACGATCGGACCTTCGTGGTTGGCGATGTGGTCGAGTACGACTCCTACAACATGAGTTACACGGGCCGGATCCTGTCGATCGGCCGGAGCACCGTAACGGTCGACGCGAGTTGCACGGGCGACAAGAAGTGCCGGCTCGACCTGGCCAACTTCAGCTGGCGGAACCGGCTCCTGAACCTCGTCAAGATCTACCGCGAGAACTCGGAGTGGATGGACTGACCGTCCACCTTCCGCCCCCCAGCGACCCGCCCACAAGGCCGGCCGCCTTTCGGGGCAGAGGCCGTCCCGCCGTGCGCGCCCGCGAGCCTCGAGCCTTTAGGAGAGACCGATGACCACAATGACCTCTGCCGCTGAAGCGCTTCTGACCCCGGTCGAGTTCGAGCAGGTACTCGTCAATTGCAAGGACCCGTTCCGCCTGGGTAAGGGCCGCCAGCGGTCTGGTGGGTACAAGGGCAAGTTCTGGCTCGGCGAAGTGCTGGCGCGCAACGAATCCGCCGACCGAATCAAGGTCCGTATTTTTCGCGACCGTGTCGATCCCAACAGCGAATGCCGGGTGATGTGGGTGCGCGGATATCAGACGATGCTCGCTCAGAGCACGGACGCGCGGATGATCTCGTATCTCGGATTGGAGAACGATCCGAAACCGTATCGATACCGAAAGGTTGATCTACCGGGCGAAGTGCCAAGCGGGCTGGTGTCGCCATGAAGACCCTCCCCACCCCGCCCACGCGCCCCCAGGAAGCGCCAACCCTCCCCCTGGCACTCCGACTCGCGCTGGCCGGTCTGCCGCGCTGGGACGTCCGCCTGGGCCGCCTGGACGCTGAGTTAGACGATCTTCGGGAGCTGGTCGGGCCGGCCTCCGGTCACGTACCCGTGACGTGTCCGGCAAGTAGCGTCTGATTGACAACTTCGGCCGACGGATTGACAACCTTCTGCTCCTAGATCGAGGCCCGACCCGGTTGTAGTTGACAGGGTCCGTATCAGTCCGACCCCTTGATATTGGCTACGGGGTACATGCGCGTCTTCACCTTGGCGATCTTCTCGGCCTCGAGCACACCCAGCACAGCGTCCAGGCTCTTGTATACGCGGCCGCATTCGTCGAGCGGAATCTTCGGCTGGTTGCTGACGATCCCCTCGATCACGGTCCCAGCAAACTCGCGCCGGACCTCGCGCATCTCCTGATCGATGGTGTCCTGCTGCGGACCGAGCGCGCGCTTTGCTGCCCCGCGCCCCATGGTGCGCCCAGACCCGTGGTTGACCGAGCACGCTGAACCGTAGGCTCCCGTGCGTGGGAACATGAGCGCAGCTCCGTCGTACATGGAACCCGGAACCAGGATCGGGTGCCCCGTCTCCGCCCACTTGGTCCCTACCAGATCGGGATGCCAGCCGGGCATGGCGCGAGTGGCGCCCTTCCGGTGCACGAAACCGCGCTTGGTACCGCCGGTGCCGTCGTGCAAGATTAGCGTCTCCTCCTGGATCAGGTTGTGGCTGATGTCGTAGTAGACCTCGGGAGTGACTCCGTAGACCTCACCCGTGGCCTCGCCGATGGCAGCCGCGATGGTGAACCGATTGGCAATCGCGTAGTTGGCGGCGGTGTTATGGTGCGCCCAGTACTCGGCGCCCACGGGTTCGTCGACACGCAGCCATGATTCCTCGCGACGGTTGGGCGCCAGTCCGCGCGCCTCGGCCCCAGCATAAAAGAAGTGCTCGGCTGTCTGCCATCCGTATCCGCGAGACCCACAGTGGACCATGATCCATACCGAACCGTCGTCACCAGCCTGGAGTTCGATAAAGTGGTTTCCGCCTCCGAGGCTTCCGAGTTGCGGTAGCGATTTCGCGTAGGCTCGCTGGATCTTGCGCAGATCCGTGCCTTTCTGGATCGGGATGAACAGCCGTTCGCATTGGTCGCGCGATGCTCCAAGAGTCTTGGCGCCGTATAGCAGCGCCTCGTCGATCTGTGCTTGCGTGAACGCCGGCATACCCTTCGGGCGCTCGGACCCGATTCCGGTCGCCACCCGCTTCTCAACCTCGCGGATCCAGCGCAGGCGTTGAGACGGATCGACCAGGTCGTCGGGTGACAGCGGGACGCGCATGTAGAGAACGCCGCAGCTGATGTCGTAGCCACTTCCGCATTGGATCAACGTCCCCTCGGTCACCAGCACGCAACCGATCGGGACCCCGAATCCAGAGTGACAGTCGGGCATCAGATAGGCGCCAATCACTCCCTCATAGGACGCGCCGTTGACGAACTGGTCCCAGAGGTTTTCTTCGCTGGCCTCGAACAGTTCCTCGGACAGGAAAGCGGTACCGCCCACTTTCATATTGCCAACGGGAGGTAGCGCGTAGTGGTTGTCGGTGATTCGGATTGCTCGTTGCTTGTGGGACATTGTTGTCTCCTACTCCGCGGCCCGTTCGGTCGCCAATTCCTCGGCCCGATTGTTGTACTCCCGGCACACGTCCAGGCACTGGCTACGACAGATTGGATCCTCGTGTGTATCACGGAACGACCACTTCTCTCGGTCCTGTCGCCAATTCCCGAAACTCCACTGTCCGACTGGCAACCCGCGTTCCCTGAAGTAGATCACGCACGGATAGTGCCAGCGGCCAGCCGCGTGGACATCGTCAAGAACCAGTCGGCATCGGCACGAGTCTGTCGACAGCAAACCGCGGACGTCTCGGCCGCTACGGAACGACGCTATCCGGTACTTCAGGATCGGATGCGCGTCCAGAATTTCGGACGAGACGTTAGCTAGCCTGAGACCAGAAACTCCAACGGTAGGGATCAGCCGAATGTCGGCCACCCCAAGTCCGTGGGCCAGCCGAATCGTCCCTTCGACGTCCGACTCGTTTTCTGGCGTCAGCACCACTCCAACGGTTACGTAGCAGCGAGACGACAGCCATCGGAGGGTTTCGCAAACCTGGTCGAATGTTCCTCCGATTCCAGCGAGCCGGTCGTTGGTGGCCGAACAACACGAGTCCAGCGAGATCGAAAAGTCGTCAGCACCGGCACGCAGCAATGCGTCGTAGCTATCACGGCAAGCCGTCCCGTTCGACGATACCGCAACCCGGTCAACACCAAAGTCCTTGGACAGCGCGACCAGGTCAACCAGTCTCTGGTATAGCGTCGGTTCGCCACCAGAGAACCGGACGGCTTTCAACCCACAGGCACACCAAGAACCAAGGATCGATAGCGCGTCGTCATACGGTAGGTGTCCAGAGACGTTCGCGTTGACGCCTCGGCAATACTTGCAACGAAGATTGCAGCGACCGGTCAACAGCAGTTCTGCGCGGCGGATAGGCGAGCGAACCGAAGACGACCTGGCGCGTTCGTCGGTCAGTGTGTAGAAACCGATTTGGTCCAGCTTCATCTCACCACCACAACCCCCTAAACCACTCGGCAAACAGCCTCAGCCCCTCTTCGATCTCCGGTCGGTCTTCGTCCTCGATCTGGTCCGCCGCGATCAACTCGAAGGCCAGCTGCATCTTGGCCAGCATCTCGTCCCACTTCTTCTCGGTGAGTTCGCCTGGGTACCCGTTGGCGATCTCGCGAAACCGCTTCAGCCTCGGCGCCACGAACCGCGCGATCGTCGTGTCTAGGCCCCACGTTTCAGAGTCGTCCCAGCCGCGGGTGCGGCGCTGGAACCAGAAGCGGAGGGAGCGGATGAAGAGGCGGAGGGTCATTTGACGACCTCTATCTCTACCTCGAAGAACGGATCCTGCCGCATCACCAGGTCGCCTACGGCTTCGGCTACACTACTCCCGATCCCGTGAAAGCACGAGGGTTGGCTCACAATCTCGGCGCGGTACGTGGATAGGAGCGTGCGGGCTTGCCTGATCTCGGTGACGCGGATTTTGGTCATACCCTGTAACTCACTACCAACTGACTCGCACACTTCAGCCGCACATCGGCTTCCGCTACGAAGCGCCCGTCTTCGATCCAGCTACGGTAGGCGACGATCTCGCCGTAGCCTTCGAGCGTCTTCCGCGCACACCGATCGAACTCGGACAGCAAGACGATACCGTCGCGCGGGATCGGCAGCTCGGACAGGCCGATTAGGGTGGGTGAGGTCATGGTTTACTCCTTCCCTGGCCCGTCGGCGGCGCGGGCGGGGGCTTCTCGCCTTCCTTGAGGCAACGCACATCGGGGCCTTGAGGCGGTGGCGGTTCGCCGACCACGACTCGCACCGGCTTCACCCGTCGCTCCTCGGCCATACACGCCGCAAGATGGGCCACGTCCCGCAACTCACCCGGCGTGAACCCGTGGTTCAGCGCTGCGTCCAGGAGCACCTGAACGAGCGCATGAAAGTGTGTGTCCTGCATGTAGCGGCTGCGCGAGTAGTCGATGCCGTAGCAGCCTGTTAGATCGTGGGTTCGGTCGGTCACTTGCACTCCTCCGGTCTGGTGTCGCGATGGAACTTGCACTTGTCGGGCGCGCGATACCCGGTGCCCAGGTGGCAAGGAAGCCCATCATCATAGTCAATATCGCATCGATGCAACTCCTCCGCGTCCGCCAGCCGTCGACAAGCCGCCAAACACGCTTTCTCCCACAGCAATCGGTCGAGCTTCAGCTTGATGAACATGGACCGTAACTCGGACTGCATCCGCGCCACATTGCTAAGGTCTCTATCGAATATGCGCGCGGCCTGGATCATGACCTCTTGTGTGTAGTCGTCCAGAAGCTTGTCGAACTTGTCGGAGTCGGTCATGGTTTTACATTTTCCCACGCGGCGCGGGCGTCGTCGTCTGCCAACAGGTTTCGTTCCAGCACGTCGATATAGTCAATAGCCGCCCCCACCTGCTCTCGCAGCCTCTCGACTTCGGCGACGAGGGATTCGATCGTCTTGTAGGCATCAGTGCACCGTTCCCGTTGCCGAAAGTCTGTGGTCGTTTCTGCTTCGCGGCGAAGGTAGGACGCGATCACCAGGGATTCGTTTAGGTCAATCATGGCCAAGCTCCAGCAGGGCGGAGAGATGGATGTAGCGGTCGGTGGGGACCGCGATCGTGAATCCGCTTCCTTCATCCCACCCTACCTCGTCCGGGTGTGCAGGGTTGGGTCCAATTCCCAACGCGACGATCGGTACAGTGCTCCCGTCGATCGCCGGAAGTAGCACGATCACCGGCCACTCCGTAGGCGGCCCGTCGACTCCCAGCGTGCGCGGGCGAAGGGCGGCGAGCTTGGAGAGGAGATCGGGTAGCGCCTTGATCATCTCGATGGCCCGCTTGACGGCCTCGCAATCTTCGGCCAATGCGGGGCCGGGAGCGTGACCGATCGTCCACAAGGTCTTTGTCAGCCACTCGACAGCGAGCCGCAGGTCGTCGTGTAGACCTTCGGTTCCGATGGTCGGGTAGACCCACTCGTCGTCTTTCCAGGTCATGGTCTCACCTTTTCCCAGTCCCGCTTGATGTCCTCGGACACAATCAGCAGCGGCCCGTGTCCAGTATGGCGCAAGAGCAGATCGAAGCCAGCGTCATGCAACGTCTGTAGCTGCTCCCATGTCACCCGCTGGCCGTCCTTGTCCGGCTCGAGCCCGACAGCCACAGCGGCGCGCTGGGATCCGTCGTCCACGCACCAGATACCGACGTGTGACACAGCCGCGCCAGATAGTCGCTTTACCATCTCGATCGCCTCCGCGAACGTATCCTCCTCGCCCGGCCGTGGCTTACAGATGGACGCCGTGCGGTACTGTTCGAGCGTGCGGACGGCGAGGGCGATCAGGTCGGTGGGGGCGGTCATGGCGTGTCCAGCCCGTGCTTGCGCAGCGTGTCAGTGAACAGCCGCAGCCCGACTTCGCTGTCGATGTGGTAGGTGTTCACGACGTTCCCGTAGCACTGTGTCTCCGGTTCGACGCACCCGCAATGCCCACCAGCCCGCACATCGTATCGCCCGGCTGGGTCCGCGTAGAGCTTCCGGGCCACATTGAGAGGAACCGGACCCTTGACGATCCAGTAGTACCAGGCACGGTGGAACTCGAACGGTCCGAGCTTGCCAGTTAGGTTGGTCGGTACTTCGCCGGGTACGTTCTCCGTGTGCTCGACCGGGTCAATTCGGCAGACCTTGAGTTCGCGGTTGATGACTAGGTTGGCATCTTTGGATCCGGCTAGGTTGATCATTGCTCCTCCGTCTGTTCGCACCACCGTATCTTTTCTAGCTCGCCCGCGCAGCCGTTGGCTCTTCGCAGCCACACCTGCACAAGACCTTGCGGTCCTTGCACCAGCTGCCGGCCAATGTCCCGTCTGTGTGTAGTATGAAGTCTGGCAACAGGATGGGATCCGCGTCAGCCTTTTCCAGCCAGGCATTGTCGCTGAACTTGAACAGCACTGTCATTGGATGCTCGTAGGCCAGAAAATCCCAGACTTCGTAATAGCACGCGACGCCTCCGCGGTACTTCTTGAACGCGAATCGTGAGTCTTGCTCGATCCGTTCAAGGATTGGATCCGAGTCAACAGGAGCGCCCCGAACGACCTTGAGGATTCGCCGGTCGTAGTAGCTGCCCGAGGGAAGTGGCGTGAGTTGCGCGAAGCTGATGTTTCGAACGCCCAGCTTGTGGTAGCAATAGGCAATGAACTGCATGACTTCATCATACGTGTCGATCTGGTGGTCAAGCATGTTGCACTGAATTCTCACCCGATCCTGTATCGGTCTGATGCCGCGAGCAAGCTCATCGCTGGAAATGGCGAAGTCGCCCATGATCTGCGCATTCGTGGTGTCGTTGTAGTGATGGCGGCTGATGTTCACGTGCTCAATCGCGCTATTGCGTAGGCCCGCGGACACCTGGGCTAGGTTCTTTCCGTTCGTGTTGATGACCGGACGCCTCGGGCGTCGACGATTCACCACAGCGACGAGCTCCATGAGTTCTCTCGGGAATAGAGTTGGCTCGCCACCCGTGATCTGCACGCTAGGGCTGGCGACGGCGCAAACGTCTAGGGCATATTCGAGCCATTCGGACGAGACGGGCTTGACGCGACGGTCAAAGCTTACCCGTGCGATGCAGAAGTTGCACCGACAGTTGCAAGCCGATGTCATGTCGACGTACAGGTTCACGTTGGGGTGAACTAGATACTCGTGCCCCATGATTGTCGTTGGCGTTGCGATGCGCTGGAACTCCTCGAAGCCATGCTGGTAGGCAAGGGCTTTGTTGGCGCGATACCGTTGCGCGTCTTCCAGGCTCTCTCCCATGTTAGGAAGACCCAAGCGCCGCTGGCTGAGACCTGTGCGAATATCAGTCCTACGCCATCTCACTTCGGTTCCCTTTCCCTGAGCCACTCGGCTTCTTTCTCCAGCGCACCAACGTTGGCGCCGCTTTCCCGTCGACACTTGATCTCGTCTTCCAGCCTAGCCAGAGCCTCGCCAACCGTCGCACTGTTCCGCGCGATCTGGGTCAGGTACTGACGCACGGACGGACGTGCGCGGCTGATCCGGTATTGCCACAAGTCGAGTACCAGGCGGTGGGCGGGGATGGTAGCGGAGAGGGTGGCGGGCATAGGCTACGCCGCCTCCTTCTTCTCTTTGCGCAGCAAAAAGCCCTCACCGTGTAGCTTGAGAATGACGCGACCAAGACGCGCGTTCCACCGTTCCTTCGTTGGCTTGATCACGATACCCTCGCGGCAATGCTTCGGGTTGATCGGGTCAGGCCCCTCGGCGAGTTCAAACGCCTTGTCCAGCGACCACGGTCCTCGGTAGAGCAGCGGAACCGTGCACACACCGATGTCGGAGCACAGCGACAGAAACTGATCGTAGTCCAGGTACTTGCGCGACCTCAGGTCCATGGCGTCGAACGCGCGAAAGCTTCCGCCCGACTTGCCGCCGGAGTCGTAGCTGAATCCGCTACTCGAGAAACAGCCAAGCGACTCGCCGAACAGCACGATGCCTGGGTGCCGCTTCAGCTTCGTCTCCAGGTCCAGCGAATGGGCAAGCTTCGTCCACTCGGACCCGGAGTCGTCGGCCATTAGACAGTTGTGCGATCCGATCCACAGCCGCATCGGCGGCTTACCGATCCCGATTTTGCGCAACCAGCGGTGCCACCATGGTTCACCGTTGTCCAGCCAGTAGACGGCGCGCATGTTGGAACCGTGGAGTTTGCACGTGATAGCCACTTCTTCGCCGTCTTCCAAGACCCGCTTGTGCTTGCGCAGTCCTTCGATGTCCGTGTATACCGGGAAGTCCCAGGACTGCGGGCGCTTGCGTTGATGTGGCTGTCCTGGTCGGTGCTCGCGTTCCTCGGGAGGGACGTACTTGGTGACACCGAGTTCGGCGGCCACGTTCTGGCCCTCTACCCATGATGGGTTGGCTGGAACCAGAAGGCCCATCGAGAAAATCCCGCGTAGCCTCTTCGCACGTACCCTCGGGTGACCGTCCAGAAACTTGAACGGTTCGCGGTCGGTTGGTACCACGGAGTCGACTGGAACGTATACGGCCAGGCTGCCATCGGAAAAGTCGCCCGTGCGGATGATCACCGGGTAGCCACCGAAGACCTGGGTGATGGAGAGGCTATCGGCGTTCGGATGCTTCTCGATCGCACCGATTCGGACTACCTCGACTTGGAATTCGCTCATGCGGGTTGCTCCTGCCGCCCCAAGCCCGACCTATTTCAAGGTACGGGCTGGGGTGCTCAGCCGGTCCGATGCGATCCGGCGTGCTTCAGGGTTGACGGTGTGTCGGTTAGTCGCAGCCGGTCACATTGACTGTCAGCCTCCACTTATCTGTGGAAGCCTTGATCATTCCGGTGGTCATCGCCTCGACCAGCTGCTTGAGTAGAGGTGAATTCTTCTGCTTCAGGTTGGCTGCAAGGGCCTCTCGTATCCTGTCCTGGTACTTCGACAGTTCCTCGATGACGGCGGCGTGGACTGCTTTCCGCAGCGCGTCGTTCACGAGCCACTGGATGTAGGTAGCGTTGCCCTGGCTCGAATACCTTTCAGGCTTGCCCTCTGAATCGACTTTCTGCTCCAGAGTTCGCTTGACCACCTGTTCGAGGATGCGACTTCCGTCTCCGAGTGAATTCGCAAGGGCCAACGTCACGTGTTGCTGAATGGCAGATTCGATGAGGTCTTTGGGTAGCTGAAGTGTCGCTGAGTTTGGGTCCATCGTGTTCTCCTACCCGAAAGGCCCCGCGATCAACGAAGACCGCGGAGCATTCCGAGTCGATGCCTTTGAACGTGGTTGTTGTTGCCCGATCTCTTCTAGTGCGAGAACCTTCCTGTTGTTGAAATTGTCGGCCGGCGGAATGCCGGGGGACTCAGTTTCTGGAGACCTTGGCCAAGATCCCATCCCGCATCTCGGAGACGGTGCCTACCGGTACTCCTACCGCAATCGCGATCTCGCGCAAGGCCTCCAGCGCGTCGGCGGCGGCGTGATAGTACTCCTTCTGATGCGGGAATCCGCGATACCAGTTTGCCTCGACGCGGATGGTCCGCGCGGCTTCGTTGATCAATGTGTTGCTGTCCATGGTAGGATCCTCCTAGAACGGTATGTCGTCGTCCCCGCCCGCCGAGAAGTCGGCAGCCGGAGCCTCGGCTGGTGGTTCTGGTTCGCTACGTGACGGACGTTCTCGAGTGGCGTCGCGGTTGCCGCCACCAGAGAAGTCGAGTTCGGATACGTTGACGCACAGTTCCGTCTTCGTGGTCCCGTCCTTGGCCTGATAGCTTCGGAGTGAGCCGGCGCCGCATACGGTCACGCGGGTACCCTTGACCAGATACTGGGCAAGGCTTTGGCCGCGAGAGCCCCAAAGGCTGGCGCGAACCCACGTGGTAACCTTCTCGCCCTTGACCTTGGTCGAACTGGCCACCGAGAACTCGAGCACCTGTTGCTGGCCTACCTGTTTCAGTTCGGCGTCGCGGCCAAGCGAACCGGAGATCGTCAGGACGATCACAGCGTCACCGCTACCTTCCCGTTCGTCCCACGAAGCGCGGAGATGATGCGGGTCTCGGCGTCGATCGAATCATCGATGTCTTCCGCTTCCTTGGTCAGCGCCCTGATCTCGAGATCGATCGCCAGGCGCCTGTCCGCCATTCGCTGAACCGCCTTCTCCCGCTTCTCGGCCTCGGCGGCGTTCTTCTCCTCGGCCGTGCGGCGGCGCTTGGTGGGGGTGGGATCGGTGGTGGAGGTGGTTACTTGTTGCTGTTTGGACATTGGCTACCTTCCGTCCGCTTCCGGATTGGCGTCTTTGATCTCTCCGGTCTCGGGATCATGGGGCACTTCAGCTTGGGTAGTCTGCTTGTTGCCTCCTAGCTTGATCCGTTTCCCGTCCTGCTCGGGCGGAGCCGGCGACGGTGCGTCGGTGACGACTTCTCCCGTGGTGTCCAGCGCCTCTCCGTCGTTCAGCGTCAGTGTGCAGCCGGAAAGCACGTCCAGCGCGGCCTTCAGAATCTTCCGCGTTGCCTTGCCAATGATTGCGTCGGCGCCCATGCCCGAGTTGACCCGGATCGGGATCCGGGTGTCGTTCAGCGTCCCGTCGCCGTTCTTGGTGCACTCGCGCACGATAGACAGCGGAGCTCCCTTGACCTTCATGTCAATCCGAATCGGGACCAGAGCGCCCTTGTCGCCCATCAGCGCGGGTACTCCGGGTGTGATCCTCACGTCGGTGACGCCCGGCCATTCCATGACCAAACGCAGGACGCCATTCTTGGCGGCGTACATGCGACCGGCAATGATGTTGACCTCGTTGCCGACGGGCCGCAGTCCGTGGACCATGGCCTCGATCATGCAGTCTCGCACGACCTGCCAACCGTATCCGCCGCCCTGATCCTTGTCGGTGACGAATCCGAGCGGAGTACCTTGCAGTGGTAGAAATACCTGCTCGACGATCGGCTGGGTAAGCGCATCGCGCAGCTGCTTGACTCCGGTCGCCAACGTGACGGCCTGACGGAGCGCCGGCATATGAGCCAGCGCCTGGGTGTTACATGTGGCGAGCACAGCCTCGATGTCGGTTGTCGCTTTCTCGATGGCCACGATAGCCTGACTCTTGTTCTCGGTTGCCATGATCCTTGTCTCCTCGCTCATGCTGAGCGCTTGATTTCCAACTTGTGAATCTCGTTCAGCTCGATCGCCCCGGCCAACTCGAGCTTCTGCGCAAGTGCGCGTTTGGCTGCTGCGCCAGCGCCCTTGCCTGCGTTTTCCGCGACCCGCTTTTCGACCTTGCTGATGCTTAGCCTCATGCAGGCCGCGAAATCGGCGTCGCCAAATCCTGCGTTTTCCAGTACGGGCCATGCCTTCTCCGGATCCAGTTCGCGCCGTCCCTCGGTGACTACCCGAAGCACGGTCTCGCCGTCGTCAATGGGCATCTCGGACGCCTGCGCCTTGATCGCGGTCAGCACCTTGTCTGAGATGCCGGCTACCACTTTGGCCTTCCGGTAGAGTTCGATCACGGAGTTGGGCTCCATCTTTGCCAGCGTCGCCGCTACCTGATCGACGTCGATCTCAGCAAGCGACGCCACGTAAGTACGGGTAAGCGCATTGGCAGCCGGGCACTCGTGGAAGCGCGGGCAGTATTGGCAATGAGACCCAGGATGGTACGTCCCGTCCCAGTGGACCACGCGCTTGACCACATCTGCCAGCCACGCTTCGGCGTCGGCCTGGGTCATGTGGTAGTTCTCGATCTCGCCGTCGCGCACCCACAGGATTGTCGCGGTACCGCTTGCCAGTTGCGGATAGGCCAGCAGTGTCATCGAAAGGTAGGCCTTGAGCTGGTGCGAATAGTTGGCGTCCTTGCGGCCAGTCTTCCAATCGGCTTCGCGAACCATGTCGCCAAACACGGATAGTAGGTCGATGTGCCCGGTGATGCGGACGCCCTCGATCTCTAGATACTTGTCGACAGCGATCTCGGTCAGCGCCGCCGGGAACGAATCACGGACCTTCGGCCACATGCGGGTGGCCTTGGCGCATAGCATCCGTACTTCCTCGGAGTCTCCTCCGAGTTCGTCACAGACTTCGTTGATCCGCTCCCAGTCGATCGCGCCAGTGGTGACCAGGCCCTCGAACATCTTGTGAGCCGCCGTCCCGGTCGCGGCCGCGTCGTTGGTAGAGTTGATGCGGAGTTCCGCCGGGCGGGCCGAGCCGGGACAGAGCATGGCCAGCGGCATTGCCGAGGCCCTGAGGGCTAGCGTGCTGGTGATGGGCGCATTCATTCGGCTGCCACCTTTCCGTCACTGTAGAGTTCCGCCCGCAGCTCCCCGTCGTCCGCCATGGCTCCTAGGATGTAGCAACGATGCTCTCGCGCGAGCCGGTGCAGAAGCGCGCGAGCCGACGGGGCAAGCGAACTGTACCCCTCCTGCGGGAGAACGATCAGTCGGTTGTCACCGGCAGCTATCTGCATGACCGTCACCCAGCGCTGGCCGTCAGATCTTCGATCGAACGGTTCGGCCTTCGCGTCGTTCATGACCAGCACAGGCTCCCCGTCTCCGTTGAGCTCGACCCGTAGCGGGCAGCCATCGATCGTTCCGATCGCGTTGGTCAGCACGGTCGCGGTATCGCCAGCGGCGTCCCGCAGGCGCCGGGCCTGCTCTCCTAGCTTCTTGGCGGACGCCTGGTGCTGCTCACCTCTGGCCTTGGCGGACAGCGCCTCTCGGGCTTTGATGCCTCGCGTGATGCCCCCGCGCGCGTCGGCAACGACGGCCTCGGCGACCTGGAGTTCTTCGTCGCTAGGGCCCTCGGCGCCGCCGGCTTCGATCGCGGCCTGGAGCTCGGACCGCAGAGTTCCTTCGCGTTTGGCTTGCTCGACCATCTGGGCTGCGGCCGTAACCGAAGCCTCAGCGTCAACCAGCGCCGAGTTAGCGCGTTGCTTGTCGGCGCGCGCAAGTTCGAGCTTCTGCTCGAGTTCGGACACGATCTTTTTGGCTTCCTCGGCCGCCTGCTTGCGCTCGGTTGCCAGGTCGCAGGAGATAGCAAATCGACCCTCGGCCTCCGCCACCGTCAACCCTTCCCCAAGACCAGCCAGCGTCTTGCGCGCCGTTTCGGCTGCCGCATTCTGTTTGGTCGCCGCGTCCCGTCGCGTCCGGATGTCCTGCTGGATCTTGATCGCGTTTTCGAGTTCGCTTTGCAGCTTCGCCTCGTCGGTCGACACATTGACGTCCGTCGCCTCGTAGATGGCTTGCTGGGCCCGCGCGTCTGCCAGCGCGGTCTGCTCGCGTTCCTCGACCCGTAGCGCCTCCCGTTCGATCGCCCTCTTCACCCGGGCCGCCATATCGACCGGGTCATCGGTCTTCAGGGCATCGACCGGGACGATCTCTGAGAACGCCTGTTCTCCGCCGAGCAGCGAGTGGAAGAGTTTCGCATTCGCCTCGACACCGGCGAGCCGGACCAGCGTGCGGATACGATGCCGGTCGCGCGTCTCCGGCTTGTCGTACTTCGGGGTGTGCAGATCCATGATCGAGAGGTCGCCCAGGCCGTCGACCGTGAGATCGCCCTCGGTCCGGACCTGCTTGAGCACGCGGATCGTCTTGCCTGCGATCGTGGCTTCGCCGCGGGGACTACCGTCCCGCTTGGTCGGGCGGACGTCGGTTCGACCGTTGGTCGCCAGATCGACCATCCGCTGCGTGGTCGTTTTGCCAAGGCCGTTGCCTCCACGAAGCACGTGCATACCGTGTTCGGTTAGGTCGTATTCGAATTCAACGATCGGCCCGATATCCTTGATCTTGATCTCAGTCATGCTCTTCTCCTTGCTTCCCGTCTCGAGCCGGCCGGCAACGCGCTAGGAGGGGGATTCGCGCGTCCATCAGCCGGCTCCAGCCGGGTGTAGCTAGTCCTCGTCGATCGGTTCGTCCTCGTCCCTCCTCGGCTCGACGCCCTGTCCGCGGCAGTGGTAGCAGGTCGACCCGTCCGCCCAGCCCTCGCCCGAGCCAGCACAGTAGTAGCACAGCTGGTCACCATCGATCGGCTCGTCGTCGACCGGGTCGGGCGCGAAGGCGTAGGCGGGGGAGTCCATCACAGCCACCCGATCGCTTCCTTGAGTAGCTCAATAGTCCGATCGATGAACGTGCGCCGATCGGTTGGCAGGCTGTTGCGATACGCCTCATGGTCCGCGAGCTGCCGATCGATCCGCGCCCTCGCCTGCTCGACCGAGTCGGCGCCCATGGTCTTCGTACCGGCCTGGCGCTGGATCCGATGCTCGGCCTCGGCACAGCGGATACGGAAGGCGAAGAGGCGGGTGAGGTCGGTCATGTCATGGCCTCGATTGCAGCTTCGATCGTCGCATCGACTCGTTCGGCTTCCCGCGCCTCGATCGCCTCCGCGCATTCGCGGGCGGCCGTCTCGAGTTTGCGGGCAAACCCAGCGTCCCTGATGTCGAGACAGAGTTCGAAGCCGTCGCCCCTGACGTCGACCCAGTCGTTGACTTCGCCGGAGGTACGAAAGACAGGCGCATAGGTGGCCGAGATCAGATCGTGTACGTGTGTGTTGGCGCTCATGGTTCTTCTCCTGTCTCTTCCCTCGGCACACTCAGCACCAGCGACTCGGTGGCATAATTCTCCGCCGCCACGTCAGCGGCAGTGATCGGATTCTGAAACGGACGAACGGTTCCGAAGCGGCCAACCAGAGCGTTCTCGATCTCGAGCTCGTCGGTGAAAGCGGAGTCGATCGAGGTCGTGTCGGGGGTGGTGGTCATACGTCCTCCAGCATCAGGTCGGTGGCTTTCCAGGGAAACATTGGCGCCCCAAGGCACCTGTCCGGTTCGGCTTGCACGGCCCGCGAATACAGCGCGGCCTGCACGGTGTCGTAGAAAGTGGCGCAGGCGAACCGGCACGAGATCGCGAGGCACTTGTGATCGAGTTCGCGGCGGATCGAGATGGCTTCATAGAGAGAGGTCATGGGTCTACTGTCGCAGGAGTCTCGCGCGCTGCCCTGATAGACGACGCCACGCAGATTGCCGACTCTTCGGGAGTTCCGCGAAAGAACCACCACTGCCAGCCGGGTTCGATGCGCCCTCGGCCGCGCTTGCGTTGCAGCTTCTTGGCGTACTTGCTGTTACCGGACCGGTTGGGGTCGTCGGGTCTTTTTGATCTTGACATCTTGGACATGGTCAGCCTCCGGTGTTTCGGTTCGTTTGCTCCGCCCTGGCGCCGTCGTCGCCAGGCGGCACCGGAGCGAGAGAGATTGCAGCGCGCAGCCTCTCGGCCGCTTCCCGTTCGTCGGCCGTCCCGCATTCTTTCCTCGCGATCACATCTCTGGCCGCCACCTTGATCGCATCGGTCCGATCGCACGCGACCGCGCACCGCTGGACACCGCGAACCGTGTAGACGACCTGATAGGCGTCGCCACGCTGGAGCACGTCTAGGTCGTGGACGGCGGCGGAGAGGGCCGAGAGGAGAAGGTTGGCGCGGGTCATTTGGCCTCGGCAAACTTCCCAGCCTCTGAATCCCACCGATACGGCTTGCCGGCTTCGATCCCTCCCTCGCCGACATAGCCGACGGCGAGGCGGTAGCGACCGGCTGCGTCTTCCCACCAGCGGACGACGATCGTGCCGCTGTCGCCCGCGGTGGCCGTGCCGCTGTCGCCCGCGGTGGCCGTGCCTCTGTAGCCCGCGGTGGCCGTGCCGTAGGAGCCCGCGGTGGCCGTGCCGTAGGAGCCCGCGGTGGCCGTGCCGCTGTCGCCCGCGGTGGCCGTGCCGCAGGAGCCCGCGGTGGCCGTGCCGTAGGAGCCCGCGGTGGCCATGCCGCTGTCGCCCGCGGTGGCCGTGCCGCTGTCGCCCGCGGTGGCCGCGCCGCAGGAGCCCGCGGTGGCCGTGCCGTAGGAGCCCGCGGTGGCCATGCCGCTGTCGCCCGCGGTGGCCGTGCCGCTGTCGCCCGCGGTGGCCGTGCCGTAGGAGCCCGCGGTGGCCGTGCCGCTGTCGCCCGCGGTGGCCGTGCCGCTGTCGCCCGCGGTGGCCGTGGCTC